ATAGCCATTGATCTTCCATTTGTGACCGGTTATATCCAATGCCATATCGTGTTGGAATTTACCGCCATTATGGAAGAGCTTTATCAATTTCCAAAGTCTCTCAGCTTCAGCTCGTTCTATCTTGATATTCTTGCTAGTCTCAATTATGCCATTCTTAATGCGAAGCCATACGTTAGGCTGGTCATCCTCCAAATAATAATGTGAATATAATTCCAGAATCTTGCCAGACTTCCACATCTCGATCTGTTCTTCAAATTTTTTCTTGCGATCTTCTTTTTCTTTTCTTCTTTTTTCAAAAATTAAAGCCTCTTTTTTCGCCTGACTGTCTTCCCATCTCTGACATCTGGCCACATACTCAGCCCACGTTCCTTCACCACAAATCTCATCTACTATCACATTGGTCGTTCCTAAAGTTTCTAACGCTTGATGATTTAGCAATACCTCAAACACACGCTTTAACTCATGGACATATTCACTTTTAATCTTATCCGATTCATAAGATAACTCATGTTTAGTTCCGATCCAGGTGTTTGCGCTCTTTTTAAGAAGGCTCTTGGGAGTACCCATATTAAAGAACTCAATATAATCCATTAGACTTCTAAATACTCCCCAAACATCCCTATAAGACAGACTTGTTCTAACCTTCTTGTATTTCTCGATAACCTCTTTGATAAGCTCCAATCGACTGGTGATAAAAGCCATGCTGCCATCATCAGACATATTATATCCAACAGAAAATACCTTTGAACCAGTTGGTATTGCACTACGAACACAACGTTGATGTTTACAGGTAGAAGAAGAATAATACTTATCGTTAACCAAATACGCCTTTTCCCCACGCTTATTCCTTACGATTCTTCCAACCTCAAAATGATAACCATAAGAATAAATACTTCTACCTTCAAAGAAAAGATTACTACCTTTTCCGGATTCTTTCTTTTCATTTGCCCATAAGTGAGCGACCATAGAGTTGTTCATATCAATATTTTTTTGTTATACAACTACAGATTAATAATACGATATACGTTCATTACATCCGACATCTTGAATTTATCAACATCCGTATTCTTAACATCATATGTATATGAGTCAAATAAATTACTTACCGCGTTCAACCAATCATCATCTGTCGGTTCTTCTACCTCATCCATACAATCATACACATCCCAGTAATTCATGAGGATACCGTTGTACGCTATTTTCGGATCAGCGTATTCTCCTCTTGACATAAAGCAGATGTTTTTGCCGGCCTCGTTGCCGGCAACTATCTTTTTGTAATCTTCTATAATCTTATTCATTTTTCTGATAGTGATTATGTGTAGACTAAAAATTACTTTAACTCAAATTTAATTCCTTCCGGGAGTTGGGAGCGATCCACGTTATTCACGAAATCATCAAACTCTTCTTGTGTGATCTTTTCCCCATAATCACGCCAGTTGAAAGATAAAGTGTTCGTGTGATTATAATATATCACATTATCGGTTGACAATCCATAATCAAACACACAGAGCATTATCTTTTTATCTGTTTCCGCTTTCCTGATTACCTTATCGTATCGCTCACAAATTTCAGTACGCTTTTTCAACATCTTTGCCTTATGAGCTTCCTCCCTACGTTTTTCGATATTTTCTGCGGAATAATACCCGGCTTTAATACGCTCTTCAATAAGCAAACGTTCCTCGTCCGTTAGTGTCAGGGTAAATCTTTCTTCTTCTGGCTTATATGGATTAACCCATTTCTTTCCACACAGGTCTTCAAGTTCCGCAATAAGCTCGCCTGATTCACGTTTCCATCTATCCACAATCCCCAGATTGAAAAGCAGATACTTGAAATACATCTTATCATCCACCGCTTCAGATAATTTGGAATATTCCTTGTCTGATATACGTAAATATTCAATAGCCACAGACTTATCGCTATTCTTTATGTGATACATGCCATTTTCCACCGGATACATAGGAGCACCATAATGATTACAACAATGTAATGGTATAAACTTCGCCAATTCCGGACAATGTTTCGCAATCTCATCGTGGCAGCAGCCTCCCATATACTCTTCATATATCCCATATTCGTTTTTCCAACGAATGTCAGCGGTTATACTCCAATCACACATATTGTTATGACAATCATCATCTAACGATATCGTGACTGTTATTCTGTATTCCCTTTTGTTTTCTGTAAAGAATTTTGTACTTAAAAAAGTTAGTTTATTTGCAGTTTTCATATTTTTATGTTTAATCGTTTAACTTATGAAAAATAAAATCGGCACAATTTCCCGGAAGTGTTCCTGCATCATTATATTGATAGAACCCTTCTGTTTCCCAATCCACATCTACCGGATAGCCATCTGCGATGTTCAAGAAGTTTTTTATTTCTTGACATTCTTCTTTACATAATCCAGTATAGTCATCATTTATCAGAGCGCAAGCCCAATAAACTGGAAGCCTGTATCTTATTACCTCTATATTCATAATCTCATCAATTTACAAATTATCAATACTAAAAAAACTCCAACAATCTATTACAATAAACTCTCCTACTCCATATTCCACAAGTGACTTAAGTGATTCTATCCCATTACAGTAATAGAAAACATTATCATTATCATCATCATTGATGCTTAATGATAATTTTATTGTCGTTCTTTGATCATCCCCTGTGTCTTTCCATACGATCTGACATTCTACGTATTCAGGTTCTTTCCCATTCTTTTTAACGAACTTGAAAAACATAGAATCAATATCTTTCTTGACTCTATCTACATCCGTTATCACTACCTCTTCCTTGCAATCCCCACAATTAGCATGCATAAAAGATTCATCAAGATAATCTATTATTTTCCCGGTGTTTGGATTTACGATCGCTTCACAAGCAATATTTGTTCCGCCACACCTTGTACATATTGCTTTCATACTATTTCATTTAATGGTTCAACATACACATCCCCATTCTCATAATAAAGTTGATCTTCGTACTGATTATGATGAAGCTCTTCACGTATAGCGTCTTCGTTATCAACCCAATATTCATATTCTTTATGCCATAACATGAAGAAATTATCATAACATTGTCTCATCAGATCCTCTAAAGAAAAACCCTCCGGATAAGTACACCATGCATTGTAATAATCAATTATAGGTTTCAGGAGATAATAATCATAACACATCCCTGTTAATGGACAATTGTCTTCGTATCCCAATATTACCCGACTGCGTCTGCACTTGTAATTATATTTCCCATCTATATATTTGCCTATAGAATAATATTTACCTTTCGTGATATGTGGCATAATGTTGTTATTGATATACCTGAACAATAATTTACCGCATAGATTCTTAGGGAATATATCACGATTATAATCTGTAGGATGTTCATAAATAGGATCATTGTATTTAAACTCATAACTAAAATCATATCTCTCGTATCCAACTTCCCAATTATAAACCCTAGTATCTGTCATATCCTCAAAGGCTTTCATCGACTCTTGATATTCTATACTATAAGCATCCATACATTGCTCCATTACATTCCAGCGCTCACGCTCTATGATCTTTTCTTGTGAATCTTTTGACAGCTCATCAAATTCACACAGTTTTAATACAATCTCTTTCATAATTCCTCCTCTTTTAATATAACTAGATCCCTAATGTCAATCGAATGACATACGTACCTCCCAATCTATGTTCACGTTTAGAGATATGATTGTAGTTATTCTCACGAACCACTACAATCCCGATCCAAGTATTACTCATCCTTTATCTTTACGAATGGGTTTTCTACATAAAACTCCACTACATCCTTAGATTTTATAGATGTCACTATACCGGTGGTATCCACAAATCCATCCGTTTCATCCATTGTCAAATCTTCTATTTTATCTCCCGGCAGAAAACAAAGATTATAGTCTTGATCAATATACATAATCATCTTTAACCTAACCATGTCATCAATGATGCCTTTCATTCTCTCCACAACATCCAATTGATCATCACTAAGCATTAATCTACTTTTTGATGATTTCACTAACCTTATGTCTCCATTCTTGTCAACTACAGTTAAGTCATTGAATTTATACACATCTTCACATGTTCTGTAATATGTTTCCTTACAATAAATTTTTCCTTTATTATCTATTTCAACATCAAAATATTCCAACTCTCCCTTGACAGCTCTTCCGTTTTTGTATTTCCACACATCACCTATTGGAGCGAATCCATATAATGACTTAAAACATCATATATTGATAGTTTTGTCTTAGGGATGCTCTTGCCCTTTTTAAAACATTCTTCGGACGAATAAAATAATTTCCCATCTAATGTCTTCTCAGTCCTACATCCTCCCCATGTTCCTACATATCTAACTACTCCATATGTAAAACTGATCAAGATCTTATCAATCTCAAACCACTTTAATTTTCCTGACATATCGTCAAAAAGATATCCACTCTCTAGATAAATCGATAAATACTTTTTCATTTCCATAACAATTTATTTTTTTTTAAATTAAACAACATCATTTGCCTTGATCACTAGCAGTCTCAATATTATGAACAAGCTCATATAGATCATAATCACTACACTCTGCTAAACATAAAGAGAAGACGTTCCTGTCGTTAATCATAAAATAGTTATCTTCTAATATGAAGATAGATTTTCCTACCTCTAAAAAACAGTCCCATAACTCATTACCTCTTTTATTACCAAACACTTTCTGGAAAGTATGACGATCTGCCTTATTCTCGAATTTGCGCATTCGTCTAATCCACTCATATCCGTGTCTCACTAAATCCAATCCATTGACCTCCTCGAAGCTCCCGTTTTTCTCAATCCATTTATTTACATCTATCAACATACTCCCTTATAATATTACATTAAACAACTCGTTTAACCTATCTATCTCACTTAGGTATTCACCTTCTTCATCAAACTTAATTTGAGTCCCATTATCCAAACCAAAGGACAGGGTGAAGGATATAACCCAACCCGATCCGTCCACGGCCTCCCCCTTGGGCGTCCATGACATCACATGTTTCTTGGATATCCACCATCTCCCTATCTGAACGAAATCAGGATAGTTGTCCATTAAATATACCATCTGACTAGCCATCTTATTAACATCATCAAAAGGCACTATATGATACTTGTTTCTTATCCTGACCTTCAAGAAGGGGTTATCCATATTATATGCCGCAAATGCTGATATCACGGAACTAGGATATCTAACTCCTTTTATTATCACCCATTTCATATATCACCCCCTTTTTATATAACATAAATTCATTGGATAAAATTTATCCGCGCTCTCTTTCCCGTCTCCTCGAAAGTTAGCCAGCCCGCATGTCAGGATGCTCACAAGGTTATCCACCACCTCCAACTCGCTCGATTTGAACCACGCCAACTGACTGTAAGTTTCACCTATCCATATTATACTCATACTCCCGTCCCGACTGACCTCCTTGACCAGCCCTATATGGTTTTTAGTGTCCTTAATCACATTTAATTCGTCAATATTTGTAAGCCGAACAAAATCCATCGGCCGTATCACTTTATTCTCGTCCATGTCTTTATCCTCCTATATTCTTTTTATTCTCTCAATTTACGCTTAACCTCTTTAACATATTTAGTAGAATGTAGTCCCCTATGCAATCTTATAGCCCGATCTATATCCTTGTTCGGATTATGATGAGATTGATATATCTCGAACATTTCCCTAGCCTTGATAGGATTTGTTCTATCATCGTATCTATACCGCTTTTTCTCCCGTTTAAGACACAATATCCTATTAACCTCATCTACATACACCTTTTTCATCTGCCACCTCCCTAACGCCCCTGAAGTTGCGTTGTACGCCCGATCGTCATCCCTTGACTCCACGAAAGATAGGGCGGCCGCCAGCTTATCCCATACCCGTGCCTCGACCACTGCCGGCTTCGGGGCGAGGGGCATGCCTCCGTTCCCTTTTGGTGGTGTCAATATTATCATCGTCATCACAAGTAAGTATCTTATCACGTTCCCTTGTTTTTATAAAACTCCTCCCCGAATTTCACATTATCCACATAATCTTCCATACACTCATGAACAATTATATGAATATCCCCCTCCGTGTATGTTACCTCGGACATTAACCTCTCATTGGTCATCCACCAAGAATAACTATCAATATGCCGTATCTCAAATCCATGATCATGCAACGCATACATAACATTATATCTTAAATCCCTGTCCATCATCATACACTCGTACACGATATAGCCATTGATACTTTCATGAGACCTACCGAACGTATAAACGTACCTACCCATCAACTTATACAACTCCCTTGCCATAGGATTCGGGATCGCCTCATCCATATCAAAATCCCCATCTGGATCAATAACCCACTCTACATCCCGCTCATCAATACAAGCCCTAGGCATTCCTATTGTCTGTACATAAAGACGTGATCGGTGATCCTCGCTTAACACCGTCCCGATATACTTTTCCCCTTTGGCATATCCTATATTATGGTTGCCGGTTATATTAAATACAATTTCAGCTCCTATCTTAATTTCATCCATATTCAAGATGTTTGTATCATTTGTTATCTTTTTTATACAAAAAGAGGATATAATGGCATAATATTATGATATCAAGACACGAATGCGTTATCTATCATATTATCATACATATCCTCTATACAACGTCATTTATGGCATTATATCGTATATGATGCCGCAGGCCATAAATACATCTAATTAACCCTTTTTTAAGGGCTTATTGCCATTTAGGTAACTAGCTATGCCTAATATTTTCGAAATAAGGGCTTTTTTAGCCTTATACTCATCGTTTATCCCTATTATCGCATATCTGTATACCGCCCCATCCTTCGACACCTCCACGCCCACGTATTTAGGCGCAACGGAATCCCTATGTAATACGATAAACGGGCTTTTGCCGTCTAGCTCATTTATCAACTGATTAAACTGTCGCCTCGTCATCTGATAGTGATATTATTTCTATGTTGTAAATACGATCTCTTTTTACCCTTATCTTCTCGCATAGCTCATCGAAGCACTTATCTTCTTCTAACTTATCAACATAATATGATACACTTGATTTAGAGCTTCCTTGAAGATATATATTCCCTCTTATATTCTTTGAGAAAAAATTAGGCAAGACCATCTTTTGTCTCTTATCTTTATTATCCATGTAAGATATAACAACAACCCACAACTCTGGCTCCCGTTCTTTTACCGATAACATAAGATCAAGACTCGATTGACTATTGATATTCCTCCTGCCAGTTTCGTTATAACGTAGAATAATATAATCATCCGCGTTATCATTCTCAACCATCACGACTATAGGGCGATCGCCCTTCCCATTATCACATAATACTCTTGCCTCTTTCCCGTTGCGGAGATATACCTTATCATAATCTCCGTTTTTGTATATCTCAAAATCAAACTCTATCACCATATCATTTCCTCCTATTGATATATTGTTGTGTACGACCTTCTTTTATTTTTTCGAAATAAAACTTATTCCCATATAACCGAGTGAAGCAGATGTTATACCCGAAATGTTCCGCGCGTCTGATCTGTGCGTAACCTCTACTGATGTCATTATTATCAATCAGCGTAACAAAACAATGTGATCCTACCTCTGTGTTTAAAACCAGATTTTCCCAATCTTTTACCTCCATATTAAATCTCCTTAAATAATTTTTTGTTATGATTATCGCTATTATACCATTTATCAATATTATCGTACTGCTTTGGATAAACCCCATAAGACCTACACCACCTAGGTAACGGCCCGTTCAGCACGTCTAACGCCGTCTCAAGGTCAAACGTAGCTTCCTCCTTGACACGACATCCCGATCCACTTCCACGGCTCGGTATATAGGCTCTACTATATGCTACGCTCATCCCATATTCCACACGACTCAGATACCCGATGTTAGGCGAATCAGGGAAGGCGTAATACAACATTATATAATCACCCTTACTCCAACTTCTATTATAAGTATCATCCTGCCACGCAAAAACCCTGCAACCGGCTTCTTTCAGTTCCGCTGCCGCTCTTTTTAAAACATTGTCCATATTATCTATATTTAATTAAGTTGTGCCAAGGCGCCGGGAACCGACCCCGGACCATATCCGCACACGTACGATCATGATATATCCTTCCGCCCCGCCAAGGTTTGGTTCAACATTAACAAACTTTCATATCCTCACACATCTTAAAAAAGACCTCTCTTATGATCTTCTTGTATAAGATGTATATCTCATCATCATCCTCATCAAACTCCACTCCCCATGAACGTAATAAATATCTAATATCACAATCCGCTATATGAATCCTGAATATAGACGGAACGCTCATTATGTAATCCTCAAAAGCCTTCTTAATTCCATCCCTTTTGATATGTTCTTTATACTCATTCTTGAACACACTAAGCATAAAAGACATATATTCCCTATCGTATTTAAACTGCTTACCATAATTATCTGTATCTATATGATCCAGTATATATATCTCTATAGCGTCTCTATCGTATTTTGACATACTCCTTCCTCCTCCTTTTGATATTTTATAACCTTTTTCTCCCCATACGCTTTCGCTAACTGGATAAGTTGACCGGTAAATACCTTGGTACGGTGTTTTACGATCTTATCCACCAACTCCGGGCATCTGGTTCTCCATCTATAATTAACCTCGCCCTTAGCTTTCTTCTTGTAATACCTGTAGAATGTTACGGCTACTACCACTTCTCCATTCTGCTCGAAAGCAACCAAATCGTAATTGTTGTAAACTATTTCATTCATGTTGTTGTTACCCATTTTATGTATCTAATCACTTCTTTAGGCAAAGACATTATATCCTTCACCCTTCTACCTAAGTTGTACATACCTCCCTTATGAGGATAATAGTCCCCTACATACATCCCTATTCCTTGCGGATGCGACGGGTTTTCGTTACAAGTGAACATCGGATAAAATAAGATTCCTCTTGAATCTTTATTCCTGTCACTTACGCATACAATAGTATATCTATCAGCGACCTTCTCGCCGAAATCATATACCCTTACCTTTCTTTTTACCCCATCATTGTTCTCTATGATATTATTCATGATGTTATTTATATTAATTAATTTTCTTTCCATCAGCGGTATATGTGCCATACCATCCCCTATCCATATTTACCACCTCAATATGATGTATATGATAACAACCATTAGCTATTCTACCGCAATTGGCTATCACCATAGCTATATTCCTATACCCAGAATCAATGAAAACACGAGCCAACCTACACCCGTTAAATATAGATACCTTGATATCGTCTTTCTCTTTTATAATCCTTCTCATATCATATCCTCCTATCAAACTAATCTATCCTTTTACCATAATTAGTATATGACCCACACCATCCACGAGCCTCATTCGACACCCTAATATGATCAATGGGCTTATCCCCGACCATATTATTGGCGTACGATATTACATCCGACATACTTCTGAATCCGGAATCCTTAATGGATTTTATAAGCGTCCTATCATACCCGAATACCAATATCTTCACAATATCTCTTTCTTTCACAGTCCTTCTCGCCCTCATAACATTCTAGCCATAAAATAAACAAACATAAAATCCACCTTATCATAATCCACCCTATGACCGGTTATCTCGAATATAACCCTACGCTTTTCTACAGCCTGTATATTATCTAACTGAATAGCTATGTAAGGATATTTCATAACTTTCTCTCTATTGATATTATTCAAAATAGCGTTGACATCTTGTCTGCGAAAATACATATTTACCCCTATGTATGTGGCAACCAAAAGACATTCGTCTATTATCCCATCAGTATCGAATAACAATAACATATCATCCTTCTCGACAGTATATTCCATATCAAGAATCTTGATACGTTTGCTTCCGTCCTTCTTATCAGCTATAAGAATCTCTATTATATCCTTATCGGTCGTAAGGATATAATACGCCTCATCCTTTGTAATATTATCACGAAGGTAAGATAGCGCTTCATCTTGTAATCTTAGTAGTTCTATTTCGTCCATATTTATTCCTATTGTTGCCAATGGAAAAGGGACGGCGCTGACGACAAGGCCTGTCCAGCCTCCCCTCAGCCGCCCGTTTCCCTTGGTTCCCTCCGCATCACTCCCACACCAACAGACAATATCTACCACCAATAACACCCTACCCACCATCGCTCGCAACCGCTTTGCGTTTCCACTTAACGGTAAAGTATTACCCCTGTTTAGAAAGGAATCCTATTGATTGAAGATACTCCCATTGATTGGAAGGTATTTCTTTTGTTGATTGAAGGGGTTTTCTTTGTTTCCTTGGTTTCCCTTGGTTTTTCCTTGGTTTCCCTTGTTTGGAGGTGCACCCTCCCGCAAAACAAATCAACCCCACCAACTCCCAGCACAAAAACCGAGACCTTCCTCCAGATTGTTCCACGTGGAACGCCCGATTAGTCTAGGATATCGAGATCCTTGTTCTTGATTGCCTTATATACTTGCCTAATACAATATATTGATAATAAAACCAATAAAGAAACTATGATTATAGGCGGGGCGTCGCCCGTAGCTATAACATACCGCCCCAACTCAAACGCCATATACCAACAAAACAAGGTAAGCGCCAAATATATCAATATTTCCATAAAAAAATATACAATAAGTAACCGCGACTTTAAAATTGAACACAAATAACATAATTAATTGAGTATCAATAAAATAATATATATCAACCCCTAGAGCTACCTCTAAAGGAAGACAAGCCTATATATAGATAAAAAATATACAATAAGTACCGCCTATTATATACCTTTTAGGATCGATTCAAGCGCAAAACCATACATAAGGGCACAATATACCCGTCCGCATGGATATATATGTATACAAAATGATGCTAAATAAAGCATTTTACTTACACATTTTCGATCAAGGCTTAAAATTTGCCGCCTCAACACTTTTATGTGTAAGCAAAATATATACATATGCTATCATTTTGTAAAATATAGGCACAAAAAATTCCTTTCGTCCTATATCACTATAGTACGAAAGGGCACAAACTTTAAAATCAAATAAAAACAAACGATCTATTGCCGCAGTTTGTTTGCCATGTAACTAACACGTTTCCGCCTACATTTATCAGATTCCCTACTACAATCTAATTTATTAGACTTGTATAGCTCTTTGGTAAGCTCAACGTAGAACTCAATTTGAGACTTTCTTGCAGCGTTTAAAGCCTTTTCCTTTTTAAGTGCTAGCTTTCTATTCAGATTGTCAAATTTTCTCCTATACATAATTTATTTGTTTTAAATGACACCAATAAGAAACGGGAGGTCTGGGACGACACGGCCGCCGTTATCAATACATCCAGCCGGACACACCACTCCCTCCATATTTCCTTTAGATTTGTCCCTTTGCCCCGAACGAACGAAGCCAAATACGTACATACGCCATCCGTGATACGTACCGACAAGGCGTACCTCGTCCGTCAATTTAACCGCACGAAATACCCTCGTAAGGGTTGTTATTTACTATCCGTACACATGTTAGGTATTTAAGCAACCCTAACATACGTCGTATTGATACATTAGCACGGAAATAACACCGTAATACACTCAATGCGTGTTACTCTCACAACGCACTAACATACGCCCTATATATGCGTATATACACCAATATACCCCGTGTTTTACACGGCCTACTAGGTTGACCTAGCGTACTTACCAAATTGATATAAACCAAAAGATAATAGTACTAGTCTAGACCAGACTAGTACTTAAACCACATTGTTAAGCGGCGGCCTATCTACTGCAAGCTCTCGGAACCCTAACGACCAGCAATATGTTTATATCAAAATATCAAAGATAGCACCTATTTAGTCTAAATCAGTGGCGCGACGAGAACGCATAGGTATGCCACCATAACGCCCCCTATGTAATTAAATAGGGAGCAAATCGTTTTATTGAACATTTTTAGGGTGCGTTAAATAGTAGGTAACGCACTTTGCAATGAGATTAAACGTATAACGTTTGATAGGAACGGCGCACTTTACAATACGTTTGTCAATGCCGTTAAACGTTTCGTAATATATACCAAAATCAAACTCTATAGGCTCATTGTATCCAAAACGTTTATGGGAAGAGCCTAGTATTGCTATATCCTCTATTTCGTTCATTTTAAGCTTTTTGTTTTTATCCTGATCATTTTTATCATAGTATTCACGTTCTACTTCTTTGTATGCGCAAAACGTGTTATTTACGCATGGTAATATATCCTTACAAAGTTGTATGACAACTTCTTTGTCTTTAGCTAAATTGACCAAAGCGGGGACGATTGATTTATCTACTTTAATCTCATTTTCTTTTAAGATTTCATTAATCTCTTTTCCGGATTTAAAGAGCTGACACCATGCTTTAACCGCACCTGTTAATGTTTTCTCACTTGCTTTTTTTACCTCGTTTTGTACTTTGTTAAGATCTTTACTTGTCATTAGATTTGCCCTTGCCCTAGGGACTTGTATAGGCATCTAGCACGCCTCGTTTGTTAATATTGTTATCTCACATTGCAAATATAATACATGTTTTATTGTCCAACAAATATTTTGCAATAAAAATTCGACGATTATATGTAATAAATCTAATAAAATGTAAACGTATATTAAAATATTGATTTATATTATTGACAATCAACAAGTTAAACCAAAAATAAGCATTCTTTTTTTCGGCTCGTTGATCGTTTGCCGTTCCTGTCTCCCCGCCTTTGTTAGCGGGGGGGGCGGGGCCAAAAACGGCAGCCCGGCCGGGCCGATTTCGGGGAGGTGGTCCGTCCCGCATATCCCCCTCCCATCATACCCCACCCCATCTCTCCAATAACGTCCCGCATATCATCCTCCCCGAATATCCCTCATACTTCCTCACAACCATATCACCTTCCATCTCATTTAATTTGTTATATTTGCGATATAATTAAAACATAATATATTATGAATAAAGAAGTTAAATACATGATGGGGGGGGGGTATTTATATCCTTCGTAAAAATTTATTCTTATGATAAGGAGGAGATTTTATTCAAGTTATAAATCCCCTGTTGATAATGGCGTTTATGCCGTTAAACAGGATGGTAGATTAATACCTTTGTCAAAGGCGGATTATCAATGTATATCCGTAGCTATTGTACATGATGATCATAAGATCATGATTGAGAAGAATGAAGATTCTAATCAAAGCTACAAAACAGCCACGTCCGGTTTGCCCGATTCTTCTAACAAGACTTACTCTTTTTATTGGGGTGAATATGGTACGGATCAGACCGGCATTACAAATTATGACAAAGTAGACGGGAGCAATGATTTTGGTTTCCTGAAACCTGAGCAAGATTCATACAAAGGTACTCCATATCTTCCGGATGATGTTAGCTCCTGGACGAATGGGGCTTTATCTGATTGGGATGGGAAAGCGAATTCCAATGTATTAAAAGGGGTGACTACCGGTGGCGGTTCTTATACTTCCTATGCGACAGCCGGTCATGTACTTAATACGTTCTTAGCTAGTGCTGACGCTAAGGGATATGATGATTGGTATATCCCATCATGTGGTCAGCTTTCATTGATATATATGTACTTGATTAGCGTCAATAACGCGTTATTGGCTATTGGTGGACAGCCGTTAGATACCAGATATTATTGGTCTAGTTCAGAGCATAGCTCCAACTCCGGATGGATCGTACTATTCAACAATGGGCGCACATTCACCCGATACAAGCGCCTAACCTCTTCTGTTCGATTTGTACGTGACATCGAGTGATCATACACCCTACTGACCCAATAGAACGGGGCTGGCTCCCATCCCTTATAGCCTTCCCGGCGGGTATGACGCCAGCCCCCTTCCTTGGTATCTTCCCTCCCCCATCTAATATAATTTATTATATTTGTACGTAACTTAAATTATTTAATCATGTATCAATATATTACAGATAACTTCGTGGGGGGGGGTATTTTAACCCTCAGATAAGGAGGGGGTATGTTTAGGCGCAGGACTTCTTCTTCCGGTAAGATCCACTACCGTATTAATATAGACAAGAGCATGTGTCCTAATCCTGTAGATATATATATTGATGGAGATACATATCAATCTGATTTTAACGGATCTTATCTTGATATATATCGCAATAAGAAGATAGAAGTTATAAGAATAGGTGGACAGATAGTTTCAAAGGATCAACAATATGAGTACAACATTTTATTAGGCACGACTGGAGGTGTTTCAAAAGGGACTCTCACGTATCTATATAATTCTGGTATGCATTGTGATTTAGCTGATACCGAGTTATACGGGGATAGGATAACTAAATTTACTCCTATAACGGAGATAACCGATCCTGAGGAGATCATCAATTTCACTTACATGCCTGAATTTTATAATCAGATTACAAGTAACAATCGTATAACTTGGCAAGGTCATCTTATAACAAGTGATCATTGTATAACAGCCAATGCCTGTGAGGGATGCCAATCTGTTGCCGTTGGAACTGACATTTACAATAACACCTATAATGTAAATATAGTAATTGTAGTACCATCATGATATCTTATGAGGAGGATTTAGTACCAAAGGGAGGTAGGCCTCCCTTCATCCCTCCGGGCCTACCCATCGGGGCTTCCGCCGGCTACTTCCCTTGGTATATATCTTTATTATGGAATAATAGATAGGTAGTGGCACGACCACCACCTTAATATCGTATGATCAAGTATCCGGCACGAATTTATCCAAGTCAAAGTTCTTAGCATAATTCCAGATCCTTACATACCTAAACATTCCCGGGAGCCCCATGTTATATGCTGATGGATATCCTCCTATATTAAAATAATATGTTTGATAGTTTCGTGTATACATCACATTAGTCGCATCCTCATAATTCAGTACTCCTCCAATATATTCCCTTAAATACCCATTTCTCCACGACGCCATTACATGTACCCATTGATATGCTGGTATATCTACAGATCGTCCTTTGGTATAAAAAAGTTTAGTCCCAAATGATGAGACATTAACACCTATACATAAATAGTCTTGTGTAGTAGATTGGGTTCCATATGGAGCGAATAGATAATATCTTCCTTCCTGTTGTGTATTTAAATAGAGCAACGCTTCTATGGATATTTCGTTATCTGGTTGAGGGCATGGTAATATATTCGAGTCATTATCAAATTTGATATAGGAATTGTAGGCTCCTACTCTTCCCATGGAAAATACATATTTACCATTATATTTATCAATATCCATATACATAGATTCATCCACATTCATATTATATTTTGACAGATCTTTTATCCATGGAGCTTCCACGTAAAAATAAGCGTCATTCACGTTACCGGACGGCGGAAATGGCATTTGACTTAACATTCTTCTTCTTAACATAATCTATTGTTTTTATGGAGGACGGGAAATACCCCCCCCCATTGAGTTAATTTTATTTAATATCATATTATTATGCATTTTGTACATACAAATATATGATTTATTCTCAGATCATGTCGCTGAATCCAAGGGAACGGGCTGGCTCCCATCCTTCCGGGCATCCCCCGTCCTCCCTCCGCCTCCCGTTATTTTTGGCTTCCTTCTGGTTTTATCCTCAAAATTTCATATCTTTGGGACAAAACTATAATTATGTTTAGATACATATTTCATAAGCTTAAGATCTTCTTCTGCGACGACGACGTTGAGAAGATATATGTAAGGGACAGTACGGTTATCCGCAACAACGAGATCCATAGGATGTATGACGAGATACTGGACGAGCTAGGTGATTTGGCTACTGTCGTGTCAAGGAACTACGTATATGGCAAGATAAAGGACAGGACTGGATTAAGCATCCGTCATATCAGTAGGATAATAAACCATACTAAAGTTGAGGAGATATGATTAAGGACGTAATGGAGAGGGATATGATAAATGAGATATCCACGTTGTTCGTGATGATATTCATGTCCGGGTTGATGTTTGTCATGCCGATGTTAGATATAGAGTGCGATGATATTGCTATCATAATAGGATCAGGAATAATACTATCTTTTATACTAACCATAATACCGATCTTGCTTTCTTATGATATAAGGGATGAGATCATTGAGTTGATTGAGGATCTGGATAACCAGATAGTGGTAGACACATCGGTATATAAAACGGATCTGCCCTAGGAATTACCTAGGGCAGGTGGTATGCTATTTTCTTTTAACATACTTATCTATCAGATCTATTGATAGTTTAGCGCCCAGTTCTTCCTCCAACAGGTTAAGGTAGTTCCGGTGCAGGCATCCGCCCCTCTCCACCTCCCTAAAGCCGGCCCCGTCCCGGATCCTGACCAGCCCTTTCCTTGGATCCATGTCGATCAGATCCCGAAGCTCGTTCATGTTCTTGAACCGGTTCTCTATTATCTTAAATACATCGATCTTAGGTTTCTTATCCTTGATCTTTATCTTAACCCTTCCGCTCATGATCACCTCCCCGTGCTTCCGAATCCACCATCGCCTCTATCGGTATATCCGAGGTCATCCAACGACTTCACCTGATCCCATACGATACGTTCCCTCCTACGGATAAGCAATTGAGCTACCTTGTCCCCAACCGAATAAGAAGGATCATCATAACAATCCACACGTCTACATACTACCATAATCTCGCCTCTATATCCTTCGTCAACGGTTCCCGGGGCGTTTTGGATAACAGACTTTGTTTTGGTGATGCTACTACGAGGGCGTATTTCCATCTCATAATCCTCCGGCAATGCTACATGTACACCGGTATGATATATGGTCCTGCCTCCGTCAAGTTCTACATCCTTGACGAACAGATCCATGCAAGCGTCCTCCTTATGGGCGTACTTAGGCAATATCGCTCCTTCTTCCAGCCATATCTTGACCTTACAAGTATCTATATCTTCAAGTAATGATTTTACCTCATTATAACTCATTGGTTGTTCTGACGCCAATGAAATGGCTCTTGCCAATACATTTTTAATCTTACTCATCGTATCTTGTTTTTAAATTCCTTTCCTTTCGGACATTGTAATTTACATTCCTCGCCACAAGCGGAACAGTTGGGTCTCATTCCGGGCACCCCTCTTCCCCCGTACGGCCAGTAGGCATAATCGCAGACGCTCCAGAACGCCTCCATCGCCTTGATCTTGGCATCGACGGTTATCTTCTCCTTCACCTTTTTCATGCTTTTCCTGAACTCGTCTTTCATATCCTTCCCTTCTATCTGTCTGGCCTTACGTCTCTCATTCCACCAATTATAGTAGAATTTATCTGCCATCTTATAAGCTTCTGGGTCAAATTTATCACGGTGCAGGATAGGGGCATCCTTGACCTTTCTCAAATTCCTGCCACAAACATAAGCAAGCCCGGCGTACGGAGGTATGTCCTTAGGATCAACCAACCCATCTGGCACGCAGTAGTAGAAGTAATTTGGGCGACCGTACCTGACCCAGTCCCCGGTCTCGTATAGGGCTTGCTTCCGGGCCTCGAACCAGCCTTGCATTACTTGGTGCTTACCCTCTTTCTCGAAATCCTTGTTATAGTCAGCCAACGAGATCTTCACCTCAACCTCATAAGCGTACATGGATCTGGTTATAGCCAGATAATCGGACTCCCAGTTATAGACATATAAGTTGTTTATAATCCATCTAGGAGATACCAAGAACTGTCTGTTAAGGATATCCAATATCCCTCTTTCAGTGTATTCAGTACCTTTATTTGATTGCCGTGTTCCCATCTCCTGTCAGAGGATTATTCCTATATCCTACCGCCATTATAGCATTACCTATCAACATCCTCAACTTATCCATATCTTTATCATGGAACGAGAAACTGGTTAAGGTATATGACTTAGTAGCCTTCTCACAAGACCTTATCATCAACATAGCCACATATTCCCCCATCATCTTTCCGTTCATAATATCAAGATCGATTATACCGTGATCTATTAGATCAACCACATCCCATCCTGCTGGTAGATACTTTTTTATTTGATTAATATCCATCCCAAATAGTTATTATAAATAGGAGGGTCGTGCTACCCTCCTATAGATTACACACGAAAAATAGAACTGAAAGCGATCCCAAGCACGTAGGATTTTATTGATTCCCGTAGGCTGTCTACCGGTTATCGTTAATTACCGACCTACGGGAATATGTTAAAAAACACCATGTACCCCAACCACGACTCGAACGTGGATCCCATCTTTAGGAGAGATGTGCTACTTTTCCTCTTGAGCTATTGGGGCATATACCCTGATCCTCACGGACAAGGGTATCAAACAAAATCTAAACTCTAAATCTAATGACAAAACTCTATGCTAGTTTTTCCCCAAAAAAATAGCGTGGACCCGGCCGGGCTTGAACCGACAACCTTCTGGTTATGAGCCAGATGATCCAACCAATTGATCTACGGGTCCTAAATAACCACATCGGCTTTCACAAGAGGATGTGGATCGGAATTTCTCGAAAATTATATAGTAATATCATGAAACTATTGTCCAACATTCTAGCATATAGCACCAATCCTCGAACGGGAACGTCTCCACGCCAGACCTACCCCATCCCGTCCCCCAACTGTTCTGTAGGACGAAGCCGGCCTTGTCCCAGCCGGTGAGGATAACGGCATGACCTCCCAAGTTCTGCCCTTGGCCTTGCCAGAATCGATTACCATAATTATAGCAATACAGACCTATAACCAAAGGCCCATTCAGCATCAAAGCTACCTTAGCCGATACCGGATCTATGATCCTAGCGTAACTGTTTATTTTCTCCCCATCTACGCCTACGTTCTTGATAGACTTGATAGCGTCACGAAGAACCATCCCGTCTTGATCCTTATCCTCTCTCAGATCATATATATCGTAGGGAGAGATCTTAGCCGGTCTTTTAATAGCCATTATACTCTTTCTCCAATTAAGTATCTCAGCCAAGCTTATTGCCGCGCAAATAGGGGAAGAACCTTGATCCACTACGCTATCAACGTTATTGACCTTATACTCATCAGGGACAGCCTCATGCTGCATATTCATAATAGCGTCCCTATCATCTGCTGGCGATGGTATGTAACCTAGTCCGTATTCCATTACTTATCTTTTTTTATGGTAATCAATTATCTTGATATTAAACGTATCGGATCTTTGCCTTACCTGTATAGACCCCCTAGCCTTCCCCTTGGCGTCGTACAGGGCGGTAAAGCCAAAGTTATCGACCCGGCCGTCGTCCAGCGTAAACCGCCACTCCTTCCATTGGCCCATCACGGTCCCGGAAGACACTATAGAATCCACTACATAAGATATGTCAGTAGTATCATATTCCGTATAATAGGTTCTTGACGTACTGCATCCGACAACCGCTAAGGTAAATAACGTTAACAAGAAAAACAAGATCTTATTCACTTTTCTTAGATTTTTTACGTTTCTTAGATTTCTTCTTATCCTCCGCCTTATTCTCGACATTTACGTCAATACCGGCATCAGCGACCTCAGGGGCGTTATTTTCAGGTATATCAATATGACCTGAGTTAGGATCCATCTTATCCTTATCAACAACAACCTCATTAGGAACATCGATGTCTAAAATCTCTGCCTCCAGATACTTGATACGATCTGACATAATTTTATTCTGGTCCTCAAGTTCCTTATATCTTCTTCTAGCCTCATCGAGTAATTTAGATGATAGTTTATGTTTCTTCTCGATATCCATATAAGCCCGTTTAAGAGTTTCTTTCTCTTTTACCGACTCATTATATAGCTCTCTTGATTTACTAAGCTCATTTCCCATCTTAACTATATGAGAATCCTTTGATTCTATATCTTTATTAATAGAATCAATGAGCGTATTAAGATAACTTACTTTCTCATTCAATTCAAATACCTTCGCAAGAGCATTTTTGTAATCTTCTCTTAATTTATTTGAATAGTTAATAGCCTCATCAAGATCCTGTTTTAGAGTATTTATATAGCTACTCTTTACTATCTTCAATCCGAACATCTTTATTGCTGTTATAAGTTTCACGAATATCGGCTTTTATCTTGCCGACTATAATTAACTCAGCTATATGTTTATCTTTCTCGACTATAGCCATATCTTTACGGACATTAGTGACCCTGATCATGATATTCCCGTTATTAGACGAGACGAACGGTGATCCTACCAAAGTAAGTCCCGTATCTCCGGTAAACGACGGCAGCATCATCAACACCCCTATGGTATTATCCGGAAACGACGCCCATACCCCTGTGTCTATATCAAGGACATCACCCTGTCCTAATGGGAAAGCATTACCCTGCTTGATAGGAATATCCTTACCCAACGAGTTCCATGCTTTCGAGAATCTTACGGAGTTAAGGAAGATCTTCCCCTCTTTCTCCATCATCCCTACCATAGGGTCGCAATTCAATCTAACCTCGTTTTGTTTATCATCCGGCTTCTCCTCAAGCTCATCAAGGTCTCTGGCTGATGTAAACGACTTGCTTTCCAGAAGCTTTTTAATATCCTCAATACTGGCCATTATAATTTGATTATTAAATAAACGATCTTCAATCCTAACTTCAAATCAGATGTCTTCTCGAACATCTCCCTAAGAGGTAAGATAGTAGCGTCAAGATCTGACGCTACCCATTCTCCATCCTTATAATACATATCCTTTTCCTCGGAATACGCTATACAAGATCGATGCCCTAGGTTCTTCATAACCGTATCTACCTTATTTTGGGTAGGCATCGAGACACGATTCACTTTAGTAGATATATTGAAATTACTCTCCATTAACTTTCTGTTTTTTAATTAGTTAATTAAAATGGAAGATCACTGTCGTCTCCAAAAGGAGGATATTGAGGAGGTTGTTGTTGACCTCCAAACAAAGGGGCTTGCGCTTGCTGCGGAGCCTGCGTAGCGTATGACGGTGGGGGCGTTTGCGTTATAGCCTCACCAGCGTTGTTTTGGCTTGGAGACTTAACCGGTCTCACGCCATCCGCTTTAATACTTTGGATATATTTATTAAGTACCTGATAAGCGAAAGCGTCTTGGGTCGTATAATCAAACTTCTTATTCCCCATTATATCAGTACTCTCAACCCTGTCAGGCCATCCATTCTGCCCGTTCTTATAATATTGCTGGATAAGCTCGTCCTTCCCATCTGGAGTTTCCCTAGCGTATGAAATGAAAAAATTACCGGGAGCATATTGATCCCCTTTCTTAGCATGAGCAGGATTGATCACCACCTTACGTTTCAGGTCGATATTAGGCAAGTACCTTACCAGTGACTTAACGTAATTATTGATACCTCCTTTTTGAGTCATCAAAGGAACGTTTATAAAGTAATTACCATCCTCATCACTTATCTTTATGGATAAGTATTTGGCATTTATTCCATTGAACTCCACTTCTCGCACATTGATATCAGACAAATAACCTTCGATACCGTTCCAGAATACCCTCCAATAAGAAACGGCTCCGGTCTTCTCGTTTATATGCTCCTCGAAACCTTCCTTTGGTTCTCTTGATGACTGATATAATAATCCGCTACCACTTACTTTAAAGTAATGGTTATTACCACCTGATGAATTTTCTCTAACTCCCATTTTATGTATTTTTAAATATTAAACAATAACTGATGATGACAAGAAATACTCGTTCTTATTATCCTCCCCATAAATCTTATTGAAATGAGATTTATGATCATGCTCGATAACCACCCTATTACATGAGACGCTTTTTATAATACCAAGATATCTTCCACATAATACGTTACATATAATATCTTCACCATGATAAGACAAAGAAGCAAGTCTCTCCTTACATGATTTACCGGAAGACGGGTTCTCTGACATAATACCGCATCCTTTATCGGTAAATATCAACTTGCAATGATCGAACTCATTTACCTTAAGATTGTTTTGGAGGGCTTGGACGAGTAGATCCTTATCAAAGACATAGGTACTTGTTTTGACAAAATGCTCGTCCACGAACCTCCAATTTGGATAATTACCCTCAAAATGGGTCTCATACATATCCATATCAGGCGTAGAGAAATAAGTCTTAGTATCGTCCACTTTTATAGACAACATATCCGATGACTTATTGATATGCTTATCAAGCAATATCGCGGATTCGTTCGATACCGGGATAAACATCTTCTCTACCTTATCCTGATTAGGGACAAAATACCTGTAAATAGTATTTCTATCCGTACTTACTATATTAATATTAATATCATCAATATCAATTACCACATTCTCGATGCATGGATAAAAGTCATCTACCTCCGTATAATCGCTGGCTTTGTTAAGAACCGAAACATAATCGCTCATCTTAACCTTAATTCCTCCATCAAGTATCTTATGTACCTGCGGGAATGTATTGATATCAAAAGCCGGACAACTATACTCACCAGAAGCATAGCAGATCGTTATCTGATCTTTTTTATCTGAAAGCAGTATCGTAATCTCGCAATTCTTCTGTTTTTTCATGAACTTAATAAAAGAGCTTGCCTCTACCAAGAAAGAGAAGTTAGAGTCAGCCTCTACCTCCAATCGCTCTATAACACATACCTTTGCATTTACGGAAGTGATATAAGCCAGATTATTGACAACATCTATCTTAAGATCCTTATAAAGGGAGTTGGGACCGGCATTCTTAACAACCGTCTCCAATTTGCCCAACTTCTCATTTAATGACTTCGACAAGCATCTTATAAGCATAACGAACAACTTTTTATTACATCGCAAATATAATCATAATTATATTAATACAAATACAATAAATACTTAATAGTATTAAAATAGTTTAAACTTACGTCTAATATACTCGGCTATAAGCGTAGCGTCACACATTCCGTCTTGTATCTTAGTAGGTTGTACTCCTTTTCCTGACCATGGTTTCACGAAAGAGACCAAAGGGAAAAGGCGCATGGCGCATCGGATGGAGGTAGCCTTCGTGTCTAACTTCGCCGACGTATACACCCGATCGGCTGTCGTATGAAGCTCCTTCTGCCAGGTCTTTGGTTGCACCTCCTCGAACATGAACCTAACATCCGGGTGAGATCCGTATCGCTCCATCATCTCCACCATCATAGCGAATAGGGCGTTCGGTTCCCGGCGTCTCCCGCCAAAGGTGAAGTTGCTGGCGGCCGAGCTGTTGTGGATGCTGTGGACGTCCTCGACGGCGATCGCCAGCGTCCCCCCACCTCCTTCTTTGATTTTATCTGCGGCATCGAGTAAGAAACTTGATATAGCCCTAAGATCTATATCCCCCTTAGCCGATATCCTTGGTGTCATAATTACCTTAACCTCCCCGTTCTCCGGGATCATGGCCAATCCTCCGGTATCTATACCCGGATCTATTCCTATCGCTATATTCATAAAGAGCAGTATTGAATTATTAATCTATCCTCGGTAATATCTTTAATCATATCCATAACATCATCCACAGATATATTGTCATATGATTTATACAAATCCATTACCCCATTAAGTCTTGATCTTACAAAAGATATGTAGGCATCGTGGTAATACTCAATATTCATTATATTCAATCTATCATCCAATTTAATCATTCTTATAGCATATTCTATATTGTCATTATTCGCTATAAGCTTAAAGCTATTAATATAATCAACCACATAATCTTTTGTAATATCACATTTATCTGGGCTTACGTCAATTATCAAGTTGGCCACTATTCTATTCGTGCATTCTATATATCTCCTATTTACTGAATAACATAATCCGTTAGATCTAAGATAATTAAACATAGAGAAATTATAATTATCACACATCATAGATAATATGATAAGCAACACGCACAATTTCTTAAAATCATAATTATCTAATACAAATGATACATATAACTGTTTGGGCTTTTTAGTATATTTATAAATACCATATTTAGGATCATGAACATGGAAATATTTAAGACTATTACGATAGTATGTATTAATATCAACTTCATTTGATAATTCCGTTATATCTGATACATATTTATTCATAAAATCATCACATCCATATAAATGAAATACTATTTCTGACTTATTCAATATCGTATCTCGGCACATATAAAGATCATCCCTTGTTATTTTGCTGACATACCTTTTAGTACCTAATGTGTTTATAAAACAACGTTTATCTATTCCAGATAGTTTTATAAGTCTATCGATATTAATACATGATTCATCATTATCAATTTCAGTTAATATAACATTCCTCTCACTTTCTATAAGATCTTCACTTATATCTGGATATACGATAAAATTATAAGAAAAATCAATACACTTCTTGATATCAACATCAGGCAATGTAAATCCTTTAAATACTAATGATCTAGGATCTGTATATCCATTAAAATCAAAGAATAACTTATCACTAATATCATCATTGCATTTTATTATCATATGTTCATAAAAATGAGATAATCCATTCTTTGATGATAATATAGAACTAATATCAGGTATCTCAGCGCATACGAACCCAATAGGTATATTCATCCCGCTATCGTAATAAAAGCATCTACATCCTAGATCTTTTATCAGTCCTGTGTATATTCTCATATCTTGAGCGTATATAATGAATGAAAATCCTCCGGTCTAAACACCTGTATCGATTTATCCGGATACATACCTATATAATAACCGTAAAAAGCCCGTAGAATGCCGTTTTCTAGCCTTATATCCAATGCCTTTACCTTATTCCCGTCAACCATAACATCGACTTCATTGGTCTTATTGGATATCTTATCGAACCATTCAGGTACAGGATCAATACCGTACCTGAATGCGTTTACTGTTGATTTTATTGATATATATGTTCCCATACACTATATATGATTAATAACATCATTTATCTCATCTTGATCTATACACGGACCACCAACTACTTCCTCGGTATTTCTCCTCTGATTAAGAAAATCATTAGCCTGATCTATATTAGACGCATATATCCATCCAATATATTCTTCTCCATTTATTTTATATTTTGTAACAAATCTCTTCTCAGCATCCATAATCAAATTAAATTACAATCATCACGTTTAACAACCTTGAAATCTCCCTCTCTAAATAATAGAACTACATCAGTTCTATTATACTTACACTTCTTGATATCCACCAAATGGTAAGAAGCCTCCCCTACGGCGGGGCGAACCGGTCTCAATACGGCTACGGCTATATCACCGCCAAGCTCAACCCCACCGGTTACACCTTGTAAGCACATGAATATATATCCCTCAAACTCATGTTTCTTGCCGATAAACTCGCTCATAGGAATACCTACGAATAGATAGGTCTTTACATCCTCTTTTTTTACCTCTATAGCGTTCTCAACACTAGAAGGTATTACGTCTACAAATTTTGCTCCGATAGCCATAACCTCAAATATTTAGTTTAGTTCTTAATTCTTGACACAATTCTTGATTGTCTCTCATAATACTTAACGTATTATCCACTCCATTGCCTACTCGGACCTCTCCGTACCAGTACCATGATCCTTTACGGGTAAAGATACCGGTTTCCTCACATAACTTCAAAAGTTCAAGTTCCTTATCAAACCCCACGCCATAATACAAGGCTGTCTCTGCTATCTGGAAAGGTATAGCTGTCTTGTTCTTCAATACCTTTATCCTAACCTCATGACCGATAGAAGAGCCATCTTCTCCTACAATAACCTTCTTCCTTGACATCTCCATACGGATAGAGGCATAGAATTTAAGGGCGTTACCACCGGTTGTTACCTTCGGATCGCCGTATATTACACCGATCTTCTCCCGATACTGGTTGATGAATACCAGAACACAATCGCTTTTGTTTACGATCCCGGTAAGAACTCTCATGGCTTTTGACATCAACCGGGCTTGTAATCCCATGTTGCTATCTTCCATATCACCCTCGATCTCCTTCTTCGGAACCAAGTTCGCCACGGAATCCACGACAATAAAGCCTACCTTGCCGGACTCCACCAGCTTGGCTGTGATGTCAATAGCCAATTCCCCGTAGCTTGGCTGGGAAATAAGGAACCGGTTAACGTCCAATCCCATCTTCTTGGCGTATTCGATATCAAAAGCATTCTCCACGTCTATTATAGCTACCAGCTTATCGGGGTGCTTTTTCTGGAACTCGATCATACTTAACGTACACATCATAGTCTTGCCACAAGATTCCATCCCGACCAGCTCATGAATCCGGCCTACCGCCCATCCGCCGCCGAGAGCCTTGTCTACCACCAGCGAACCAGTGCTTTCCCTTGGTATGGATATTATAGGCTTATCATCGCCGAAGTTCATTATCGAGCCTTCTCCAAGCTCTTTATTTAAAGATGATACTAATTCATCTACGTCTGAAAAAAGTTCTTTCTTAGCCATTATAATCCAAATTCCTCAAAGTTAAATAAATCCTGTTGCTTCTTTATCATACCCTTACCGATATCAGATATCTTCTCCGGCAGGAACACCCCATCGTTATCATCCACCTTCTCCATGAAATTTGATACATTCTCACTTAACAATATCGCGTTATCATTAGGTACTGATTTTAGATAAAGACCATCAATTGATCTACACCTTGAAAGAGCGGTATATATCTGACCGATCTCAAAAGCCCTACTCATATCAACGAATATATTGTCTAATGTCATCCCCTGAACTTTATGAGAAGTGATAGCGTATCCTAATCTTAACGGATATTGAATGATATAACCACAAGACGTTCCTTCTAAAGATCCATCTACTTGCCTATATTTCATTTTATCCCATTTTTCTTTAGTTATATAAACCTCACTTCCATCGGAAAGCTGAACCGATATAGCGTCATCACATGGGTCTATATCTGTTACTACACCCATAGAACCATTCACATATCCATTACCGTTCCTCGTTATTATAACCTTAGCTCCTACTTTTATTATAAGTTCATCCTCACATGGAGCCGCAGGTTTTTCACCGAATATCTTAGCCTCGAATTTAAATACCTTATTATCTATCTTATCAAGATTAGATTTGTTTATCTCATAAGCCTCCTTATTGGTTGAGCATATTACTATAGTATCATTCATATTCTCAGGGTATATCACCCTTGATTTTAGGATAGATCTAGATTCCTCGGTAATAACCCCACATCTTATATCCTCCAATACAGACAAAAGTTGTGGGTCTTTTTGACGGAATACCTTATCGAAGGTAATTACCGAGAATCCTGAGGCTCTTAATGCCTTTGACGAGAAAAAGAATCGGCTTTCATAATACTTATCAATAAAATCATCAACGGTCACTACAGGAGGTAATTGTGACAGATCGCCGAACATAATCAGCCTAACTCCACCAAAAGGTTCCCTGCTTCGTTTGCATTGTCTAAGTATATCGGCAACCTCATCAAGCAAATCGGGTCTTACCATACTAATCTCATCGATAACGATAGTATCAAGATTCTTGACCTTGCTTTTCATGAACGGACTTACATCAACCTTATTTGATAACATATTCCTCTCTACTGAGGGGATGTAAGGATCGTTTTTTATAGCGAAAAAAGAGTGAATGGTTTGTCCTCCGGCGTTCAGGGCCGCAACACCAGTGGGGGCTACTATAACACATTTACCCAAGAACTTTACGATACGTCTCATGAACGTACTTTTACCACTACCAGCCCTACCGGTAATAAATAGATTCTCCCTAGTGGTGAAAATCTTTTTCAAGGCACGACCTTGCTCCACGTTTTTATCCACCGTCATAATATGACGAAGGAGGTCGTTTTCATTTTTAAAATCTTCTTTTACCATATCTTTTTAGGTTTATGGTACAAAGATACGAATAGTTATAATTAACTATTAAAAATAAATGTGAATAATATATAAATATTAAATTTTATATCTGATACTCAAATCATCCAGCTTTACTCATCTCGGACCCTTTTACCCCTAAAAAGACGTCTTTTATAAAATCTTCGGCGATGATTATATGCATTATCTTTCCTCTGTATGATAGTCTTAGGTGTCCGATAGTTACGTTCTTCCTATCTTTGGCATTCGCTATTCCATTGTTTTTTTTTACCTCGTCATACAAATCGGATATACTCTTCTTACACATGCCTAAGAACATGCTTATGTATCTGTATATAGTTGACTGAGATATCTCATGCATGCCTATTCCCGCAAGCTTCTTATTCAACTCATTAAGAAGGTATGCTACATTGAACTTAATTGTCTTTCTTTTAGTTACTTTGTATATATGATGTACGTTTCTGGTTCTGACCCTGAATATTATCTTGGAAAGGATTCTTACCCGATCAAATTTCCGGCTTTTGTTAGCCATATTCCGTCTTTCGTTTGAGCTTAAATTCTTATCCAGACATTTGTATACGGATCTTTTCTTACCTACGAATATTTCTTTCGTATCCTCATTCTTCTTAGCCTTATACGAGTAGATCATGATATCAGATAAAGCTATTCTTATCTCGCCCTCTGCGTAAGCCTTAAGCGTCTTTAGCTGATAGTCTATATCCTCATGGCAGTTCTCTATAACATGTCTGTAGCAGAAATAAGCTATGCCATCGGATAGGATATCTATAAAATCATCGGTATTGATCTCGATACGGTCACGGTAACCATCTCTCATCCTATTTCTTAAAAATACATGCTTCTGTACATTTATGATAGAAAGATAAGCCGTTACCTGCTTACACTTCTTTTCTATAACCATACCGGAACCTCTTATATTATCTTTCTTGTTCGAGTATTTTACGGCCGTAACCTTCTTCCCGTCCTTATTAGTTACAGGTTTGTAATCTACTGGACAGACAAGTGATCCTGCCGGAAGCCTTAGGCATCCAAGCTCATCTTTTTTTGCTTGTATATCTTTTGGGATATATGCTTCGGTAAGAATCTTATCGAAATTTGATTTCATTTTCTGTAAAAGTGCTACCTTTGTCTCCATGAGATTTTTTATTTGCTGCGAATATACAAGTTTCATCAATACGAAACAAGTTATTCGGATGGATGGGTAGCCTGTGAAGGTCGCCCATTTGTTGTTTAAGGAGGGTAGGTAATGTTCGTAAAACGCTGTGCGCGTGAACGGTCGTTTTTTCTCAACCTACTTGTTACGCGCGCGTTAATAGGTATATTTATTAAATATAATTAACTCTATAAACATATACTACTTTCTAATATCTCTATCCGTACACAGAACCTCTCCTGACGTCGAGTTCCTGTGTACTCCACTTAAAGTCTCTATTTAATAAAACATTGCTTTTTACCGCCAAGGTATGGTGCCGTCAGGCAGGATACCGCAGGCTAAACACGGTAGAAGCCGTATCCTATACCGGAAGCCGGTACCCCGGTAGGGAGATCGGGTGGAGCATAAGCCAAAGAAGAAAAAGCGAGGTCTTGTACGATCGCTCGCGCTCCGGCCGTCCGTATCTTCTACGGCAGGCTCCATCGCCCAAGGCTTCCCATTTCCCCTTGGCTTTATATCCCATAACATAGCAAGAAGGAATCCAAAGGGAAAAGGGGTGGTCATGTCCCTTGAGGCAGGATAGGGCTGTCCACCGCCGCTCGGAGGCATGTATGGTCTGTGCTCCACTGGCCTCATTGCCGTGTCTTACGGTGGACTTATCTGGCTTTCCTCCGCCACTTCCACCGCCTTTTCCCCTTTTGATGTTCGTAAATACATGTTAATCAGCATATATTATGTTGATTATGGCATAATTTCTTGACAACGATATTTTTTTTAAGTAGTTTTGCTGAAAACTAATTTTATATGTCGGAACAGAGGAAAGCTTTCGTATTTGCGTTGCCTTACGACACTAGGCTGGATATGATCCAGCAGTTCTTAAGGATATACAATGGCTATCTGGATTCCAAGGGTAGGAGCTTGATTACTGAAAGGACGATAAACTTACTTTCTTTCTACATCAACTACGGATACTCGGATGATACCAGGGCTAAGTACATGGATTGTCATGGACAGAAGGAATCTTACGTCGCTGTCCTGAACAACGAGCTTAAACGTGGGGGTTTTCTGGTGGACAAGAAGAACGGGAACTTCCGTACCCGTGAGCTGTCTATTGAGATGAGAAGCTTACGTAACTATTTTATTCTTGATGGGGAGGGTGATGATACTCGTGTAATGGGATTTGTGTTCAAGAGAAACAAATTGGATATTGATGGGTAGGAATCTTATTTCATTCGATAGGGATATCGTGGATGAGGTGGTAAGAAGATCTGATGGGAAGTTTACCAAACAACAGGTAGAGTGGTGCATGAAAGCATCCGTATCTTACGTCCACCACCTAGCTAGGTATACTGACAATATATCTATCAGAATCCCGTTTATCGGATACGTTGTATGCAATCTCCGAGAGATGCGGGTAAGGCGTGATAAGATACGCCGGATATTTGTCAAGGAAGGTAATCGTTATCCGGATGAAAGGATGCCTATTGAGCTTGATTGTCTGGATAAGAAGATTAAGGCGATAGAGGATATGGAGGGGTTGAAGAACGGAGATCCTCTTATACGTGATAACCATGAGGCCATGTATCAATGTCGGTATGGAATGACATGGGAACAATTACAGGATTTTCAACAAAAACAGTTTAAAAAATAATTATCGTGCAAACAATTGGTAAAGCCCAAGTAATAGCCCAAGCTTGGGAAGACAGTTTATTGGGCAGGATTCCTAAGGATAAGAAAGATTATCCCGAATGGTATAAGAATCGTCTTGAATTATGCAAGAAATGTCCTAAGAACTCTTCTAATATTAGGTTCTTTAAATTGCCGCCTAAGGTATTATTTCATAGATTGATTGGAAGACCGGGATGCTCGTTGTGTGGTTGTTTTATCAAGGAGAAGGCTTGGATGAAGACCGAGGTATGCCCATTGAAGTTCGTGGAAGGAGAGAAAGCCAAATGGAATGCTATGGAGGTGATAACGGCCGATCATAACGATTTTAATATCGAGTGCCCTAACGATTCCTTTGATATAGGACTTACGGATGACGAGAGCGAGTTTTATCTAAATATTTTTAATCAGAAAATAGGTGATAAGATAGAAATCGTGTTATTTATCACCCATAAAGATGGTTTCCATGTCAAGGATCATCATCTTTCATGTGGATGTATAGGAAACGTGTCATATAACAAACATCCTGACAATGAGAATAGAACTATATTTAGGATGACGTTAGATACCTCAAAATATACGGAAGGTCATTTTGAGAAACACCTATCTCTTATCGGTTATACGAAGGACGATCCTGAACGTAATTTCAAACATTTCCCGCTACGTATTATAGGGGAAGCTTATAAGTAAATACTATGCGAAGTCCCGTAAGAAGTAAGATAGATGATCGTATCCATGCCCTTATTGTCATGGAAGTCGGTTGCCGTGAGTTGCCTGAATATTCATTGGGTGATATACTTTACTCCGCTTTAAGGAGGATAGCTAGGGCTAATGGTGGTAATGTCCGCTTCTTGCGGGATGTTAGTACCAGGGATTTATTGAGGTCTATAGACCAAAGTATAAATGATGAGATTGAGTTGAATAGCAATGATTATAACGCGTGATTATTATGGAGGAGAATAAGGATATAAAAAAGGAGATCAGGGATTATCTTAAAGAAGAGTCGGATACCCATATAAGGCATTGGATAGCCATAAAACGTGAGAGCAAGCGTCTGTATAGCGATATTGAGGATAGGACTAAGAAGATAGCCCTTAAATCATCTTCGTTGATAAAAGAGGAGGATTTTGTCGTTCTTCATGAGATGACCCATAAGATACAGATGTTGAATATAGAGGCTGTAAAAGTCAATTCTAGGTTGATGTTCATAATCCAGTTGGCTACCAGCTTCGGTATGGATCTGGATTTAGACACGACATATGCGTCCACCGCCAAGAGTATTATAGAAGACAAAACGTCTGGATTCGTGTTTTATGATGACAAGGAACGTCTTAGATATGCTGACAAGGAGCTTGAGGATATGTTCCATGACATGAGCGTGAAGGAAGTAAGTAAGATCGGGGTTGTTCAATCTTATGAGCTTCTTATGAAACAGTATAACGAGTTTAAGGACATAATCAAAAATAATATTAATTCCATATAATTTCATTATAGGGTTTTAATATATCTATAAGGATCTGATTATTAGCCTAAGTCTTGAAATAAAGACTACGTTATTGGAGAATATATAGTTACCTACGGATGTTTATCCAAGTCCGTAGCTCTAAGGTAGGTGATTAAACAGGGATTGTATTTGGGTTCCAGTGTTGCCTATATAAAACCTTCAATAACATTGGCGATGGGTACTAACAGGGTTTTTACCCTGACTTATGTTGAATAAACATTGAATTAGTTTGTAAAATGGTGTATGTACAAGACATAGATGGTAAACCGATGATGCCTACGACAAGGCATGGGAAGGTTAGGAGGTTGCTTAAGGCAAATAAAGCAACCGTGGTGAATCTTTGTCCGTTTACGATTCAGTTAACTTACAAATCAACCGATCATAAACAGCCGGTTACTCTGGGCATTGATGCAGGAGCTAAACATATCGGTTTTTCTGCAACAACTGAAAAAGAAGAGTTATTTGCTTGTGAAACAATCTTAAGAACAGATATCGTAGATTTACTTTCAACGAGATCTCAAAACAGAAGGACAAGAAGATCAAGGCTCAGATATAGGAAGCCTAAATTTAACAACAGAGTTTTCTCTAAAAAGAAAGGCTGGGTAGCCCCTTCTGTAAAACAAAGAATTGATTCCCATTTAAACGAAGTGAATGAAATTCATAAAATCCTTCCGATTACTAAAATAGTAATTGAGGCCGCTCAGTTCGATACTCATAAAATGAAAAATCCTAATATTTCAGGAATTGATTATCAAAACGGAGAACAACTTGGATTTTGGAATGTCAGAGAGTACGTTTTGTTCAGAGACGGACATAAATGTAGTTATTGTAAAGGGAAATCAAAAGATCTGATCCTGAATATTCATCATATCGAGTCTCGAAAAACAGGAGGTGATTCCCCTTCCAATCTCATTACCTTGTGTGAAACTTGTCATAAGGAATATCACAAAGGCAATATTGATTTAAAGGTAAGGCGAGGCAAGTCGCTTTGCGGCGCAGCCATAATGGGAATCATGAAATGGAGATTATACGATGAGTTGAAGTCAAGATATTCAAACGTTTCAATGACGTTCGGTTACATTACAAAATATAATCGGATTAAATACGGAATAGAAAAATCACATACATCCGATGCGTTTGTAATTTCTAAGAACTTCAATGCGAAACGAATTGAGTATCAATACTTGAAACGTTTAGTTCGTAGGCATAACAGGCAAATACATAAAATGAAAATTTTAAAAGGAGGGAAGAAGAAAAATAATCAAGCTCCTTTTGAGGTTTTCGGATTTAGATTGTTTGATAAAGTATTGTATAACAATGAAATAAATTTTATTTATGGAAGAAGAAAATCGGGAAATTTCAATATCAGGGATTTCAATGGAGAAAATCCAAAGGATGTTTCATACAAAAAGCTTAAACTCATTAGAGGAAAGAGGCATCCGATTATATTAAAGTAAATAAATGTATATAAACATGTTTAATATATTTTTAAATATGAAAGCCAATGCCACAGGGAAGACGAAAGCCGACGAGTAAGGATGTCGATCGGGTGAATGATAATCTTGAGGTCATATCCAAGGCCGTGGATGATGCCAAGGCTTATATTGATAAGCATCCTTGGGACAAGGAGAAGCCGGAAGATATGGCAAGGGCGTTCGATTTCATATCCAAGTTGATCGATAAGATCAATTCATGGAATGAATCGTATATGGAAAAAAGCGGAATCATGGATGTATATAGGTCTGTAAGCAATGTCCAGAAAAAGGAACGTAAGGGTCAGGTTTCTGGTGGAATCGAGTCTGTTTTAAAGGATATTATAAAATGAGTCTAAGCACGAGTCCAGAATTTTATGTAAACATGAAAAATCCTCCTGTATGGAACGATCTGTTCGGTTGGGAGGATCAGGATGACGATGTTAAGCAGTTCTTTAAAGAAGAGGCTTATAAGGTCAAGTATGGGGTGACTATCAATGGTACGTTCATCCCCCCATGGCTTTATTGGCATGTTAATTTCTTCCCCGTATTCCAGGATCTTCCAAACGGGGAACGTGTGCCAGCGATCAGTCGTTTGCGTGATAACGAATGGTTTTTCGCCGAGATGTACCAACGTGCCCGTCAGGAGAAGAAAGGGTTGGGGATGTTTGGTACTCGTCGTTTTGGCAAGGCTCTTCTGGACTCGGAGCTGATATATACTCCTTATGGACCTAAGAAGATAGGGTTCGCTGATATCGGGGATATCATATATGGCGATGATGGTAAGCTTACGACTATAGTAGGCGTATATCCTCAAGGATTCGTTGATATGTATAAGGTTACGTTTGAGGACGGGCGCAGTATAGTATGTTGCGGTCAACATCAGTGGAAGGTTAAATATCATGGTGATTATAAAGTCATGAGCACCATGGGTATCATCCACTCTGACTTCCAGAAGATGACCATAGACATAGGGGAGGCCGTGGATTTCCCCGAGCGGCGGTGGCTGATGTCGCCCCATCTCCTTGGGTCTCTGACCGCCTCTTTCCTTTGTGGATCTACCGACAGGATCTTTGAGTTAAGCAATAAGGAGATGGATGATATTATTTATTCATCCAAAAAACAGAAAGAGTTGTTTATAAGCTCATTCATGAAGATAGCTTGCGGCATAAGTACTGGTGACGATCGTTTTAAGGTCGTTTACAAAAGTGAGTATATTATATCCTTCGTAAGAAGAATATTCTGGTCTATGGGATATTATTGCGTCATGGATGGCGATGATATGTATATATCCAAGACCCATAACAGACTTAGGATATCCGATATAGATTATTACGGGAAGTATAAGGCTACTTGTATTGAGGTAGATAATAAATCTCATCAGTTTCTTACTACCAATTTTGTCGTATCCCATAATACGACCATCATGTCATCACTTCTCCAGATGAACGCTACCATGACGATCGGGCTTAGCCATTCCGTGGTAGGTTTCAGCGATAGCGATTTATCTAATATAGGTGAGTATTGTGAGTATGGTCTTGATCATGTGCATCCTTTTTTCAGGATCAACAGGACCAAGACCGACTGGAGTTCGGGCGTTACATTAGGCAAGAGGATGTCCAATGGCGTACGTGATATCCATGCCATTATCTCTATAGCCAACATCAACATGGGTAGGAAGACCTCCACGCAGAAGACGGCTGGTTTGACACCGGCTACGGCTATTTTCGACGAGGTTGGTAAGGGACCTATCAAGAAGCCTTACACGGCCGCCATGCCGTCCTACGACACGCCTTACGGCTGGCGTCTTAGCCCTATCTTGGCTGGTACTGGTGGTGAGGTAGAATTATCCAAGGACGCTCAAGAAATGTTTTCTGATCCTGAGACCTACAATCTTCTGGTTATGGACTGGGATATTTTAAATCGTAGAGCCATGAAAGGGAAAACATGGAAAGAACGGAAATGGGCGATGTTCGTTCCCGGTCAGATGGCTAACTCCGGTGTTAAGAGAACTATAGGATTGGGCGATTATCTTGGTAAGCCTGATGACAAGAAGCTTAATAAGATCAAGATCGACGCTACTGATTTCGATGCTAGTACCAATAAACTTAATGAGGAACGGAAGAAACTATCTACAAAAGATAGGGTTGCGTACACTTCTCATACTATGTTCTATCCATTTACGATCGATGACTGTTTTTTAAGCTCATCCCAGAACCTATTTCCGGTCGAGTACGCTATCAAGCATAAGAATGATCTCCTTGAGTCGGGGCAATATAGCGGTATGCTGTGTGATGTCTTTCTTGAGTCAGGTAATAAACTGGGGACTACTAAATCGAATAAGCAACTGGCTGGATTCCCGTTTAGCGGCGGTGTTATTGACGCTCCTGTCCAGATATTCGAGATGCCTCAATCCAATAGGTTTGATGATTTTATTTATGTGGCGGGCCAAGATCCGTATAAGCAGGCCAAGTCTGATACTCCTTCATTGGGATCCTTTTATATATTCAAAAGGCGTGTTGGTATCCGAGATCCTTATGCCTATAGAATAGTTGCCTCTTACGTATCCCGCCCATCATCTATAGACCAATTCTGCCGTACGTGCGAGGTGCTTCAGAAGGGATATGGTGCTATATGCCTTATGGAGAACGCTGACCAGATGTATGAGCAGTATCTTAATCGGAAGAGCGGTATGCCGGCATCTTTCTTCTTATTCGCTGGTGAGGCTATAGCCAATAAGTATGTGAAGGCCGGCTCCCGGCAGAATAGCAAGCTGGGGCTATATCCTACCCCCGGCAACCAGAACCTGCTCTTCTCCTGTGTGGTGGATTATTGCTGGCAGGATTTCGTTATTGGTTATGATGATAGTACCGGTCTTGATATAACGGTTAAAGGTATTGAGTTGATTGATGATATAGCTCTTTTGGATGAGATAATACAGTATAAGCCCGGATTGAACGTCGATAGGATAATAGCCTTCGGGCATGCGTTGGTTCTCGCTAGGTATTTTGATGATAATAACTACATGCCTAAATCGAAGATAGATGAGATGAATAACGCCCGTAAGGAAGATGCTTATAAACACCATGAGATATATGCCTCTGCATTTGGATCGGTATCTATAGGAGCTTTTAGGTAAATGAATGTCAATTAAACGCCTATCTTTGTTGTAAATAAAATTGAATAATCATGGAAGTGTTTAATAGAGATCATTCGTTTCCAGCAAAAGGAGCGTTATTAGGATTACCTCCTCAGGCTATTTCCACGAAGAAAAAGAACAGGAAATGGAAGGAGGATTGTATGGACGCTCTTGAGACGATAGGGTTGAAACAGTATGATCGTAACCAGATGTACCGTGACTATTATCTGATGGCGGATGGTAAGTTATCTTTTATGGAGATGGCGGATGTTATCCCTCAGTTAAGGAACGTGCAGAAGCTAAGGAGCGATATAAGGATACCTTCTTTCTTGAAGCATTATGATATCATAGGTGGTATCGTAAACGCCTTTGAGGGATGGCTGACAAACCTACAGGATAAGTATACGGTTAATGAGGTAGGTGATATGGCTATAAGTGAGTATGAGGATACGATGTCAAACTTACTTCATCGTCATATACAAGAACAGTGGGATATTATCGTCAATCAGCGTCTTGTGGAGGCTGGTCTTGATCCTACGTACAATGAGTTTAACTCTGAGGAGGAGCGTCAGGCTTATGTTCAGCAAATCCAACAGGCCAAGACGTCTATGACCCCTGATGATATCCAGAGGTTCATGAGTACCAGATGGAAGACGCAGGCGGCTGTATGGGGAGATCATACGATCGAGGCTGATCGTAGCCGGTTTTATATGGATGAGCTTGACAGGGAGAATTACAGGGATCGTCTTCTTAGCGGAAAGATGTTCCGGAACCATTTCGTTGGCTTCGACTACTATCGTCCGGAGGTATGGAGTCCGATGGAGGTTTTCCATCCTGATGTGAAATACCCGCAATATGGATCTTATGTAGGCCGTCTTCATTATTACGAGGGTGTTGAGTTGATATCAAGATACGGCCATAAGATGACGGCCAAAGACAAGCGTCGGATTATGGGAGGTGACGATGATTATGAGGGATGGGTATCTAATGACGGTGCTAGGTATGATTGGAAGAAAAAGAAACCGTCTATTACCGGTATGTATGAGAATGAGGTTATTCCATGGAAAGGATACCATGACTATGAGTCTATAGTCGCCGCTGAGGACTATTATGGTGTGCCGATGGGAGAGTACCATACCTTCGGACCTGACGGGGAGGAACACACCCAACCCCGCTTCTTGCCCCGCTTCCATCCCTTTGGATATTTCAACTCCGGTATGGCCGATGGTAAGAGATATGAGATAGACTCTCGCCTTTTTAGGGTTATGGAAGGATATTGGGTATCCATGAAACCGGTATTCTTAATAACTTATATGACAGAGACCGGGATGGTTGATCAGGAACTTGTAACCGATGAGTTGCTCCCGGAATTCTTGGAGAAGAATGGCATAAAGAAAGTAAAGAGGGTTATGGCCGATGCTGTTGGTGATCCTGAGGTGAACACCTATATCTTGGAGTATGTCCCTGAGGTTAGGTTTGGCGTTAAGATCACCGGAGGTAATTTAATGGATAAGCCTATATATATTGGTGGGGATCCAATACCTCATCAGATACATGGTGATAGCAGTCTGTATGATTATGTCATTCCGGTTTCTGGATTTATAGGGTCTAGTCTCGCTGATCGCATACAGCCGTTCCAGATGATGTATAACCTTGCTATGAACCAGCTATACAATAACGCCGAGAAGGAGATCGGTAAGTTCTTCTTAGGCGACTTAGGATTCCTGCCTACGGAATATAAGGATATGATGGACAAGAAGGGAGCTTTGGCTACTTTTATGCAGATCGTTAAGTCCGTCTCATTTATGGGTGTAGGTGGTAATGACACAAACAATCCTTACCAGAATCCGCAGATGAGCAGCATATATAATCAGTTCGGTGTATATGATCTTACTAATACGGATCAGATAAGATCCCGTATGGAAATGGCGTCTTACGCCTATATGATGGCTTATAGGATGATAGGTATATCCGAGCAAGCGATGGGTCAGTCAACTAGATACGAGAGTTCTACGGGCGTAAAACAGGGAGTTAACGCTACTATGCTACAGACCCAGACTTACTTTAATGATTTCGATGACTTCAAGAAACGGACATTGGATATTCATCTAGCCGTGGCTCAAGTATGCCAGAAGGAAGGATACGATTGGACCGTGATGTACAGGAACAGCGATCTGTCCTTGGCTTACGTCAGTCTTACGGATAATAGCTTGTCGTTACGTCATCTTAATGTTATGGCTGTCTCTAATTCCAAGAAACGTCTGGAATTGGAGAATTTGAAGCAATATATATTACAGACGAATACTTTGGGCAATGACTTGCTTGATATCACTAGAATGATGAATGCCAACTCGACGGCTGAGATGAATCAGATAGGAAGGGATGCCAGATCTTACGCAGATCGTGTAAGACAGGAGGAGTACCAGAATCAACAACGACTTGTACAGCAAAAAGCCGAAGCCGATCAACAGGTCCGTAATGACGAGCATGAGAAGGAGAAGGAGCTGGCTTATATCAAGGGTAACTTCGATTTACGGGGTAAGAGCATAATGGCCGCCGGTCAAGCGGCTAGGACACAAGATAACGAAGAGGGTATGGATTATGTGGAAGCTATAGCGGATCGAGCCTTGAAGGAAAGGGATCTGGATATCCGTGAGGAGGATATGAGAACCAGACAGGCTAATGCCGAGGCTGAGCGAAGATCTCGTGAGGAGATAGAGAAAAGGAAGTTGGAATTAAAGGAAAAGGAGATAGATGCTAGGAACAAACGTTCTGATACAGATAGGTTTACGTCAATAATAAACAAGAATTGATTACAAGTTTTGTAAATATTTTTACAAAATCTGTAATCATTTTGGCGCAAAATTCTGTCATATACTATAATGGGTTTGATTTAATTGGTAATTAGATTAATGATAATTTTGTAAAAAGCAAAAAAGGAAATTGTATGAATGACATGGGTGATTTCGCTAAGGGTTTTAAGACCATGAGTGTCGAGGAACTTTTTTACCGTGGTGACGGTGATGGCGATAAGAATAATATCGAGGGTAAATATGATAAGGATGGTAATCCTATAGGTGATTCCAAGGAAGAGCCTGCCGACGGCGGAGCGGCTAACGGTGGCGGGGATAAGGGCGGCGATGCTACCAACCCAGACCCTGATTCCTTTGGCGAAGGCGGTACTGATAATAATGTAGTATCAGGGTTTAATGGGAAATCTTTTTTGGAGAAGATGGCCGCTAGAGGTATTATCGATAGTATTGACAACCTTGATATTATGGTAGATGATAAACCGGTCGATCTTTCTACTATCACTAAAGAGGATGATTTACTCGATATAGTGGAGGGATTGATCAAGGATAAGGCTGATGAGTTGTTGAAGGATAAGGTTGATACCGGTTCTATGTCTGACTTTATGAAGAAGATGATAGAGGTGGATAAGGCCGGTGGTAACGTTGGCCAACTATTAAGCCAATATCAGAACATTCAGGCGCCGTTGGATAACCTTGATATGAGCAACAAGAATGATCAGCTTGCGGTTATCCAGCATTATTATAAGATGTTGGGTATGCCGGAAGACGAGATAAAGGATAATATGGAGATGATGATCGGCAAGGGCGATGAGTTTATTGAGTCCAAGGCCAATAAGTTCCATGATATCCTGAAAAAGGAGATGGATAACCTTATCGAGGAGGAGAAGAAAAAATCCGAGAAAAGGAAACAGGAGTTGATTGAGCAGATGAAGATCTATAAGAAAGGTCTTAAGACATCTATAAGCTCAGGATTCCAGTTGACTGACACTATGATAGGTAAGGCTGTCGATTTCGTTACCAAGCCGATAGACAATCAAGGTCATACGGCTATAGATAAAGCTTATTCGGAGGCTATCAAGAATCCGGACATGGCCGCTGATCTGGCTTTGTTCTTGATGAATAAGGACGAGTTCCTTAAACAGAAAACTAACAAGGTTAAGATGGAGGTCAATAAGAAGACCATCACTCTTCTTTCTGGCAATAAGGGAGGAAAGCAGAATAAAAATAATATCGATAATGATACTATAGAGGCTAACTTCCTTGATCTGAGTGGATCAAAGAGTGTATAACATTAAAAATAAATAGAAATGAATCCATTTTTGACAAAAAGTTTTCCGGCTACCGTGAATGGTGATAACGTTATTGCCTTCACCGATGCCAAGAACTATAAGACATCGCTCGTAGAGCATAACTTAGGCTCATTGGCGAGCTGGTATTATGAGGATCCTGACAAGAATTTTTTGGGTATGTTGAATCTGTTCTCTAATATCGCCAATTACCCCGTTCCGATGTATATGGGTATGATTAATAACGGCGCTACGATCTCCGTTAACGGTATTGGAGCTTCTTTCCGTTATGATTTACCTGTTACAAAGACATTCGCTGTCGTTACGGCTGAGGATACTTCAGGTCATCATCTAAAACCGGGTATTGACGGTAGTTTGTTTGATATCGTTTTGAATACCTCTGAGTTTACGGCTTATGATGTCATCACCTATGACGCCGCTAACGGCTGTAATATCCTTATCTCAGGTGAGATCCCGTCTAAGACAGAAGGTGATTTGACACGTTATTGGGGTCGTGTTATCGGCGGAAAGGCTAAATACTTCCCTAAAGAGAAATTACGTCCGGGTATCCGTTACTGGAAGATCGGTCATGCTCTTGGAGAGTATAGCACCCAGTTCTCTAAGGTATCTGGAGCTGACAAGGCTGGTTCTATGACTTGTGAATTCCGTTTAGGAAACCACCGTGGTGTTGAGGGTGAGACAACTATGTACGCTGGTATGAAGTCCATGCAGGCCGCCCAGAATAGCACTTCAGAGTTCGTGGAGACCGCCCTTCGTCGTATGAATGCCATGAGAAGCGAGTATGAGGGTAATATTCCTGATTTGGCTATTATCGGCAAGACTGTTAATGGTAGACTTGATTTACGTACGGCTAAGGTAGCGTCCACGCTGGAGGTATTCTGTATGGCTGAGTTGGTTAAGCTGGAAGCTAGACAGTTGATGTGGCAAGAAGGTGGTATTATTATGGATCAAAATGGTCCTATCCATTTGAATGAGGGTATCTACCGTCAGCTTCGCCGTGGTTATACTATCTACTATAGTCGCCCGATGGGTATTACTAAGGATACTCTTATGGCTGCTGCCTCTTATATTTTCCGTGGACGTCAGGATCTTCCTATTACGGAACGTAGGATTAAGTTCAAGGTAGGAGCTATGGCTATGATCAATTTAGAGAAGTTGATTAGAGAAGCTTTCTTCACTACGTTGAATAATTTAAGCTGGGGTATGGGTAGCGACCGTATGTTGCCTTCTAATCCTATATCCGGTACTAATGATGCTATGATCTTAGGCCCAGTTCAGGTTAAGGGCGCTTTCCTTCCTGGCATCGGAAATGTAGAGTTCGAGCACGATCCTTCTTTGGATTACGCTGACATGACAGATCGTAGCGAGTTGGTGAATGGTATGTATCCTAGATCCTCTTATTCTTGTATTATCGAGAATATCACTGACGCTGGATCGACTAACGCGTATTCCGCTATTCCTAATACGGCTAACGCTAAGTTGGGTAATATGAATAACAACGTATTCTATATCAAACCAGAAGGCGTAAGCATGTGGTGGGGTTATGAATACGGTCGTTGGGCGCACAAAGCTAACGGTAATGAGATCGTATCATCCTTGCCGGGCATGAAAGAGCAATTCTGGTGCCACTCAGCTTCAGCGGCTTGGGTTATGGATAACAGCAAGTTCTTGATCATCGAGCTTCAACCGAACTACTTCGGCTAAGTTTTTTTCATATATGTAATTTGGTTTTTTAGAGGGGAGGATATTCCTCTCCTCTTTTTTAAGTAACGCAAAAAGGAAATGAAAGATATTTTAAAATCAAAGGAGGTATTGGTCGAGGTAAACGGCTTCAATATCATGTCAGATACCTTGTATGAGGTAGTAGGTAAACACGACGGAAGCGCTCCGCAGGCCTTCCAAGATGCCAATATAGCCAAGGCTCCGTTCCCTGAGAATGCTACTCACGTATGTTGCCCGTGGGATGATTTCTCAGAAGTTTACAATACCGGTTTCTATCCAAGATCAAGATGTTATAATGGCATGGATAAGGATGAGGTTGATAAGTTGGTTGATCAGCGTGTCAATAATATAATGAAGCCTTTTGAGAATATTTCCCAGAAGGATCTTTCCCAGACCAATTTCGAGTTTTGGGATGATGCTAAAGACAAGATCTATATGGGTAAGGTTTATAACACGGCTAATACCGTTGAGTTATTTTATTTATATCTGGCTGTATTTTCTGGCATGTTGACTCCTCAGGAAATGGATGGTGATCCTATTTTCATGAACTCCATGTTCTGTTTCATTGAGAAAGACAACGCCAAGGATTTCGTTCAGCAACGTGAGATCAATAAGATGAATATCAGCTATAAGTTCATCAACGCCCTTAAGAAAGGTGGCAAGGAACGTCAAGCTGTCATCGACCTTCTTCTGTACATCGGCATCGTGACCCGTCCTGATTTCACGGAGGATGATTATTACACCGGATCACTATCAAACTGGATGAACGAGAAGAAGACCAACATCGATTATCTGCTTGATATTTGGGATCGTTCATTGGAGGGTGATTTCAAGGAAGTTCTTGAGTTCTATCGTATCATAAACGTCCTTCAACGTAACGGTCGTATTAACATGACTCCATCCGGCTTGCAATATAATGGTCAGATCATAGGCCCTGACACCCGTACGTCCGCCGAGTTTTTGGCTACCAAGAAAGATCTTATCAGTGTAAAGGCTAATGTCTTGGATGAGTACGAGGAACTTATGTCTATTTCTAATATAGACGATAAGACCAAGACCAAGAAGGTTGAGGATGTCAAGAAGAAGGAAGACGTAGGGGAAGGTGATAAGGAGGAATAACGATGACGATCCAAGAAGCGTATCTAAGGTCTTTGCAGAAGAATGAGCAGAATCTCGCCAATGGCGGGATTAAGCTTGATCCAGGAAGGTTCGTGCTTTTGTTCAATGAGGCTCAGGATAGGTTGATAAGATACTATCTTAATAGGAAGGATGATGAGACCATCCGATCTATACAAACTCTTCTGGTATACTGGAAATCGCTTAATAAGATCAATCATATTGATGACCCCGAATCGACATCATTCGGTCTTCCTGATGATTATTTATGGTTCTCAAATATAAAAGGAGCGTTTTCTTATAATGGATGTGAGGTTGGAGATTTTGTCATATGGGAGGCTAAGAACGAGAATGTCCATGAGCTTCTTGGGGATGATAATAATAAACCTTCTTTTGACTATCGGGAAACGTTCTACACCATAGGTGACGGGAAGGTCGTGGTGTATGAGGACGGCTTCCGCACAGACGAGGTTAGGATGACCTACTACCGGAATCCGGTACGGGTGGATCTGGCCGGGTACATCAACGCCGCCGGCGAGCGGTCCACGGACATCGACCCTGAGCTGCCCGATCCTTTGGTGGAGGAGATTCTGGATATGGTCGCCAAGCAATTCAACCTTAACGAGAATGAACTAAGTAGATATAGGATGGATAAGGATAATGTGGCTTCCTTTAAATAAACACCGTTAGTTTGATCATTAAGCCTACTCGGAAACGGGTAGGCTTTTTATTTTACATAAAATGTAAACATTATATTATGTCGTATACTCACGACTTTATTTTATTGCGGTGATGTTGTTTATGATTATGTTTGCGTTAGGTAAATGATTTTTAAATTAAAATATTGATAATATGTTGCACAGACCGCAAGACCGGGTACTTTTCGTATCCCCGCACGCTAAGATGGTGGATGTCGACTCCATCTTCTTAAAGGAAGGACAGATCGGTATTTACGATACTAAAGATACTTCCGAGAACGGTTGCAAGGCCGTAATTGACTTTACCGGTAAGCCTCGTAATGATAAGCGTTATGAGATCCGTATCGGTCGTAATGAACAAGCGGCTTCCCGCTCTATATATGATAAGGATTTTTCCACGCCTTTGTTCTCGTTGAATGAGATCACCGAGATTTACGCTTCTTGGCCGAAGAAAGATCATGCTTATGTCGATGATGTTATCTTAGGATACAACGGTGTGTCTGATGACACGGCTTTCTCCGTATCCAAGGGCGACCGTATCGCTATCCGCTTGATTCTCGCCGGCAGGGCTTTCGAGCTTCTTGGTTATGAGGGAGGTCGTATTGAGATCAATGACGCTATCCTTTTGGATGATTGTGATAATACTCCAAATCAATGCGAGGAGTGCGATCCTTGCGAGGAGGTTGATTTGTTGCCAGCCGTCCTGAAATGTATCGAGAGGATGAAGAACCAGCCTATCGCTGGTGGTGGTAAGGTATCTGATTATATTGATATCACTCCGGTTACAAGATGTACTAACGAGGCTACGGAGCCTGAGACGGAGGACGTGAACTTCTATTGTATGGAGGTTTGCGATACTGGTGATGACCTTGCCTTGGCTGAGGTTCGTGCCCAGTACCCGGGATTGAAGATCGTTCGTGAGAGCATCAACGGCAGCATGTCACGTTATAAGGTGATGAAGAAAGGGACTAAGCCTAATGACTATACTCAACGTCTGATCTCTATCATGAAAGGATGCGAGGAATGCCCGCCTAGCTATACTGAGGTTAAGGGCGGATACCTGTATTCCATTTCATTGGAGGATGACGGCGTTGATATGTCTACTACGGTAGAGTCTTTACCTAATGTGGTAGCTGATACGGTTAATAAGATGAGCCAGATCAAGGGATCAGGTTTGTATATTGCCGCTACTTCCAAGAAATTGACGGATGAGGAGATCTCTACTTTCGTGGAGGCTAATCCTACGGCTATTATCTACTATGTGGCTAAGACATCCGATATGTGCGAGAATCCTACGGTTCGTACCGCTTCATGGTCAGCTTGTGGTTCTTGCAAGGTATCCACCGAGAAGTATTATATCACGATCCCGGATGATGAGTGCGGAAACAGTGCTTTGGAGGAAATCAAACAGGCTTTCCCGGAACTGGAGATCACTGACTACGGTACTCCTGCGGCTTGCCAGCATAGCTTCCAGACAACGGTATATACTAACATGTTGTGTGATGAGTGCGACAAGGTGTTCGAGGGATTCTTCACCAGCAAGGCTCCGGCGTCCTACCGCAACCGTATGTGGAAGAAACTGGAATCGGCTCAGGAACTTGGCACTAATTGCAAGTGCGGTATCCGTTTCCGTGGCAAGGAAATGTTATTATCTCCGTCAGAGTGCTTGATGGATAAAATGACCTATGTAGAGGATAGCGTTGAGATCGTTGGCGCTAGCGGTGGTTATCCTGATTCTCTTGATGAGGGATCCCCCATTTGGTGGGATCAGCTTCACTTCGAGAGATTGTCCAGCAAAGCCCCGCGTACTCATGTTGGCGGCAATATGATGGATGATGAGTTGAAGGGTTACGCTCATTTCAACGGCTTCCCGAAACATCAGGACTTCATGGGACGGACATTCATGAACGAATACAGCCGTGTTGAACAAACAGCCCAATATGTGGACTTCCAGATCACGATTAATCCTCATAGATACTCTCAAGGATTCGGTAAGTATCTCGCCGATGATCCGGTTAATTTGATATTACGTGTACGCTATGGTGCTCATGAGGGTGTTCAGGAGATGATTAACATGATCGGTGCTGCCGCTGGTCTTGGCCCGGCCATCGTAACCGAGCCGAAATAAAGAACCTTTTTTGCGTTCATATATTTCCTAAAGGGGAGAGATTCAATTCTCTTCCCTTTTTTGTTATCTTTGAGGCAGTAGAATTAAAATATGATATTATGTCGGCTATTAATGAGTATTTAAAGAGACTGGCTTCCATCTTCGGTAGCATGGGTTTCTCCGTTCCGCCAGATGACTTCTCAGGTGTTGTCATAGACGGAAAGACGTATCCGGTCATGATGAGGAATGACGGGTGTTACGTGTACTTCGATGATAAAGGAGTAAAGAGACTTGTAAGCGAGGTCCCTAAAAAGGACTATCAGTTCATTAACATCAAGGACGCCCGTGTGTCGATCGTCAACCAATGTTATCGTACTCCGGGAGGTCAGGTAGAGGCTCGTATCCATACCTATATGAATAATAAGGGTGAGATATTGGCCGAGAAGATATTTATCATCAACTCATCGGATATCGATACTCCCATTGGCACGGAATTGGATAAGATCCCTGCCGAGTGGGTGGCTATAGATTGTAGTATAGCGGAGATGACCGATCGGGAGTTGATATTCGTAAGTAAATGTTATGCCACGGAAGGAGGCAAGGTTCAGATAGAGGGCGTAGAGTCGGTTGATCCCCGCCTGAACCCGGAGGTGTCTCATTATGAGGTGGTGAATACTACTGACGATAGTAACCCTATTGGAACGAAGTATAATGCCATACCTGATACGTGGAGGCGTATAGTATGTGATTTTCCGGACATGACCCAAAGGGAGATAATACCGGTGCTTAAATGCTTTGATACCGGGACCGGAAGGGTACAGATAGAGGGGTATAAGATATTTGATTACGAGATGGGTACCAGAAAGGAATGGTATCGCGTCAAGCAAAGTACCGATCCTGAGAATCCGGTAGGTGAGTTTATCACCAGCATAAGCGATGACTGGGTTGAGGTCGTTTGTGACTTCACGGATATGGAGGATCGTGATATTGAGGTAACTATAGAATGTTATAAGACACCGGCCGGTAAGGTGAAGCTGGAGGTTCTTACGTCATGGGACGGGAATATAGGAGTTAGGGATAAGAGTTATAAAGTCCTGGAGACTACCGATCCGTCACAACCTGAGGGCGCCAGCTTCAGTTCCTTGCCAGACACTTGGATAAGGGTAGTCTGTGATTTTGACGATATGGAGGAGAGAGATATCAAATCCTATATAGAGTGTTATGACAGCGGTAGCGGAAACGTTAAACTTCGAAGGATGGTGTCGTATGACTCCAAGATAAAGGCCAGATACACACGTTTCGAGGTAGTGGACTCCGATAACGCAGACTTTGTCCCAGGAGCCGCCCTAGCTACCCTCCCCGACGGATTCTCTTTGGTTCCTTGTGATTTCGTTGACTTTGAGGATAGAATGCTTCAGTCAAGGAAAGAATGCTATAATACAGATAAAGGTCGTGTACAGGTATTAAGAATAACGTCTTATGATGGAGATATAGATATAAGGGGCGCTGTTTATGTCGTTACACGATCTGAGAATCCCGATATTCTCGTGGATAGGATATATAATGCCATACCTGGAGGATGGGATCGCATGGTGTGCGAGATGGAGGATATGGAGGATCGTGATATCGAGTCTTTCGTGGAATGTTATGATAGCGGTGAGGGTAATGTCAAGGTAAGGAGAGTCGTGTCTTATGATGCCAAGGCAAACGAGCGCCACGTCCGCTACGAGGTACTGGATTCGGATAACGGCGGTTTCGCCCCGGGACAGCGGATATCCACCCTGCCTACCGGATGGTCTTTGGTGTCTTGTGATTTCACGGATATGGAAGACAGAATGCCTATTGATATCGAGGAATGTTATAGGACATCAAACGGGAGCATACGTATGAGACATGTGGTGTCTTATGATGGTGATCTTGGGAAAAGAAACCAGTTCTGGGAGATTGTGGACTCGTCTGATAACGGATATGGTCTAGGGGATAGGATGAATAGCATCCCATCGGTTTTTATCCGTGAAAGGTGTGCCATAGAAAGGTTGGATGATCGTATTACCAGAAGTGCGATAGAATGTTACTCGACTCCAGGAGGATCGGTAAGAATTAAATCCACTTACGTTATCAACCCTTTAAATCATATTAGGTCGTATAATCATCATGTATTGAGTTCTACGGATAATGATATCAAGATTGGTACTCAATATATCTCTTTGCCATCTAATTTTACTCGTATCGAATGCGAGGAGCCGGATTACATGGATCGGCTTATAGATACTACCGAGACCTGTTATGATACCGGCAATGGTACGGTAAAGATCCGGAGGCAAGAGTCTCTTAACGGTAATCTTGATCTCAAGACATTTGATTATAAGATCGTAGAGTCTACTGATCCAGCATATAGATTAAATACTACACCTACGCAATCTGTTATAGACGGATGGACCGTTATTAGCTGTGATCTCAATATCATGGATGTAGATGATTGTTATGAGATCGGGGGGCATAAGATCCATCTAAAGGGCTTTAGGACGGTCAATCCTGCATTGCAGGATATTAAGTCCAAGCTTTATGTGGTATATTCAGATCATCCGGATTACGGTGTTGGAGATGAGTTGTCTTCTATTCCTGATGGGGCTAAGGTCACGATATGCGATTACGCTGATAAAAGCCAAAGACATATGGTTCCGGTGCGAGAGTGCTATGAGGTAGCCGATGGCCGGTTCTATGTGGAGGGAAGTCGGTTGGTGGATAACGATATGGTCGTTGAGCGGACGTCGTTAACGGTGATGGAGTCATCCTCTCCTACCTACCCGGTAGGTACGACACTGACCTCCATTCCTGTTGGCGCTACTATAGTGGCTTGTTTATGTCAAACCTGTTAATCTGAATGGCTATGGTTAAAGTATGTAATGATTATTTTATGATTGACGCCTTAGCTGGAGGTCAGGTCATAAGAAAAAGGAAATATCGTCGTGAGAATACGATGATAGGATATAAGTGGTATGATTATAACGGGGTCGAGGTTTCCGACCCCATAGAAATATCTCGTCTTGATGGTCTGGCCACTAAACATCAACGTGTAGATGAGGCTTATGATGACCATGCTATTTTCATGTCTTCAACCAACTACGTTAACAGCGTTTCCGGTATACCTATGGACAAGCATATGGTTGTCGTTGAATGGAGACCGGATAGCGAGCAAGGTTTTGTCACCATGGCTCATGACGAGGGTCTTGACGGGGATAGCTATTATATAGTTATTATCAACACCGGAGATAAGCAGGCCACGATCTACACCCCCGTGGATCCTGAGGATCCAAAGGATGGGACTTCCCGTGCGGTTGATAGCGATAATATCTCCGTTGGAGGATCATATGTCTCTATATCCCCTAAGCAAGTAGAGAGGATAAGGGTTACTTTCCGTGACGGTAAATGGTATTATGAGTTAGTCACAAAAACATATCCTAGTAATACTGGAGGTGTTAAGATTGGAGATGTCGATTTTGTGACCTTTAGGTATTTATGGGAATCAAGCTCTGGAAGGGATTTGGATACTATGACGGAAGCCCTTAATTCTAATGTTCCCACCATAGATAATCTTGCTGTAGGTTGGTCTGGTCCCGGAAATGGAGATAGTTCTGTTAGAGAAGTCCTTAAATGGGGTGGTGATAATACCGGGTCTGGTAAGGAATGTGTTTGGATGTCGGTGAAGGATTTAAGGGCTAAGTATTATGATATCCTACCTGAAGAGACGTATTTTATGGCCTACGCTACATGGTTTGGATCTAAAGGCACGGGTAAATGCTCTTTTGAGCTTGTCGGATACAAGGGAGGTACGATGAGCCAAGACGGATATAATTTTATAAATACCGGTGGATCTGTAGTATATCAGAATACATATGATTTTGTATGTAATACCCATAAAGGAGCCGGATCGTATAAGACATCTTACGAGAAAGTAGCTCGTATTACTTACAATAAGCTAATTAATGAGGTGTATATGTCTATTGGAGAGGCTATAGACCAGGAAGATGATTATGATAAACTAGAGAGGGAGGTTGATAATATAAAGAAAAGGCTTGATGACATCGAGGATGAGCTGGATGTCGTAAGACGTATAGCTGAGGGTAAGAATACGGCTTATATATTCGATACTGTCAAGGCTATGAACGACTGGTTGGCCATACCGGAGAACACGGCTAAGCTCCGTGTTGGCGATAGTTTTTGGATTCGCGAGTCGGATGTCCCCGATTATTGGTGGGGTGGGAATCAAGCTCTAGAGCAGGAAGGCCCTAAGGTTGACTTATCTCCTTATTATACGAAAGACGAGATTAACGATATTGTTGATGATATTAATCAGAAGATAGAGGATAAGAGTACGTCGATTATCTTCGATACCTATATCCAAATGAAATCTTTCGTAGACGATCCTACTAACGCCGATAAGCTTAAGGAAGGTACCATCTTGTTGATACGAGATAAAAACGTACCTGATTATTATTACGATGGTGCTGGGATAGTCAAGATGGAGGCTGACGTAGAGCAATGTCTTTATATTACTTTAGCTAATAAGCCTACGGAAAGCACTATAAGTTATACCCAAGATCGGGAGGTAACTAATTTCGCTCCGGGAGCTATAGCTAGGTGGATTGACGCTGACGGGAATAATGTGTTTTATAAGCTTGTTGAGATAGTAGGTGGTAAGGCTAAGTGGATTACCCTTATCGATACTAAATACGGTAATGTGACGCTACAGAGCACTTACGACAAGAATTATGAGATCGTAAATATCGTATCTGGGTCTAGGTTACAGGCTATAAATAGCGAGAAGAATGATATCAAGTTTGTTAATAGCGCTACGGGTAACGTGACTGTCGTGTTGAATGATACCGTATCAGGGGGAGCCAAGAAGCTGGTGAGTATGCTGGCGGTGAACGAGGTAGTCTTGACCCCAGGAGCGGCGGTGTCGTTTACCCGGAACGGTGATGAGTTCGTGCTCACGGAGTTGTTTGGCATTACTATCTTCCCAGATCTGGCGGATGCCAATCGTGAGGGTGAGTGGGTCATGAGCGTAGGCGCAACTGGTAAACCGATCCTTATGGAGGTAAAGGAGATGCGTAAGTGGGATGAGAGCATAACCAAGGAGCTTACAATAGATGAGCTTAACGAGAAGTTCCCTAACGTGGATATCGGATTCGCTGTCGTATGCAAGACCATCAACAAGGTATATGAGATGGTTAACGGATACAAGGAATGGGTGTCTTATGATATAACCTCAATTAGTTGATATGGGATTTTTAGTAGGATATGATACGGTCCTGTCCTCGGTGACGTTTTATGTTAACGAGGATAGGTTCCCTTGTTATAATGGGAAGGATGCTGATTATGTGCCTGATCCGATAGTAGATTATGATGCTTTTAATCGTAATCTCAGGTTCTCGGCAAACAATCCAGGATTCGTGGACGTCGATTGGGGTGACGGGACAAAGGATCAATACCCTTTGGTCAAGATATCTGACGGTAGTTATAGGATAGTATTTAGGTCTTTAGATATTGAGTACAAAAAGAATCCTGACGATACTACATGGTGGTATAGGAAGGAGGATGGATCTCAGTATATACCGGTTCCTCCACATAAGTATAGCGATATCAGGCGTAGGGAGGTTACGATGAGGTTCTCTAACGTAATCGATGGGGAGTTCAATATGGAGGGTATTGTCCTCCATGAGTTTCCTGTAGTTAATCTACCTAATATAACTTATTTGGCTATGGTCAGGTCCGTTTTAAAAAATGGAGATATCCCATATGACAGGATAAGCAAGAGCGTTAATCTTCGTAATATACAGATGGGATCTTTTTCTCACCCTGGTGTTTGGGATAATTGGCCGGAGGGGTTTTTAAAAATGAAAAGATTGAAGTATTTTGGGTGTAATTTCGTTTTTAATTTCGCTGATAATCCTGATTCTAATTGGAGAAGATTCTCTGAATGGAAGAATCTTACTGAATTTAACTTCAACTGGTGTAACATCCCTTCTTATGATCCGGCTTTTAATTCTATTCCAGCAAAAGGTATAAGCATTATAAGCAATCGGAATAATATACCTGTATTTGATGAGGTGGATAAGGTTGGAGATGATAAGACAGGCGTTACTTTTATGGGTAGTGGTAGCTCATGGAAACAAGATCTAGTAGAAGGTAAGTTGAATAAGATTCAGGGCACGTATTGTAATTCAGGCACGGTACCGGTAGACGATCTCCCAGATTGGTTGTATGAGGTAAGGGAATTTAGGATATGGACTTTGCGTGATGGTGGTACATTTATAAATACGCAGGAGAGGGCTGATACATTCGTAAATACATTTTATGATAAGATAATGTCGTGGAGTTATATAACGATGTCACAGACGGCTTCTGACGGTAACAGGAATCAGTTTTATAAACTTACCTTAGATTTATATACTTCCGCAGCTCCTACCAACAAGAGACCATCTGGCGTTTATCAAGCCCCTGAGGGGTTTGTTAAGGGTGTTAGCAACGGTAATCCTACGACGCCTATGGAGAAGGTGTATGTGCTTACCAATAACTACGGGCAGACATGGGTCTTGGCCCCTGCCCCGGCTTCTAAGGCCGCCCTTACGAGGGCAAGGCGGGCTGGGAAGGCTAGGATCACCCCTTTCGTCCTTGGCGTAAAGGACGGCCATGTATCCGTGTTCGGCGGAGATGTATTGGATGATAATATGAGTAAGTATAATTTCGCTGACAAATACGAGGCTATAGATATCTGTAACGATCTGGGATTGGACAGTTCACCGGTTGTCGAGTATTTCAGGAGAATAGAGGAGGGAGAGGTATGAGGCTGATATGTAAGGATACGAATAAAGGCTCTATAACATTTTTTACTAAGGGTAAATACGCTTTTAGGGGCGTTAACAGGAATGATACTACTGATGATGTTCCTGATCCTATATTGGATGGTAATAATTATAATGAGACTATAGGATTTTATTCTAATGCTCCCGGCATGTGCGAGGTTGATTGGGGAGATGGGAGTAAAGAGCAATTCCCTTTTGTAAGGGCTAGGAGTGGATCTATATATGGTCAATACAGGTTGATGTTCAGGAGAAGGGATATAAGTTATCGTAAGAATCCAGACAGTCATCCATGGTGGTTTTACAAAGAGGATGGGAGTGAGTATGTTCCCGCCCCCAATCATGCTTATGATGATGGCATGGATAAGGAGCGTGTGATATCTATGTCTTTTACCAATGATGTTACGATGATGGAATCCTATAGGATTATGATGGTAGGTTTCCCTATACTTGATATGCCTAGCCTTATCAATATAATTATAAGTATTCCTGGGGATCGTACCATAACAGATATACCAAAGGATAGGATAATGAGATCGGTAAATATAGAGCGTATAACATTAAGTGAGTTTGGTGTGGATACGTTGACGTCCATCCCGGAGGATTGGAATAGACTAACTAAATTGAAAGGTCTGAATTTGTCCATGTCTATTGACTTTAGTGATACCGAAGCTTCCAATATAAGGAAATTCCCTTCCATGTGGCCTAATTTGGAGATATTGCATTTAGCTGGTGGAAGGGTAAGGTTATATCCTAAGGAATGGTTATCATTCAATAATTTAAAAGAATTGTATTTAAGTCCTGGTTATGCCACATCATCGTTTGATCCTAACACATGCCCGGCTATGGATGAGGTGGATAAGATAAATTCTAGTTTAAAGATTTTCGATCATATAAATAGATGGTATGGATCTGTCGTGAGTTGGCATCCGTATATGAGCGGTAAGGGATTGGGAAACATTGAGCATATCGACGCTTCATACAGTCATAGTAATATAGATGTAAGTAATCTCCCGGATTATATATATGAGATGAGGTCTATGAATAACTTTTATATGCATCGCAGCTTGTCAACCCAAGTTCGATGTGATACGTTTATATCGACATTATATGAGAGGGTGATGGGGTTTGATTATCTCACTATGTCTTCCTCTGCTTCCGATGGCAAAAGAAATCAGTTTTATGGATTGTATCTAAGTATGTATTCAGCTTCCTATCCTGATGATAAAAGACCTAGTGGCGTATTACAGGCTCCCTCTGGTTTTATAAAGGGTCAGTCTAATGGCTCTCCGTCGACTCCTATGGAGATGGTTTATGTGCTTATGAATAATTATGGATGGAGGTTTAGTATGGCGCCAGAGGCTTCGGTGTTAAGGTCAATACGATCTTCTGATATTGACACGAGGTCGTATAAGCCATATAAGCTTATCGTATTTGACGATGGGCGTACCTTTGTAGGCAATGGAGATGTTTTAGCTCATGATACGGATAAGGTATTATCGTTTGGGGGTCAACCAGAAGGGGAGTATTTGTGTGATTCTATGGGATTGGACAGGAATGTTATTGTAGAATATTTTAACAAGATAGGTAATGGCTAAGACATTATATAAATATGAGGCTTCATCAAATAAGTTCGTGTGGTTCACCACATGGGATAGGGCACTTAGAAATTATTATACCGATGATTATAATTATGTACCAGATCCTGTCGTTGGTAATCCATATAATACGTTTGTTGAGTTTGGATCCAGAAAGCCCGGTATGGCTAATGTGGATTGGGGGGATGGAATAAAGGAACAGTTTCCTATGACCAAGGTTCAAGGGGAGGATAATTATCGTATTATATTCCGTTCTTTAGCGATACAACATAAGAAAAATCCCAATACTACGTGGTGGTTCAGGAAGGAGGATGGATCGCAATACGTACCTATAGATAATCATGCTTACGCTGATGGGAGGAGGGACGTACAACGGGCTGTGTCGATAGATTTTACTTGTGATATTTATTATGCCAATATCCAAGTTTGCAAGATGACATCTTTCCCGATTGTGGATATACCAGGACTTGAGTTTTTGGTCGTATCCCATACGCTGTATGTTAATGACGGTATACCTGTAGACAAGTTGTCAAGATCCAAAAAGTTAATTTATATCGATCTTCAAAATATAGGGCAAAGAATGACCGTAATTCCTGAGGCTATAACCAGTAAGACAGAGGTATATTATTTAAATATGTTTAATATGCTTGATCTTAGGGATATAGAATCTAGCGGGATAAGGAATATAAAGAATATGAAAAATCTTCAAACCCTTGAATTGTCTTCATGTTATTTGGATAGGTATATAAAGGAGTTTAATGATCTTCCTAAATTAACTTCGTTGAAAATACATCCTGGCCCTTCTGATATGTGGAATTATTTTGATATAAATACCCTTCCTTCTTTCGAGGTAGATAAGATAAATCCTAACATTACTGATTTTTATTTTTTAGATGACTGGGTAAGTGGAGAAAGGAGGACGGGTTGGAATGATGATAATATGTCTGGAAGGGGATTGGAACATCTTACTAGTTTCATTGCAGCTCATAGCAATAGTCTTAGAATGGATAAGCTTCCGGATTATATTTATGAGATGAGGTCTATTACATGGTTTGGGGTGAATTGTTCCACTCATAGCCAGAAGCGATCAGATGATTTCGTGGATTCTTTTTATAGGTTGGTTACAGAATGGGATCAGATAACTATGACATCCGTGGCTAAGGATGGGAAAAGGAATCAGTTTTATGGACTTACGGTTTCTATGTATAGTAGTACATTCCCTAACGAGAACCAGCGTCCTTCCGGCACGGAGCAGGCGCCGGAAGGATTCGTGAAAGGCTCGTCCAACGGGTCTCCAGCTACACCTATGGAGAAGATATATGTGCTAAAAAATAACTACGCCCAGAGATGGACGATAAAACCGGCTTAATATGGATAGAAATGATATCATAAAAGAACTTGGATTGTATTTTGATATAGTAGAATTGGTATGTCCTCATACATACAATAAGTGGAAGGACAGATCGTGGCAGTTTCTTGATACAGCGTTTCTCCATAATCTTCTTATATTACGGAGGGATATAATTAAACAGCCTATGTATTGTAATAATTGGGACAAGCAGGGGCAGTTTTCCCAGCGTGGTCTTAGATGCAACATGTGCCAGATCGTCAAGGATAAGAAGGATGTTTATCTATCCGCTCATGTGTTGGGTAAGGCTGGGGATTTCGATGTCAAGTCGATGACGGCGGAACAGGCCAGAGGCTTGATTTTGGATCATCAAGATATGTTACCATATCCTTTCCGGCTTGAGGGGAAGGTGGGTTGGTTACATTTTGACAGCCTTGATACGAGGAACGGTATACACGCCGTGGTGTTTTAGGTACTTAATGGTATAGTGGTTAACTTTGCGTATAGGGTATAAAATGAAAGACAAAGACATGATAGAGCGAGTGGGGGCTTTGTGGAATATTGCGCTTGCGTATGGTGCCTCTTGTTGGGCTTATTTCCAGCCAGTACACCATTTATTGACCGTATTACTTATAGTATTAATAGCGAATTTCTTGGCTAGGTTAGCGCAAAGCGTAAGGGGCTGGAAGCTCCGACGAAGCCGTAGAAGACGGTTTAGTTTTAAGAGATGGCTTAGGGAGGTCAGGTTAACTGATATTCTTAAGGAGTTCGCTTTGTCTTGTTTTATAGTAATGACATTATGTGTTATATATAAGACGCTATACCCGATCGAGGAGGAGGCTAGTATGATACTTACCGTAACCAAATATGGTGTGTATATAGCCCTTGTGGGATATGTCATGCTTTTCTTGAATACCATAGGGGATACTTTCGCTGACGCTTATTTGGTTAAGGTATTCAAGGCCGTGTTTAAGAGGATAAACGTATTCAAGATGTTTAGTTTTTCCAAGAACATACCTGACGAGACGTTTGACGATATAAAGAAGATTGCTGATGATGAGGTTAAGGATAAGTCTTAGGGCTGTTTTTTGTTTAGGTCTGTCGCTGTCCCTGTCCTCTTGCGGAAGCAGGAGGCAGGTTAGCGAAGCGTCTATTGATAGTGGGTTGATCAGCAGGATAGAGACGATGATAGATGAGGTCATGGATCGGGAGATCGTAGAGATCAAGACATCTGATCTTAATGCCGATATTGTTATAACGGAGAGGAAGTTCGATACGAACAAGGATGTTGATCCTGCCACGGGGGAGCGACCGGTGTCCTCGCAGACAGATACCCATATCGTCATTGGCCGGCGGGACAGCACGGTGACGGCTGATTCCGTTGGATTCAATAAGACGAGGAATGATATAAAGGATTTGGACAATAAGATAGATATCAAATCTAAGGATGTAGATGACAAGAAAGAATCCAAATGGCCTACAGTATGGATAGTGTGCGGCATTTTGATGATATTGTTGGTATTGGTATATATATTAAAGAGGATAAATATTTTATGAGAAGAAGAATGTTGAATAATAAGAATGATGGTCTTGTTGATGAACATACAAGATTTCTGATGAGATTTGATAATAATTTTGAGGTTGGTGGATACCCCCCCCTAATATTGAGGATGGTTTAAGCATCAAGGGAGGGGAGTTCGCTACAGATCTTACAAGGACTGGATACAAATACACGAATACGTCCGATTCTTATGGAATGATCGATACATCCAATGTATTGTCATCCATTTATTTTAACGATGGAGATCCATTTACTATTGATTTTTGGTATAAGCCATTAGCTATCATTGATGGCTGCGCTGTTGGTCATGAATGGTTTAATGGTATTTTTTATTTTGGTATAGCAAATGATAATGGCTTATGTTTGTATTTCGCCACTTATAGAGGATTATATGGGATCAATGCAGGTAATGTAAATGTTGGTAGATGGTATCATGTTGCTATGGCAAGGAATATTGATAATAAATTGTTTTGTTTTATTAATGGTATTCTTGTGGGTCAGTTACAATGCCCTAGTTATTCGTTGAGGTTATATAATATAGATCTTAATAGACAAAGGGATGGCAGTAATAGAGGATCTTTTGTGATAGATAATTTTAGGATAAGTGATGTAGCTAGATGGACGTCTAATTTTGATCCTCCTAAATGAAAAGGGTTTATGATCTACCATAATCCCTTGCCATTCATCCTTACCCACGTACCAACCAAAACCAAAATGAGGTCAGTCCCGGATTCGAACCGGGGTATATGGTTTTGCAGACCACCGACTAAACCACTCATCCAACCGACCGTGACGCGAATATAAAGATTTTATTTGACCAGATAACTTAATTGACCATCTTTTTAACTAACAACTTTCCTTAAAGCCAAATAGTTCTTATTTAACTTCTGGAACCGTAGAGATAATTGTATAGACAAGTATTGTTTTTAGGTGACTCTTGCTGGAAGCCAATAAACAAGGTGGCGGCGTCATGGCGTGGGGCTGGTGGCTGCCTCCCATGGCCGGCCAGGAGCGGAGCGACTCACGACCAACCCTGCCGATTCCCTTTGGCACTTCACGCTTTAGCGCAGAAAAGAAGTAAACATATAGGATCATTATGTTTAAAGATAGTAGTCATCTGCCAAATAAGATCGAATGTAAGGATATAGTAAATATCTCAATAATACAATCATAAAGAGTCTTGAGTGGGATTATTAAGATCTTTATCTGCCAACATACTACTCATTTTTAAATTAATGTTTTTTGGATGTCTACTTTAGATAATAAAAGGCGTTAGCTAACATCATTTCATTAATAGGGTTATTAATTAGAAATTGGTAAGAATTAAATAAAGGAATGCTTTATAATGAGATTTGCTTCAGAAAGAGGCGAAGCTTCTTATTACACATGTCACAAAATGGACAACTGTGTTTCAGCAAGTTATGTTATTAATGAAATAATAATGGTGATATATGGGAAAATTAATTCATCTTATTCTTTTAAAGGTCTTATATTTTGCTTATATTTGAAGTGGACAAAATATGAACAATATGAATTTCGACTTGAATTATATAAGGAAATGCTCTTCTATGATAAAGGAATTTCCGGTGTATACCGAGGCTGAGAAGAAGCAGGTAGATGAGGGGCGTACTTGCATTAAGCTATCTAAAGGTCAGCCTATATATCCGCGTAATTTCAAGAAACGTAGAGATACTTTCGCTGGCGCTGATTATACCACGGCTAATCCTAGGAACATCAGTCCTGATGATATTTATATACCTCCCTACTTTAGGCTTAAGATTATTATGGCTATTATCATCAACTTTGATAGAGCTATAGTGTTTAATAGGATATCTGATAAAGATTTTAAGCTAGGTATGACGTACCGGTTTATCTATGAGTATGTAGGATCGTTTAAGTGTTTTGAGAAGGCTTATAAGATGATATCGATGGTAGTTGATAGCGAGTTGTCGATCATGAGATCAATCGGTGATTATAATTATAAGTGGAATATTCGCAAGGTTTATCCATCATGCTTTGTAGGCAAGGCTAAGTTCAGGTATATTGGCGGCGAGGACAATGCACCTGTAAGTTCAAAGGGGAGGGCTAATAAAGCTAGAAGAGCCGCTGTTGACTACAAAGTTATGATTATGGTGAATATCATAAATACCAGATCTGCGAGTAAGATAAGGAAGATGATTGACTCTGATGGTAGTCTTAAAAACAATGGTAAAAGGTTTGACGGTAGGAATGATAAAGTTCTTTTCAGTATATTCAATAGTCATTTGATTCACGAGGGATTTAAGGAAGTTAAAACCTCGTCCTTATATAAGTACTTGAAAGAGGCCTTAGATTTTTTAGGTGTAAGTCTATTAGAGTTAAGATCTATTGCTGATAGAGCTATTTCTGACATAGAGGATGGCAAGGAAGGATATGAGCCTGGCCTATGCTCTTATGATGACTGTTTTGATATTAATTCTTTTGTGGAGGATTCGTGATGAGTAGCTTTAGTATCATAAGAGGTGGAGATATGTCCATCGTATTTAACCACGATAATAATATGTTTAATATCCAAGAGCTATCGGATTCCATTGGATGTAAGAATATACTGTCATCTGTCGTAAAAGATCCTTTGAATGGGTCGATGTATGTTATTAAAGAGATATCCGATCAGAAGTGGGGAGATATAGTGGCTTTGGTTAGATTCGGATGTTTGTTGAATAAGTCTCTTGTAAAGGAGATAGTCGTCAAATCTATAAGATTGTGGGTAGATATTTGTGGTATGTCTTACAGCGATATCAAATCATCTACATCCGATCCTATATACAATACGTTCCTTTTTAGCGGCTATATGTCTTTGGCTGGGGATAATCCTGACCTTAAAAAGTTTATTGTATCTCTTAGGAGTAGAATGCTTAGATATGATCTCACATGCTTATGTCTTTATTTAGCTATGTCTATGGCTATCAATGGAGGTATAATTCTAAGCGAGCAGGATCTTCTTGATGCTCTTATCTTATAGCCTCGTTTGTTTTATCGATCAAATTAGTATCTTTGTGAAAAAGATATTAAGATGAATCAGATCAATATCATACCGAAGATAATTCATGATAAGTTTGCCGCTAGGATTATCATGGATGATTACGATATAGAGAAGCCTATCGTAATTACTGTCGTAGCTAGGCGTAACGATGGTGAGTATAATACCCAGATATTGACATACCCGACATCGGGAGTCGATTATGAGGGTAATGTAAGGATGGTGTTTTTTGATGTCGCTAGGTCTCATGTTTGTCAGATAACATCGGTGTTTATCAACGGTCATGAGGTTAAGACATATTATACCGATATCCCGGATCTTGATATGCAAGCCCGTTATGACGATAGCTTATGCCGGTACGATAAGAAGGTTAATATGAATGATATTCGGCTGTCATTTCAGGTGCTAGAGACACGTGATCCCAAGGTGTTGCAGGTTCTGGATGAGTCTGAGTGGGGGCTACTGGAGGACAGGAAGGCGATCATCGAGATCACTACGCCGGGCATGTCCGACCCCGTTACGTTGTTCCTTGGCAAGAATCAGGTCAATACCTTTACTAGCCTAACATTAGGCCTCAATTGCTTTAATTACGATGATTGTAATGTCAAGTACCTTGATCTACCTGATGGTATATATGATATCAAGATCATAGGTAGCCCTTCTACTTACAACTTCAGTCGCAAGTATCTTAAGACGGATCTTATACGCAGACGTCTCGACCGGCTATGGATCAAGACTGATGTCTTATGCGAGGACAAGGATAAGGATCTTATAGACAAGATACAGGAGATGGAGACACTTATGGTCGTAGCCGAGGCGAATGTCAGGTTGGATAACATAAGGGCCGCCCATGAGATTATTGATCGTGTCGGAGAGCTTCTTGAGATGGCTACCAATTGCGTGGATTGTTAAACATAAAAATATTTAGTCGTGGGTTGTAATACTTGTAAGGAAAAGGCGTTAAGGGCCGAGAGAGAAAGGATTGAGAGAAGTATGATGAATCATTCTTCTTCTACCGCTGTTAGCGATATGGAGTACGCTTCTAGAAGAACCGCTGGTTGTATGGTTATGCAAGATCCGTTGCAGACCATGGAACGTGACGTGGTTAGTATATATAAGCAAGTTCGTACCAAGGGTGATGGCGTGGGTGTATCTTATCTTAATATGCAGAAAAAGATCCGTGAATGGATCAAGAACCTGCCGTATGGATGCCCGCCTGACGAGGAGGTACAGGAAATGAGAAAGGAGATTCTGAATGGGCGCGCAGAGCATATCAAACCTTGATAGGACGGATTTATGTAAGTCCGTAGACGAATGGCTGTCCTGCCAATGGGGTAGATATATGAGATACCATAGGTATAGGATCGGGAATAAGCCCGATATATCCTATTGGGGTAAGATAATTCGTCTGCAAAGGTCATTATGTGATAATGATTGCGGGTTATGCCCGGATGAGGTGAGATCGTTAAAGGAACGTGTTAATAAGTTGCTGGCATGAGAAAGTATAATTGTTCACATATAACTCCGTCCACTTGCGTACCTTATGAGGGTGATCTACCAGAGTGGTCAAAGCATAAGGACTCTGATGAGTGTGTTATGATCTCTGATGTGATAGAGGAGATATATGACGAGCTTACCCGTATCAGGGAGGCTATAGATGTCCGGGATCTTGGTGAGTCTTGCGTGAAGGTAAGTGGCGATAAGACTGTAGCTAAAATCCTTTACGCTATTGAGGATAAGATTTGCAATGGGTAATTAATGTCCTGATTTTAGGATATTAAAAATAGCCAATCGGTTTGTGTTTATCATCCCGATTGGCTATTTTTGTATGTCCGCCGACTCTCACGAGGGAGCGGACATAAAGTATTTAATTATTAATCTCAAAATTAGACTAAAAAATGAAGACGGTTAATGTTTTGACGAGAAAAATGGGTGATTTTAACGTTTTTCAAAGAACTAGTGATGGTTATTTTGATGCCAACAGTTTACTTAAGCAATGGAATGATAATCCCGATAGCACGAGAAGACGGCTTGATGATTTTATGAATAGTGGTAGAACTAAGGAATTTATTAGTGCTTTATCTGAAGATGAAAGCCATAGGAGAAAAATCGACATTGGTGATAATCAATTAGTTATAAAAGTAAAAGGTAAGACAACTAAGCATGGTAAAACTCCTGATAAGGTGTGGATGCACCCTCTGTTGTTTATAAAATTTGCCATGTGGATAAATCCTAGATTCGAAGTTCAGGTGTTGAGATTTGTACATGATCAACTTATAGATTACAGGGATAAGGCTGGTGATGCTTACAAGAGGATGTCTTCCGCTTTATCTAAAATAATTGAATCTTCAAGACTAAGAGATAAAATACAAGATTTGGCCAGATCCGTAAATATTATTGTCTATGGCCTTCATGAGACTATGATAAGAAATTCTGTTGGAGAGGAGGCTAAGGCTAAGGAGTTGATGGAGCTGGAGATTGATATAGCCAAGATGATTGAGTTTGGATATATAACCACAGAAGAACAGTTAAGGGATTATTTGTATAAGGTTTTGAGAAGCAAAAAGGCTCTTCCTTTGTAATTTGATTTTAAATTGTATCTTTGTGACAAAGTGAATCACAATGGTATACGGTAATAAAGAAATAGTTCGGACGTTCACCAGAAACAACCCGCCTGCCGGGTATGTGGGCGGCTCTGTTGACTACCGGGTCCCGGCCAACGTCTATTTTGGCGATACGCAGGAGGAAGCTGACAGCAAGGCTGAGGATGATATCAAAGCTAACGGTCAGGACTATGCCAACACATATGCCGACATAATACCGTCCGTATGGTATAATGATCAGGTATGCGATGAGTTTATCAAGAACGATTGCGTAAGTGGTAAGGGGTCCAAGGAACAAATATGCGTAGAGGAAGGCAGGTTTGTGTCATACGTATCCAAGAAAGACGCCAATGATAAGGCGATGGTTGAGCTTGGAAGGATCGGGCAGGGGGAGGCCAACGCCGTTGGGACATGCTGTAAGGACTGGGCCTCACAGCCTCTTCGTGGCGTTTTCTACAAGAACGATTGTGAGGCTGGGACATCAGGTAAAGAAGGTATTGTGTATGAATTGCCAGCCGGAGCCGTCATATCCGATATATCCCAGATTGATGCTGATACGTTAGCTTATAGGAAGTTCATGAAAGAAGGACAGGAGAAGGCTAACTCCGAAGGTAGTTGCTCCCCTGTATTCTATAATACTACGATCGGTGATTGGTTTGAGAAGGTATGTCCGTTTGGATATAAATCAGGTAGGGTATATTATTCTATCAAAGCCAATAGGTTTAGATCATGGATATCAGTAGAGGATGCCAACGCCAAAGCCCGTGAGGTTTTGATGGTAGAGGGGCAGGAGTACGCCGATCTTAATCTTGAGTGCGAGAAATGGATTGAGAATATTGATCAAGAGGATCAATGTTATTGGTAAGAATGCGTTTGTGTTTTCCATAATGTTAGATTAGTGTTTGGAGGTAGGGGCTTATGGTCTCTACCTCTTATTGTTTCATGCGTCTCGTTGTCTTATAATCAAACCAAATAAGTATCTTTGCTAAAAACATTAATATTATTAATATGTGTAATACAGGTGGTTGTTGTCATGATCATTCGAGGGAGCGTCCTAAAGAATGCTGTCATGGCGTTAAGATAGATAGGTTTCTTAACAAATGCCCTGAGGATCCTTGTGATCCTTGCGATAGGGATTGTCAGGACGAGCCTTGTGTTGGCTATGGATGTCCTATAGTTTTATATGATAAATGCGTCTTATACTCAGGTGATGAGTTGGTGGTGGACGGTATAGAGAAAGGCACTGATATCTCTGTCGTTGTAGACTCATTGAGGCGTATTATAGCGTCTAGGGATAAGCAGATAGATTTATACCATCGCGAGGTTCTGGATTTGAAGAAGATTATAAACGAGCTTGTCAACGCCGGTAATGGCGGTGGCGATAGCGGAACTGAAGAGGAGGTATGGTAACAATGAATGGTTGTAACAAGAAACAATACAGGCCTACTGTAGACGATACGAAAGTACCGTGCTCTACGTACATGAGCACCGACTGTGTTTATCCAGGAGACAAGGTACGTGTGGAGTCATTGGGATTATCTCCCAGCTGCGATATGTCTGATGTCCTTAACGCTATGATAAAGGCTATACGGGACAGGGATGCTGAGATACTTGAATTAAGGAGAATGATTAATAAATTGATTTGATATGAGGAATAACTGTAATCCATGTAAGCCGGAATATAGACCGGGGGATGAATGTAGTATCTACAGTTCCCAGATCATATATGATGGTCAGTCTTTTCCTGAGGCAGATATCAGGAACGGAGATGGCATGAATAGCGTAATCGAGTCTCTGGTAAGGAAGCTGGTTGCCGTATCTGGAGCAACGGCGTCCATCCAAAGGGATTCGTTTAAGGGAGTGCAGGCCGTAAGGTTAAGATACGAGCCTCTGAATGTTCTTAGCGTGACCTACTGCGGTACTATCGTACCTAACGACGGGTATGTCGTTTCTGGTAGATCCATTAAGTTCAAGAAAAGGTATTGCATGGGCGATGAGTTCGCTGATGTTAATATCGTATATACTACATTGAATAGTAATATTTTAAATACTTCATGCTATGGCTAAGAGAGTGTATGATACGGTCTTGGCTTCCGAGTGTGACGGTTGGGTATGTGGTGAGACACTTAAGAAAGGGTCTGTCCCAGCAGACAGGTTGGAGCTTGATTCTTTTTCAGAGGCCGTCAGGGAGCTTATAGAGCGTTTTTTCGAGGAGGGATGGTTGCCGGACATGATCTGCGATCTTGGTTGTGGTGGCGCCAGCGTGTTTGAGATTAAGCCTACTAACTTCGAGTATCCTCCTGAGGGCGGTGAGCAGATTCTGGAGATTATCGTAGGTAAGAGTGATAAATGGACTATAACTCAAGCGGAATGATATGAATAATTTAAAAGATATTCTTGCTAAGATCGAGCAAGGTTCCTCATGGGTGTCCTACGACAAGATTTCCGGTACCGGCCCTGATAAGGTGGCTATTAAAGTAGAGCCGGGATGGATGGGTAGGTTGCCTAGGGAGACTTACGTAGCGGTCGAGAAAGGCAAGGTAACGAAACTCGCTACCATAACCCAGAAGGGTATGGAGCGGGTGAGCGTGGATCCGGCCAATATCATGTTTGACATGGAGGGCGGGACGGCGGTCATCAACGCCAAGCTTAACTCCGCCTCGGTCAAGGCCTCCTGCCTTACTCTTGGTGGTTCGGTAAGTAAATGCTATATGGTGTCTATGAACGTCAACGGGCTATCCGTTAAGATACCTGACGAGGATAGCAGATACGTGGTGTACGCCGATCCTGAGGATCCGGGAGCCACTGACCTGTATGACGCTAGCTTCGTTATAGCCATGCCTAAGAACATGGATAACGAACAGCATCATGAGATGTTTGTCTTGAATGGCAAGGTTGTTAATATCAATCAACAGCCTAATGATATACCTTATATTATACTTGATCATGACTTTGATAACGTGACTAGTGAGAACGGTCAGGTCGTTATCGATATCAAGTCCAATACCGAGTATGATATTGAACTGGTATGTTGCACTTGTGGCGATGGCAGCGAGGAGCCGGAACCGGAACCACCCTTTAACGTGGATCCGCAAAGGTTGACGCTTAATAAGGATGGTGATACCCAGATCGTGAGGGTAGAGGCCGGAGATAATGTTTCATGGAGAATAGAGGAGGATTGACATGGCAAGGGAAGTAGATAAGAATTGCGTTGAGGGTAATTGCTTTGCCATTAACGACAAGAGCCATGGGGTAGGCGATAATAAGCTTAACATCGTATACAAGGCTAATTACACCGGTCAGATCTGTACGGCTAAGTTCCGTATAACGTCAAAGGACGGTAGTGTTGTTAAGGAGTATATGATAGCCCAAGATGCCAAGCCCGTTTATTATAATATCAAGATGGTTCAGCCGTTTACCAAGGATGACTGTCTAGCCAACCAGCACGGTTCGGTTGTCTTGTATGTGGTTGAGGAGCGGACGTACAAGTCGTTTATCTCACAGGAGGACGCTGACGCTAAGGCTATGGAGGATATAGCTCTTAACGGACAGAAGTACGCCAATGAACATGGTGAGTGTATAACTGACATCTGGTATAACGAGGAGCAAAGGAAAACCTTTATCCGTAACAATTGTGATAAGTTCAGTGATGGTCAGGAATATGTTTACATCGTTCCTGAGGGTAAGTACGTGTCTTCTATCTCTCAAGAGGACGCCGACAGGAAGGCTCTTGAGGATATTGAAAAGAATGGTCAACAACAAGCTAATCTGGAAGGTGAGTGTAAGCCTAAGGAGAATATCTATTATGGTAAGTTTAGCAAGACCTTTACCCGTAACAATTGCGACTCCACTCAATACGGAACGGAGGTTGTTGTTAACGAGACTATGGTAGAAGGCGACTTCAGGTCTATCGTCTCTCAGGAGGAGGCTAATAAGTTAGCGCAAGCCGCTGTAGAGGCTCAGGGTCAGGATATAGCTAATATCAAGGGTAATTGTGAGAAGATACCGGTATTTACCGGATCGTATTCTAAGGTATTCCAGAGAACCAATTGTCCTGAAGGTTCTACGCCTGTTGACTTTACCGTGGATGAGAAGATGTGTACCGGTTATCCGTTCACTTCTACAGTATCACAGGATGCCGCCAATAAGCTGGCGCAGGACGCTGTGGAGGCGCAAGGTCAGGCTATCACCAACGAGCGTGGCGATTGTCAGACTAACGTCTACTATAACGTTAGGATGGAGAAGACAGTCACTAGAAACAATTGCGATGAGTTCCATATCGGTCAACCTTATACTTATGTCGTTTCCGCCGGTAAGTACTTCTCTATTATCTCCCAGAAGGACGCTGATGATAAGGCTAAGGCTGATCTTGAGGCTAACGCCCAGCAACAAGCCAACCTAGAAGGTGAGTGTAAGGAGAAGACGATCTACTACGGTAAGTATAGCAAGGAATTTACCAGAAACAATTGCGATAAGACTCAGTACGGAACCAAGGTTACCGTGGATGAGACTATGGTGACAGGGGATTTCAGGTCTACCGTATCTCAGGAAGACGCCAACAATAAGGCTAAGGCCGCCGTCGAGGCTCAAGGTCAGGATGTGGCTAACGTGAAAGGTAAGTGCGAGAAGGTGCCTGTATATACCGGTACTTATACACGTACGTTTACCCGTAACAATTGTGGTACTGGCACTGGTGGTACTTATACGGTAAATGATAGGATGGTTGACGGTTATCCGTTCACGTCTACCGTATCTCAGGAGGATGCCAATAACAAGGCCAAGGCCGCCGTTGACGCCCAAGGACAGGCCCTTGCCAATATCCACGCCCTTTGTACGTACACCGGCCGTGCTTCCTTGGAGTTCACGAGAAACAACTGTGGTGAGTGTAAGATCGGATCTAAGGTGACGATCTCCCAAGATATGGTAGAAGGACACCCATTCCAGTCTAACGACTCCCAGACCGCCGCTGACGCTATGGCTATGACCGCCGTACAGGCTCAAGGACAGGCTTTGGCTAACACCAGGGGTACTTGTTCTGACGCTACTATGTATACCGGTAGGGCTAGCTTCGAGTTCACTAAGAGCAATTGTGGAGCTAATCAGATAGGAGATCCGTTCACCGTGACACAGGATATGGTCGATGGTCATCCGTTCCAGTCTTGCGTATCGCAGGATGAGGCTAACTTGGTGGCTATGGCCGCTGTCATGAATCAAGGACAGAGGGTTGCCGATGAGCGTGGTACTTGCCATGAGGCTCCTAAGTACACCGGTCATTATAGTGAGGTGTTCGAGAAGAATAATTGTCCATCCGGATTGATACCTTCATCTGTTAACGTTACGGAGGCTGATGTCACTGGTGGTCCGTTCTATTCTTATGAGAGCCAGTTCGCCGCCGATGAGCTTGCCAAGGCCGCTGTCAAGGCGCAAGGTCAGGCTATAGCCAACGATCGTGGTACTTGCGACGAACTGAAGATATATGTAGGTAATTATAGCAAGGAGTTCACTCCTAAGTGTCCTACTTGTCAGTACGCCGATCCTATCACCGTAACTCCGGATCTTATGGGTCAGTTCTTCACCTCAACCCGTTCTCAGGAAGAGGCAGACGCTTTGGCTAAGGCCTATATCGACAGAATGGGTCAGGCGTTCGTCAATAAGAACTACGATGATACGTGCCATACGAAGACCGAGCAACCGGTATGGGAGACTATAGAGACTGTATGTAAGGACTGTATCTCTCAGTTACATCAACGTAACACTAATACCTGTTATACTGATCCTGATAATCAAGAGCGGTATATAGCTGGTGGTAATAATACATGTTTCTGGTTTGGTACGGCATCCAAGGCCTTTACCCGTCAATGTGCGGATGGTGGAGTTGGAAGCTCTGTTACCGTAACTCAGAATGATGTTACGGATCCAAGTCCTAGCTCTGATGGTAAGTTTAAGTCATGTGTATCCCAGGCTGACGCTAACGCCAAGGCATTGGCCGCCGTGAACTCTCAGGGTCAGGCCGTGGCTAACTCGAAGGGTACTTGTACTTGGACAGGAAGCTATACCGGTCAGGTTCAGAAGAACAATTGCGCTGACGGCGGCGTAGGCGACATGGTATCCGTAAGTAGCGACAGGCTGCCGGGACACCCGTACACCTCCACCGTTTCCTTGGCTGACGCCAATAAAAAAGCTGAGAATGCCGTTCGTGGATCTGATGGTCAGAATTACGCCAATAAGAACGGTGGATGTACTTGGACTTACGTGGCAAGCCGTGACTTCTATAAGAACAATTGCGCCGGAAGCGGGGTTGGTCAGAGAATAACGGTGACCTCTACGCAAGCCAACGGCGGTACGCCTATCACCAGCAAGGTTTCTTTGGCTGATGCCAGGAGCAAGGCAGAGCAGATCCTAGACCAGAGAGGACAGGATTACGCTAACCAGCATGGCACTTGTGTGTGGACCGGTACTGGAAGCGCTACGTTCTATAAGGATAATTGTGGTACATGTAAACATGGTGTCGCTCTATCCGTTCCTTATAGTGCCTTAGGATTGTCAGCGTTGACATCTACCGTATCTCAGGCGGATGCCGACAGCAAGGTTCAAAACGCTTTCAAGAATGATACGGCGACTAAGACCGCCGCTCAGGCTTACGCTAACAAGAATGGTGATTGCGCCGATGACGATGATACCCCATCTTATGATGATTGGAATTATTATTGTAGTGGATGCGATTATCGTAGGAGTAGGAATCAGACCAATCCTTGTTCTTCAGCCTCAGATCAAGATGAGTTGGTTGAGTCCGATTCAAGATCTTGTGGATGCGGATGTGATAATACATACCATATGGATAATAGCAGGTGTAATAATGGTAATAGCGAGGAGCATTATTCTAGCGAGTGTGATCCTACAGGATATTGGCAGAATGGTGGTGAACATTGCTGTAATCCACATGACTACACTATCTATACCAATGAGGTATGTAAGGGATGTTCGGGCGAATGCGGTGATGTATGTGTTCCTGATAGCCCTATTAAGGTGGTTAGCGCTGGTGAATATTGCGCTTCTTCATCGAATCTGGCTAGTGAACAAGCTTATAACAAGTATAAAGAGTACAAGGATGCATTACAAAATTTAGTTGATGCTAGGATATGTCCTTCTAAGGTTGGCAATGATGACCGATGGGGAAATGTCAAGGCCACGAACTGTCCTAGCAACTGTACTCCTAAGACTATCAGTTATAAGCAAATCGCTGGTAAATATGAGGCCTGCACCAAGGACGAGGCAAATAGGATAGCCGACAATAACCTACAATCCGATGGTATCTCTTACGCTAATGGCTTAGCTCAGGCCGATAGATGCGATTGCCCGGAGCCAACAAAGACGTGGAGCGCCAACGCTATGCTGAGCGGTGATCCTTGTAATGGTCTGTCTGGTTCTACATCTGCATCAAGGTGCTCCTATGAAGTGTCTTACGATAATCAATGTGGATCATCTAAATCAATAACTGTAACTGTTACTGGTAGGAATGATCATGGACAAACCGTTACGGCTGGAAGTACTACCGTAAGTATACCTACTGGGTCTGGTAAAAAAACCGGTGTCATAGGTTTTGATTCAGGAGTACAATGTGGGTCTATAAGGGTTTCTGGAGGAGGATCTGGGAACTGTTAAGATTCTGATGTATAACAAAAAAAGGAGAGGCTAATAAGTCTCTCCTTTTTATTAAAAACCATAACAGCAGTGATTGTCAACAATTACCTGAATCATGACCAGAGATTGTTACATCTCCACATACCACTTCTCGGCTAAAATATACACTTCCACTCTTGGTTCCGGATCCTGCGGGAATTGTAAAGCTAGCGCTATTGACCTGCTCTTCTCCGTTTTGTGTATATCCTATACCACTCACAGAACCAGATATAGATCTACCACATTGATTATTATACGTAATCGTAAATCCTCTTGATGTGACAAGTTGTTCATGGCTCATGCAATCATTATTCATAGATACCGACCATGACCACGTTTTTGTTGGCTCCACGCAATCGCATCTATCGGCCTGAGCTAAGCCATTAGCGTAAGAGATACCGTCTGAATCGATGTGAGTTTAGCTTATTCAATGCGCATTGTTTATCTATTAATTAAAATCATTAATATTGTATCGTTAATATTAATACATTAAGTTATGGCTTGCAATAAGAAAAAGAAAATGGCTAATGGAGGCAAGGTCTCCGAGAAAAAGAAACCTCAACTGAAATGTGGAGGCAAGGTTAAGAAAAAGAAGTAATAACCGGAGGGGTATATCCCCTCCTCAGTATTTAGCATATGAAAAATTCAGAATTTGTATCTAGAATCATAAATGATATGAACTCCATCAATAAGGACGCTCATGTCAGTAGGAGATGGATATTATCCATAGGAAGACAAAAGGCAAGATCATATATAGCCCAGAAGTATGCTGATGGAACCTTGTTCGGCGAGGAATCACTGTATACTCATATCAATTGCATGGAGATGGAGAGGGTTCGGAAAATTGATTGTTGTTTTGATGAGTTTAAACTATGCAGGATACTTATGAGATCCAAGAAAAGATTGCCCGATATGATATATACCCGTATAGGTCCGGCTATCATCAAAGTATCAAACATCATGGATGATATTATATTTACCTCCATATCGTTAAGAAAATACGCTAACAACAAGGAACGTAAATACGGGAATATAGATCAATACTATTATTATGTCAATGATGGATATATCTATATACCAGATATTAACATAGAGGCTATAAATGTTGATCTTATAACTCTCGACAGAAAAGCGGCGTTAGAGCTAGGGGGATGTGGAGCTGAAAAAGATAAGCCATGTACATCTCAATGGGATTATGATTTCATATGTCCTGACAAGCTACTAGAATATGTTGTCTCAGAGACGTTAAGAGAGACGATAACCAAATTGCAGATTCCTACGGACGAGAATCCGGATATGGATATTAACAAGAAAACTCAAAAGATTCAGTGATAATGGATATAATAAGATCAATAATTAATTTCTTCGGTTTCAATGATGCCATAGTTGATGGTATAGGTGAAAGAGGGATGAGGGATAGCTCAATCATAAGATATAATGAGGTGCATGATATGTATGACAAGATTATAAAAGATCTGGGAGATATGTCGGCTTACGTATCCAAGGGTTATATCTATGATAAGATAAAGGAAAGAACGGGATTAAGTACCAGACATATTAGTAGGATATTAAATCATACTAAGAGAAAAGATCTTAGGTTTATATAAAAAGGAGAGGATAATCAACCTCTCCTTTTTGTTTTTAACAGCCTCCACCTTGACTTGGATTAGATACATACATGCTTGTAGCATTGCTAACACAATCACTTCCGCCTGATACCGTTCCCGATCCGGATGGTATGGTGACTGTTTTAGTGGTAGAGAAATATTCTACATCTCCAGATGGTTCAGATCTAGTATAATACACATCAAATGATGCTGTTTTAGATTTACCACATGGATTATCATAGCTTACGGATATACTTAAGCATTGTCCATTAAAACTTCCGCTAGCGTAAGCGCTCCATGTTTCGAGGCAATCGCATCTATCGGCCTGCGCTAAGCCATTAGCGTAAGAGATACCATCGGATTGTAGGTTATTGTCGGCTATCCTATTTGCCTCGTCCTTGGTGCAGGCGGTGTATTTTTGTGTATAAATTTCTTGTATTAGGATGAAATTGTTATATTTGTGATATGAAAACAAAGTCATTTAAAATACTTGATCAATACTTTCTTCGATTCTATAGATCTATTATGTCTAAGAACGGGAAAAGGAGGAAGCATACGATCGTGGATAAGAATGATATCCTTGAGTGCCAGTCGTTGATCTGGAAAGTCATACGTGATAGGTATCTGGAGGATGAGGGAGGGGTTTATATAAACAACATCGGTTATCTATGTCATAAGATTAATCCTAACCGCAAGATATATCTGAATAAACTTACCGGTACTATTAATAGGCGTGGGACGGGTGGATATTCTTACGTCCATACGTGTATGGATTTTATGCCTAGGAATAAGTATTTTCATCTATATATCTCTCCGGCCTTGAATAAGGAATGTAGGTTGGCTATGGAATCAGGTAGGAGATATAAGTTCTTGTATCGGGAGGTTGAGTCGGAGAGTAAGGTATTTGGAGTTAAATGGGTTTATAAGCTGTAGAAGTTTTTGTGATCCAGTTAGCCCGTGAGGGTAGACTGGATTTTTTTTTGTATCACGGATTCAAATACATATCTTTGTGCAAAAGACTTAAATATGACTATAAAAGGGCTATTGGCCGAGATCAAGGCCGATTTACATAAATACGATGATAGCGGGGCTATAGATACCTCGTCTGTTTATAGGTGGGCTGAGATCGCCCTGAAAAGGTTCGGGGGTGTTATAGCGGTCATGTCAGAGGCGGTTGTCAAGACCAGTAATAAACAGGCGGTATTGCCTTCCGATTTTTTCGACATGCTTGACGCCTATAGGTGTGAGCCTCTTATCTGTGAGATTCCTGGCGGCGACAAGGCTAAGGCTGACCTCCAACACGAGATCGGCTGGGTCGAGCGCACCGAGCGCGGTTTCCGTTGGAACTCCTGCACCGAGTGCTGTAAGGAGGAGTTTGAGAAGACGATCACGGAGAAGATATATATCGGGTCTCACGAGGTTCGTTTCCATTATCATCATCCCGTAAGGTTATCCATAGGTCGTGGGTTGAGGCGTGATTGCGCCTCCGACAAGTATCGGGATAAATATGCTTGGGATAATTATGATATAACTATATCTGGCAATACTATGTATACTGGGTTTGATGGATTTATTTACATCATATATCGTGCTACACCCAAGGATGATGACGGTCTTCCGTATATACCTGAAACGGCGTTAGGATACCTTGAGGATTATGTCGAGACGTATATCAAGATGAAGATCTTCGAGAACGCTGCCGTGAATGGCTTGATACAAGGCGCTGGTGACGCTTACAAATTATATGCTCAGCAAGAACCGGTTAAGTTCGCTAGGGCCATGAAGGAGCTTAAGATGTCGATGATTACCTTGAATGATTATCGGGAACTGGCTGAGGATAATAGGAGAAGGATGCTGTCTCATGAGCGTATGTGGCCCAACGCTTTTGATAAGTATATTAAACTTATTTAACAAAATACGATGATATGGCTGATTGGATACATTTAGATAAGACAAGTGGTACCGGCCCTGCCGAGGTTAAGGTTACCGCTGATATCAATGAGACTGGAGAGATACGTCAGGCTACGTACAAGGTTATAAAAGAAGGCACCAAGGAGGAGAAGACGTTCGTGTGCAGGCAGGAGTCGGTTCCGGTGGTGATCATCCCTGAGTTCGATTTCCTTGTGCTTAGGTATATCTGGGCTGACGAGGACGGCATTGACTTCGACACGGCGACCGGTTTCGATAACACCGGCCTCCCGGACGTGGACGGCAAGCTGGTTGGTTGGAGTAAACAAAACCAGACCACGCAGGAGCGGGTAGGTGATTATCTTATCCACGGTGGTGATAACATGGAATCAGGTAATGAGGCGGCTCTGATCCAGATGGGACCGTTGTTGGATGGCGATAATTACGATAAATTACCTCTTGAGATCAGATGTGGTATATACGGTAACTGGTATGGCGGTCGAGAAAGAGGAAATGTCACTATCAAATTTACAGCCTATAAGGGTGGGACAATGGAAAAGCGTGGATATGATTTTGTCAACATAGGAGGTGAGGAGGTTTATACCGGTGATGCCCCTACTAACGTATCCGCTCACGGCGAGGATAATTGGCAAAATATAAAGACCTTGTATTCTAAGGTAGGTACGATGATCTATAACAAGGAGTCCCGTGACTGTATTGTAAGAATAGGTGAGTAGCTATTTCTTCATAATATAAATATCTGTTAACTCTCTTGTCCGTGAGGATAGGAGAGTTTTTTTTATTTTTTTAGTCCTTTACTTATGACATATTTGATCTTTTATTGCGCAGGAATAATCTAGCTTTGCCGAAAACTAGCGTTATGATTACATTAAGTGATGTTAACAATGAACTCCATGTCCGGTTATATATACTGGAGGTGCTTAAGGATTATATAAGAGATGATGATTTCGATGGTCTTGTAGATAAGGCGTTGGATTTTGTCATGGAAGGCGTTTCTATGCCTAAGGCTCCGGCCAAGGATACCACCATGAGTGACATATCAAAGAGCGTTTTGGCCTTGGTAGCGGGTGCTGGATTAGATGAGAGGCTAAGCAAAAGCTCTTTAGAGTTAGCTTACGATAGGTGTAAGATGAGGTACGTATTCGATCCTCGAAATCGGGATATGCACGGTGTAGTCGTAGGTTATTCCAATGACTTTAATAGTCTGGTCGCTGTGTGTGATGAGGGATCGAAGAAAGGGGTGGACAAAGGATCTACTGATTTTGTGGACGTCAATGAGAGATACGTGACTAACGGGTTCTTCTACATATCCGTAGAGGACGCCGACAAGCAATCAAGCTACATGGGGAAAAATCCATAATTATTATGTTTTTGTATTTTCATTAGGGGTAAACGTTGCAAAGTGTTTAGATTTTCCTTCTGGCTTGTAAGAGTCAGAAGGATTTTCTATTTTTGTGCGATTTGAATGTTTTGCATAATACGTACAGTTTATTAGAATCCGCCACATAAGTGATTATCTGGCGGATTTGCTATATTTGCGAAAAACATAACATCGTGCAAAATAATTCTAATATAGCGGTTCCCGATTCCGGGATGAACAGGGATAAGCATCCACAGGACCTATCCCCGTCTGAGTACAGTTTCGCCTTGAACGCTACCATAGAGGGTGACGATGGGAGTCAGCTTAAGATCCAGAACGAGCCTAGTACCCTTTTATGTAAGCGATTTGATGGCTATAAGGTTATTGGGTATAAGAATGATATAGCTGGTGATAACACTTATTTCTTTCTGGTGAATCCTGATAACAACACCTCTAAGATCACGTTCATGAGGTCATTGGATTATGTCAAGACCGTAGAGGATCAATTAGCGGGATCAGGGAAAGATATTCATCGTATCCTTGGCGAGAGGCTTGAGGAGTCGGATGGTCGTTTCGATGAGATATGTGATTTGATGGAGGTGTTGATAGAGGATGGGACCGATGACCCTTGTCTTAACTTTTCCATTCATCACCCGATCTTTGATATAGAGATCAAGGATGAGAAGTGTGGTAAGGTGATATACTGGACTGATGGATATAACCCCCAGCGATATGTTATGGTTGACAAGGCACTTAATCCGGATGATGATGGTGACTTCTGGTATCATTATCATGGATATAAGACATGTGGGGATGATAAGCCAATAGAGAGGTGTAGGCTGGCTTGCGAGAAGCTACTGGTATTTCCGCTGCTGACGGCCCCGTGCGTGGAGCCTGAGGTCGTGGAGTTCGGGGGAAGCCTGCGTGCCGGGACCTACCAGTTCTGCGTGGCGTTGTGCGATGAGTTCGGGATAGAGAAGACCGGATATTGCTCATTGACCAACCCTATCATGATATTCGATCGTCAGGATATAGTCATTCGTGATGGCTTATGGGGCAAATCAACCAACATGGGTATCCGGCTTACTGTATCCAATATAGATAAGCAGGTATCTCATTATAAGGTAGGTGTTATACAGAACACCGTTGGATATAATGGCGAGCAAAGCCCGGTTCTTGAGTATTTCATAGAAGGTATACATCCGATAACGGAAAGGACCATCTATTACCTTACGGATCAGTATAGCGAGCGTACGACCATGGAGAAGTTATCCAAGGAAATACCGGTATATAAGACAGCCAGAGGCATGACGTCTGTCGGGAATCGTCTTCTTCAATACGGCTTGACCGTGGAGAATGAATGGAATCTTCAACCGGTCGTTAACTTCTTGGGTCATTTCGTTAAATGGCAGACATCTATAGCCACGGAGAATTTGTATAAAGACGGTGTGGCTTGCTCTAAATACGCCTCTTTCATGCGTGACGAGGTATATCCGTTGGGTATAAGATTCTTTACCAATACGGGATACAGGACAGCTAGATTCCCGCTTATCCCTCGTCCGGCCACAAGGGAGGAGATGGAGGTTATCGTTGATGAGGACGGTAACTCTGACGACCTGTCGGCTGCGTCGGTGCTGGAGAACAACCCGCAGTGCGCCGGGAACAGCCGCCGTTATCTTTGGCAGTTTAAGAATACGGCCAAGGTTATAAACGATCCGTCTTGGGGATTTGATGATTTTGGGGGAGAGTGCAAGAATCAATTAGATGTTAAGCAACTCAGGTATGTAGAACAGGAATATGCCACGGTAGGAGAGACTCAATTCGTTATTAATACGATTGGAGAAGATGTTACGGTGGATGATGCTATTGATTATATCGCTGATAATATAGAGAATTTGTGTGATATTATAGAGCCTAATGTAGGTATTACCGATGAATTATGTAAGGCTATATCGTTGCCGGAAGATCAAGATGGTATAAAGGCTCCTGATTTCCCTAGTGGATGTGATAATATCGAGAGGATAGAGACCAGGACTATATTGGATAAAAACTCTTTGGTAGATTCTAGGATTGATTTTACGTATAAGCTGGCTAGTGATTACGTGGAGACCGAACCTACGACATTAATACAAAGTAACGCCGAGTCTCAAAGGAAGTTTTCTGTATTGTGTGATTTTGATAATTACTCTAGTGGAGGCAAGAATATCATAGATCTGGTTCAGGAATGGCTGGATGGTCAGGATGAGGATAAATTCCCGTCTGATATAGATTCTTCCGCCTTGGTCTTGTGTCAGGATATGTCTAATGTCCGGCAGTTGTATGATGAGGGTATATGTACTAATGGATGTTCGGTAGGAGATCCTTACGTGAATCCTACTATTGATGATGTTCAACTACCCACGTTCCAAGGAGGTAGGTCATTGGGTAAATGTACGTTCTTATTCCAAGGCGATGGGTGGGAAGGCAAGAAGCATACCGAGACTATGCTTGATATATTGATGGATTCAATGAAAAAGTACTTCCCTCAATATGAGAGTCAGTTTGGTATTGAGAACGCCATGTGTCTTTTTGGTGATGGTGATAACTCTAAGTTCAATACCGGCATATCTACTGATTGGGAAGATCGTGTGTCTGTGCAGAATGATATTGACGCCAAGACCAATTGGTTCGGTAGAAGCAACTTGACTTATTTCAAGTTCTATCCACATGTATCCTCATACGCCAGATGGGTGGAGTTGGATTACGAAAAATACGTAAGCGGTTTATCCGATCCTGATAACGGTATTATGTATATAGAGATGATGGGTAACTATAATTATCCGATCGGCGACTCGTCATCATACAATAAGGTTCGTATAACGTTTTTCTCGGACAAGGAAGGTACCGTGGCTCCTAATCCTTTGGCTAATGATGCCAAGAAAGGTGTTATAGTGAATTACGTAGATCATAAGATATTTATGATGCCAAAGTACTTGTTCTGGAATGATGACAAGACTACTTTCCATAAGATATATGTTTGCATCGAGCCTGCGGTATGCGTGTTCTTCACCGGTTTCGCCATGAGGCAGGACATGAAGGAGCTTGCCGGATTCTATACGGCCGGCACCGCCATTTTCCCCGCCCCGTTCTGTTTTGGCATTCGGCCACTGGAGGTGAAATACGTATTCTTCTTCACGAAAGAATTGAAATTAAGGAGATTTGTTACCTATGAGGCGAAATGTATCTCATGTGGGGATAAACCCGCTGATTGCGCTCCCAGACCATATCAGTACGGTGATTTCGGATATTGGGAGTCTACCAATAAGTATCCGGCTAATTTTGAGTTGTATGATTCAAGTAAGATCGGGATATCATCGGGAGGATTAAAGAGGAAGGATATAATAGATTCTTTGACGAAATACTATGGGTCTCCTAAATCCGTTGAGGGTAAGTCTTATTTCACTGGTAATGGGGATAACGCTGAGTATCCCAATACGTCAACCACGTTTTGTCAGAAACCTATACGTCATTACAAGTTCCCGGATAACTCTGTCGCTCCTTTCATGGGTAATCCGTCTCAACTGACCGGTCAATATGGAGTTGACTCCTATATTTATCCTATGGGGGTGATGCTTGATGATGATATCGTTAATGAGTTTCTGGATATAGCGGTAGAGAACGGACTTATAGATAAGGTTAGAAGGGATTCCATAATAGGATATGAGTTGTATAGGGGCGATAGGACGTTGGATAAGAGTGTTATTGGCACAGGTCTGGCTTATGATATGTTTAAGTACGATGATCCCGACGGATCGGCTAACCTTTATCCTAATTATCCTTACAACGATTTGTCTGATGATATGTATATCTATAAGGATATTAATCGTGAGAATTTTATAACGCATCCGTTTAACAGGAAGGGTAATATCTGGTATTCATTCTTAAGCCCTGATATTGCCTTCAACAAGCCTGATGCTCCCACTGAGTGCCTTGTTGATGGTTATCAATTAGGTAAATCCTCCGGTATATTCAGGGAGGTGGAGGATCACCCTAAATGGACGATATTAGGAAGTAAGGCTTATAGTATGGCGACGTCATTGGCTACGGTGGAGGCTATGGCTAATTTAATATCCGCTATAGCTGAGTATACATATCAGTCGGCTTCACAGCAATATGTCGGTGGAGGCGTGTTCTTTTTAGCCAACCCTGTTGGCATAGCGCTGACGGCTATCCGTCTGGCTACAGGTATCGCCAAGGCCACAGCTCAGTCCGTGGTGGATATAGGCAAGTACAGGTATCAGTGGTTAACGGCATTGATAGATAGGGGGCCTAGATGGAATTACGCTTATTATTATACCTCTGTCGCTCATTATAATCTATTTTATCAAAAAATAGGAGCGTCAGAGTTGCGTGGGTTGTCTACGGCTAAGTATATTAAAAGCGGATTGTATCCGGTAACGGATATCTCATCACAAGGGAAAGTAGTAGGCGGTAAGCCTATAGTTGTAAATAATCTCGATCGTGAGCATTCGTTATTCATGTCGTTTGGCATGGATAAGTATATGCTTGAATACCCTGAATTAGTATCAAGTTATGATACCAGTCGTATTCAGGATGAATGCAATATTCGTAACGATGAGGTGGCTGGAATGACGCCTCATTTTATGACACGTGAATCTTTTGTGTCTTGTCCTTATATGAGGATAAAGAAATATTCTCCGGCTCAATACGGACAGATAGAGGATATCAGGTGGGTGTCGTTAGGCGGGTGCGGGTTGATGGATGAGGATAAGCGTAAACCTGTTTTTGGAGGTGATGTGTTTATATCCAGATTCTCTCTTAAAAGAAAAATGCCTATGTTTTACTTGACCCAGTTTGGTCAGGGAGATATGATACCATTCCCTTACTACGACTATCGGAATATCGGGTATCCACGTTATTTTGTTAATTATGATACCGGGGAGGATTATCTTAATAAGACCGATACGGATACTGGATCGCTATACTCTTTCCCTAGCCGGAAGAGCGCTTACGAGATGGCTTGCAAGACCGGAGATATGTATCTTAGCGGTCGTTTCTTCCTATACTTCTATGGTATACCTCAGTTCCTTGTGGAGTCTGAGATCAATTGCAATTTCCGTATAGCCGGACCTGAGCCTTATGAGGGATTCTATCCAGAAGTAGGGGATTATATATCATGGACCCAAGAGCGTAATGTCCCTATATCAAGGGATAATGTGTTTAAGATGAGTCCTGTGTACAAGAATCGTTTTACGCTAGGCGGGAGGTCATTACCAGAGACGTATGATAGCAATTTTTGGGACTGCGCCTACCAAAGACCCAACGGGGTCATATGGAGCACCGCCGACGTTTCGGAGAACGGCATGACCGATCCTTGGCTGTCGTACAAGCCTATGGATTATCATGAGTTCAAGACCTCGTTCGGGAAACTTATAAGCATGAAGGGGATAGAGTCGGATCAGATATTGGCCCGCTTCGAGAATCAGGTAGGGTTGTACAATGCCATAGACGTGTTGGCGGAGAGAATATCCCCGGAGAATAGCGAACTAGGGACAGGTGGTCTTTTCGCCTCTCGTGGTATCGAGTATAATAATACGACGTTAGGATATTCCGGGACCCAGAGCCGGGATATGATTAGTTGTGAATTTGGGCATTTTTGGGTCGATTTAAGGCGTGGTCAGGTATTCAAGGTAGATTCTAATGGCAGGAATCTTACGGAGGTCACACCGGGGCTTAGAAACTGGTTTAAGGAGCATCTTCAGATGAAGATCATTCGTAGCCGGATATATAACGCCGATACGGATGCTGAGTTGTCTTATTATGATATCGATAACAAGTTCTTTGGTATAGGTCTGTCCATGGGTTGGGATAATCGTTTCAAGAGGGTTCTGATAACCAAGAGGGATTACATACCGGTAGGGAATCCAAGCGAGTACCAATTCAGGGGAGGCCGGTTCTACAGGAACGGGCAGGCGGTGGAGCTTTCGGACACCAGCCATTTCACGGATGTCTCCTTTACCGTTGGATATAATTGTTTGAAGGGTGAGTGGAAATCATATCTATCATACACCCCTGACTATTATATCGAGCACCAGCATTATTTCCAGTCTGGTAAGAACTATTCTAACGATAGTCGGGAGGTGGGATTGTGGTCACATGGCTTAACCAATCAATCGTATCAGGTATTTTATGGTAAGCTATATCCGTTCGTCATAGAGGTACCTGTCCGTGAGCAGTATGTGAATAAGATCCTCACGAACTACCAATATCGGATGGATGCCAGAAGGTATCAGGATGAGGTTAATTATCAGGTTAGAAGAACAACTGGATTTAATAAGGCATGGTTCTATAACGATACCAACAACAGTGGAGAGCTTAGGATGACCATCGCCGATAAGAACGACATGAGCCAGCGCCTAAGATATCCTATAACTAACGACGATAGCCGTGATATACTGGTGACGGAAGTGGACCAGAAGATCAACATCAACGACTACTTCAACGAGGTTAAGGACGATACTAATAACCTACCGGTATGGGTTAAGGACGTGAACGATATTGGCCGGGAGATCGACCCCAGGGCTGTCGATTATCATCGGAGGTGGCGTGATCGTCTTCGTGGCGATTGGTTCTTGGCAAGGTTCGTGAATGACATTGAGAGCCGGTTCAAGATGATAGTAAGATGGTTTAGTAATGACGAGAAAATTTATTGAGTTATTAACATATGGGGGGGGGTATTTGCCGCCTCCTCTTATATATTGAAATGATATGGAAGATTTTCAAGGTAAATATGATGGTAAACAAATAGAAAGTAGGCTTGATAAGGTCAAGGATATGGTTGGCGCCACGGCGTCCGGGGCTGGCGCTGCGGGATTGGTGCCGGCTCCTGCTAAGGGGGATGAGGGTAGGTTCCTTTGTGGTGATGGTACGTGGAAGGACGCAGTAGCTAAAAGTGATGATGAGGATGCTTTTTTAGCTATCATCTTACAGCTTGTAGGAGATCAATCTACTACTTTGCCTCAATCTCAATATAATACTATAAAGTCGTTGTTTGATGGTAGTTCTACGTCCAATGTCAGGATGATAAGACCTAACAATTCTTTTGTGGAAGCGTTAGGTGGCGTGAATATTAATGATTTGATGGTTTTTAATGATCAAAGGAATGATTGTATCACTATTTATATCAGCGCTTCAAATAATTCCCTTAATATGGGATTTTCAGATATATCTATATCTGTTTACCCTAATTTGAATGTTGAATATATTAATTCTTCTTTAAATATAGCATCATCAGATGACACCGAGATAGTTATTGTAAGGTCTTTTGGGAATACAGAAGATAATATAAATTTTGATAATCAGCTTCATCTTAAGTTGAAAGGGACTGGGAATAAAGCATTGATGGATAATGGGTTATATCAGGATATAAGAGGTATAGACATATCAAGTTATCTATTAGAACCTGGGACTATTGATATAGTATCATCTATAACCAAATCAAAATATGATGATATAAAAAGTTATATTCTAAATAATGATCATATGTATCTTTCACGAGTGATATCTGGCTCCGGTTTTACGGCGACTTTTAATTCATATATCATAGCAAGTTATATTTATGATGCCGCTTATTTGGTATTTTTTGATCCGAATTCTTCAAAAATGAGTAAGATAAAAATTAATTATGATACTTATGAGGTAAGTACTATTGTAATTTAAATATTTGATGTTATGGCAACAGGGAAAGCTAGCGGTAAGAAGAAGGGCGAATGCCCGAAGTCAGGATGCATTAAGAAAGTAGGGAGTAATTGGCGAGTGGTTAGCAACAAGACCGGTAAATTATGGCCGGCCAAGTACAAGTCGAGGGATTCGGCTAAGAAAGCCTTAGCGGCTTATCATATGCATTGATGGTATAGGCGGGTAGATGATATGAATCATGTATCCGCTTACTGTTTTAATCTACATGCTATTATGCCTATCTTTGTGAAAAACATGATTTATGGCTAAGAAAGATAAGAAGGAGGAAATCCCTTCATGGATAAAGGATTTGTATAAGGGAGATCTTGATCGTGTCGTAAGAGGCGAGCGTCCTATGTATTTCAGGGGTATGGATGATAGTCCTTTGAGAAACGTATCCCCGGAGTTTGATATCCTTAGCGGAGGAGCCGCAGTTAAAGGCATGAATGGGATAAGAGGTACGTTGTCCCCGTTGAAGAACGGTATGGGTAATTATAATTTTAGCCTCAGGGGTATAAATAAGAAGATCGGTGAGTTGGTTGATGAGGCGGGATTATATCTACCTGAGAAATTAAGACCTGTATATCGGACTGTGGTGGATGCTATGTCGAGTTCCAAGGATAAGGGGTTGGGTCATATCACGCAGCCGTTGGCCAACGCCCTGTACCCGGCGGACGAGCGGCGAAACCGGCGTCTGGACGGGGAGTATCCCGTTGGTTATGTGGATGCCATAGACGGCATATGGCCCATGGAGAAATATGGGCTATGGGGAGAGAAGATCGAAGATAAGCAAGATGGAGGAGAGATAGAGGATATAACAAGAAAGATGTATAGATCTGATCTTGATCGTGTGATATCCGGTCAATCTCCTATATATTATAAACAGCTTGATGATAAACCTCTAGATGATACCCATCCAGAATTTGATATCCTTACCGGTGGTGTCCCTCTTAAATCTGCTCCTTCTTACAAAATGGGGATAGTTGGGAAGGGTAATGTGTTTGACAATCCTTGGGAGTCAAGTATTTATGGTAGGATATTTGATAAATTGGATGATTATGCGAGCATCCCAAATGACGTGTTCACCAAGTATTTAGGTAAGACGTTGAGAGGGATAAAGAAAAGGATACCGGATAAGGATGATAAGAAAAAATTTCAGGATATAGCCGAGAAAGTTGTCAACCGTGTTTATGAGGATTTGGATTATTATGTAGGTCTTGGTTCTACTATGCTGGTTGATGATAAGGAGGAGAAAGAAGAGGGAGGTCCTGTAAATACCAATCGCTCTTATGGTTCTGGCAAGTATGTGATTGATCCTCGTAGATCAGGGGATAGCAAAATGGCTGTATATGATGAGATATGGGATTATCTGACGGATAAGAAGGGGATACCACAAACACAAGCGATCGGCATCCTGTCTAACATCGCCGCCGAATCCGGAGGGGATACCACTGCCCTAGGAGCCGCCGGTGACTTTGGTATCCAGCAATGGCTTGGACCGAGGAAGAAAGAGCTACAGCGCAGGTACGGAAAGAAGCCTACATTAACCCAACAACTGGATTATCTTGTGGATGAGTATCAAGGTCGTGTACCGGGGCTAGGATGGAACTACATGAACCAAGGCAAGTTCTTTGATAAGGACGCTCAAGGCAATGTATATAATTATTATATGTACTCAAAGGCTGATTTTGATAACGCTACCAACTACAAGGACGCTACCGTAGCATGGAATCAGGGGTATGGAAGGCCTCTTGGATCGACATTAAGAAACGAGAAGAGATTTGAGTTCGCTGATGTATTCGCTAATAGGTATGGTGTCCCTGAGGTCGAGCCAATGAGATACGAGTTCGGGCAGCGGAATTCGGGCACGGGGGACGGAGGTCAGCAGTCCGTACCTGAGACGGTAGCCCCTGCCGATCCTTCTTTGGCTTCTCGCCCTTCCATAGATAGCTGGTGGGAGAAGGAAGGTCAAGACCTGTTATATAAGATGCTAGCTCAATCTGGCGCTAACAAGAAAGCTATAGAGGATATCGCTAATAACATCAAGAACGACCCCCAATCAGAGAAGCAGATAGCGGAAGCCGAGCGTATGCGTAGGGAGCAGGCGAAAAGGCAGTTGGTGCTTAATATGATACCGGGATTAAGTCTTAATATAAAGGGTATGAGCAGAACACAGAATTAATACTATATTTGTGAAGTAATTAAACGTTTTAGATATGAAAAGATTGTTGTTTTTATTTGCTATGTTATTGACGCCATTCGCTTTGATGGCGCAAGAGGTAATCCCATCAGAAGGGGCTATCACTATTGATTTAACTACCTTCACCGGCATCATGGCTTTCGTCACGATGTCAGCTACGCAGTTAGCTAAGGTTGTGCCGTATATCGACACCCATAAGTGGGCTAAAGTCCTATCAGCCGTAGTCATAGGTATGCTGGTTTGTATATTAGCGTGGTTTCTAAAGGTGTCTCCATTGCTTATAGGGAGTGAATGGTGGGAAGCTTTATTATATGGAGTGGCTGTAGGCCTCAGCTCTGCTGGTTTTTATGACTTGGTTAAGGCCATAGGATCATTATTCATAAAAAGAATTTAATTCTGTACATAATAATAGCATTTGCTGAGAGACTCGTCATTGTAAAATGATGAGTCTCTGTTTTTTTAAATTATCTTTGTGTCAGAACGAAATTAATTAGACATGAGCAAATACGTAATCAAGAGGAAGATACCTAAATATCAAGAGGCTGGGGAAGTCACCCCTATTATGCCCGGTAATGTTGTTGGTCTTCAGGGTATTGGAGTGGAGCCTTTGGTTTCGTCTACCCAGATAGGATTTGATATTCAGCATCCTGATATTAATACCATTGATACAAGTGATTTGAGCGCGTTGGTTGACAGTAATAAGAAGGTTGATAAGTCTGGTAGTACGGATGTTTTTGATTTTACCACCATCCCTTACTATGGCGCTGATGATATAGGGTCTAGATTCACTCAGATGGGTCGTGGTATAGGTCGTATGAGAAGCGAGGGATATGGCGATTTATCCACCGGGGCTAAAACAGCTAATACGATAACTACCATAGCCTCTGGAATTAGTGGTATCATGGGGTTGGCTCGTAACGTGGTTTCTGGGATAGCGTCAGAGAAAGGTACTCGTACCAATATTAGGTTAGCTCAGGAACGTGAGGCTAGGCAAAGAAGGCAATCCCAAATGCAGTACAAGGATGGCGGGGGCGTTTATCTGGGACCTAATAATAGGTTCGATAGCGGAAGCCTTACCGGTGAGTACCTATATCCGTTACCTAAGTCGATGGAAGATCAAGCCAACGTGGAGGTCGAGAAGGGCGAGTACGTGGAGCAGCCCGGAGAGGCGCCGATGGAGGCCATGGGGCAGAAGCATGCCGATGGGGGAACGCCCGTTTCCTTGGAGGAAGGTACGAAGGTTATTACCGACGACACAACCATAGAGCCGGATTTCGCTAAATACATCAGAGATACGTATGGGATCAAAGCCACGCCTAAGGATACGTATGCTACGTTAATGGACAGGTATAAGGCTAAGATCGGTCTTAAATCGGCTTACGATGACCAGAAGAAGGCGTTGGAGAAGCTGAAGAAAAACGATAAGATAGATGACGAGAATACAAGGCGTTTAAACGCCTCCGTATTATCTAAGGCTATAAATGATAGCAACGATACGGTTAATGGATTAGAGGGAAGGTTTACGGACTTCGCTAATGTCATATACAAGGAGCAGGAAGACCGGAAGATGAAGAAGGATGAGGATACTTATTTTGCCAAGGGAGGCGAGATAGATAATATCATATCCAGATCCATGAAAGAATACGGTCTTACGGAGGAGGATATAGCTGAGGCTAAGAAAGAGCTGCTTAAGAAAGTGGCTGGTATTCGCCAGAAGATGGAGATAGGAGGCACGTCTTTGTTCGGTCGTAAATTAACTTTCCGCCCGATCGAGAATAGGTTCAACAATGATCCTAACTATTTCGGTTATCAGCGCCAAGGAACTGATGGCTCTTATGGAGGTATTAATACGGATGAGAGGTTGAATTATTATAAGACATTCAATCCGGTCGCTTACGATGCTTATATGGGAGCTTCAGAGGGCACTAGGGCTAGGGCGTTGCAAGACGCTATCTACGGTCAGACAAGTAGCTGGATGGGCTTGGCTACGGCTGAGAACCCGATCATCGCCAACGCCGAGGCGCTTCGGGATTACACGACGCTCGTTTCCTTTGGCGGTGAGGATAGTCAAGGTAATTACCCGGAAGACAAGAAAGCCGCATATCATGATAGGATGAGAGACAATAAATTAGGTTTGTTTACCACATCTCGCCCTATGATCGGTCTAGACGTTGTTACAGAGGAACAGCATAAGGCTCTTAACGATGCCGGTATCACCCATTTTAGCCAACTGTTCTCTGATAAGAACAAGGATGTCGTTAATAAGATACTTGGCGAGGATATGCTTAAGATGCAGGCATTGAGATCCATGAAGGGAATGGAAGGTCTTGATTTTATACTTGACCCGCATAAGGTGGCTCCCGGTCCTATGGATATAGGTGATGTGGAGGATCCTGATGTTAAGCTGGATATGCCTGAGCTGATTGATCCTAATACACTTCCTAAAACCAACACAAATGCCGGTAAGTCGAACGGCGGCAATGGAGGCAGGAATATAGTAGGTGGTGGTCTTGACTTTCCTGAGGTGTTCAGGATGACTCCGGGAGCCGTGACAACGGAAGGTCTGGAAAGACATTACGCTCCTACCGTGGACCCGGTGTTGAGATCGGCTGATCAGTATATGGTTGAGGCTAATCGTGCTTTCCAATTACAATTGGATCAGATGGGTAATGTCCCGGATTCCCAGAGAGGGGCTTTATCTTCCAATTTACAGGCTATCATGAGTTCCAATATAGGTAAGTATATAAATGAGGTAGAACAAGGGAATGTGGCTCAAAGGACTTGGGCTGATAATGTCAATTCTCAATCATGGGCGAATACTTACGACAAGAACATAGCCCAACGTCAAGCTTATCAACAACGGATATTGCAGGGATTGGCTATAAATGACGAGAACTGGGCTAGGTATTTCGATAGCGTCAATGATGAGATTCAGCAGAAGTGGAACACGGCTACGACCATGAATACATTAAGATCTATATTTGGGGATGTTAAGATTGGTCCCAATGGCCAGTTGATCGCAGACCCTCAAGGAGATATATTAAGTTACAGGAGATTATATCCTGCTCAGGAAGTAACTAAAGGCAAAAAGGGATAAATAATGGCTTCACAATACAGTATATTAAGGAATTACGGTAAGTACGTATCACCCTACAACATGGATGTCATGATGCAGGGTATGGGATACATGCAGCAGAAGATAGATACCAATCGGCAGGCTATAAACGAGTATGCTGATTATATTATCAATTCTGACATTATAAAACCTCAGGATAGGGAATATCTTCAGAATAGGTTAAATGGATTGATACAGGACGTGAATAACGTGTATCGTAAATCTAATCTGGCTTCTGATGGTATAGCCAGAAGTATACAGGCTCGTCTTGGAGAGGCTCTGGATACCCGTGTGTTGAATGCCATTGCCGGCACTAGGGAGATCCGGTCGTTTAGTGAGAAGATGGAGGATATGAAATTGAATAATCCTAAGATGTATAGTCCTATAAACGAGGCTGAGGCTTTCGCCGATGCCGTGGCATGGATGAATGACGGTCAGGTAGGAACACGTCTTAATCCTATACATTATACTCCTTATACGGATTATCACGCTGAGGTTGATGAGAAGATGAAGAACTTCATCTCCCTTAATAAGGGAAAGAAAGTCAATGTGCCGGTGATTGATGCCAATGGTAACAGGACGGGGGAGATGCGTGAGATGTATATAGATGAAATAAGCTATGCTCAAGTCAGGGATATAGCCATGGCTTCCATATCAGAGAACGGCAAAGCTCAGATGCAACTAGAGGGTAGGTATATGGCTAGGACGAATCCTGACCTATTCAATGTCCAGAGTACCTCTGATTTCCTTAAAGGGTATATTGATGATTTTAGTGCCAAGGAAGAATCTATACGGGCAAAGCTAAAGGGCGTTGGCAATGATAAGGTCAAAAAGGCTAGGTTGGAGTCAGAGCTGGCGGATATCACCAAGCAGAAAAATGATTTCGTGGAGGAGGCTGAGGGAGTTATCGGCAGCAACTACAGTCCGGAGCGGGCCGGCATGTTCATGGTGAGGCAGCAGTTCCTTCGTGGCGTGGGGTTACGATGGTCTTATAATAACTCATACGAGACGCTTGGTGTTGATGATTATTATTTCAAGGCTAATCAACAGATAATGGAGAGGGCTAAGTTCAATGAGACAAAAAGGCATAATCTAGCCATGGAGAAATCCGCTTTGATAAGAGCTAGTAAATCAGGTAAATCGGAGAATGGAAATGGTGGAGGCGATGACATGACCGGTCCCACCGTGGTTACGAAGAGTGCCAATCTTGAAGATGTGAATATAAGCGATGAGTTCATGAATGGATTTATAGCCAATGAAAAGGCGGTGAATACAGGCATGGAGAATTTTGTAAAGTCTCTATCAGACGATGCCAAGAGGAAGATCGACGCATGGGCATCTGATCCTGAGAATAGTAATGTGGTCAAGGATATGGATAGGGGTCAGGTTATCATGACTTATTTTAAGGCTAATGGTGGATCTACGAATACACTTCTTGATTATAATGGAAAGGATAGTTATATAAAGCTTCTTGGGTTAAATAACCAAAGGAATAAGTATAGTAAGATTAATGAGGGTTTCAATAAGGCTGAGAATACTGTTTTGGATGGTGTTGATGCTATAATTGAGAAAGAGGCTAGATCGTATGAAGGATCAGGTATAGACATTAGTTACGGATTTGGCACATTCAATCTTGGGGATATTAACAATAATGGTGATAAGGTTTTTGATATAGATGGCATAAACGATATAACATTAGACGATTGGGCTAAGCTATCTGCTTATAGTTCTTTGCTAAATGATAATATAAACGTTGTTAATAGTAATATTCAAGGGGAAGCGCCATACGTATCGGTAGATTCAGGTCAGTCAAGTATTATTATGGATCGTTTGAATGATCTTATGGGAACGTCTTTGTCGCTTGATGATATTGAATCTATAATGTCTCTTGCCGTATCTGGGGCTAACAAGAATAGGCATATCGAGGAAATAAAAGACAGGTTTGCTGGGGATAATAGAGCGATCGCTGTCGCTACCGCTATATATGACGAAGCGCATAAGGAAAGAAATGATTTATTAAGGCATAAATGGAGCCGTGGAGATTTGGGTAGGTTAAATGATGACGCAAAGCGTGCTGGCGAGGATTATTTAAGGCAATATCGTCATGAGTACGCCGAGCGTGAGTATATCTTTTCCGGTGATTATCCGTCTAAAAGCAAAGCCGAGTATGATTATATAAAGATTAGTGACCTATTTACCCGTGGTGGTGGTTTTATTCCTAAGGATAAGGATAATGCCAATACGAAGATAACGTTTACCATATCCCCTATAGGTGATGGTAAGTATCAGATCATTGGCAATAATGGAGGTGATGGTAGATCCGTTATTGAGGTAAGCGAGGCTGATCTGGCTGCCAATGACCTTGCTTTCTATAAAGAGGAGGTAAATATTCCATCCGAGACCTACGACTCTGGTGTTGTATCTATATCGTTCGCTAATTCAAGTGATAACGCTTATGGGAAGATGGCTAAGTCATTGCAGGTGGCTCCATTCGCTTACGCCAGCGGGGCCAAAGATATGACAATGCCTTATATAGATATGTTTACGAATATAAATGACGGTAATATCAGGAAGAATCAGATGATGATCGCTACTGACGTGTTGTTTGATAACGCTTCCATGTACGAGTTAAGGGCTTCAGGATATAAGTATAATAATGGATCTTCTGGCATAAATGTGGATATATATGGTAAGGGGAAAGCCAGTAAGGGAGATACCCCGTTGTATTCTATAGACCTAGATGGCGTAGCTTACGCTGACGAAGTAGCCAGAAAGATTGATTTTTGTCCTCAGTATTATTTGACTATGGCGTGGCAACAGATACTTAGTAAGGAAAATGAGGTGTATTGGAGGAGTGAGGGCAGATCGACTACCGATGACTTCGAGAGTTTCATCTCCCCTATAGCCAGTATCATTGATCAAGAGATAAAAAACAGAAATAGTGGAAATAATGGAAATAATGGAAACCGGTAATAACGTTCCTGATGGAAAGAAATTGGCCGAAAGATATGGCTATCCTACAATGGGTGTTGATGCCACTAGAGCCATTGGTACGAATACCTATGATATACCGGATCGTGATTTGCCTCCCGTGCTTGATCCGTACTCTGCTTCGGAGAGATCAAAGTCGCAGATACCATCATTGTCGGAAAGGATTAAGAATACCGTTAAGACAAATTATTATGATGATATAAAGCATATGTCCCCATTGGGATATATGGCATCTGACCAAAGCTATAAGGGTAGGTTTAACCTTACAGGTCCGGAGATATCGTTGGAGGATTCAAGATATCGACTCAGTAGCGGTACTTGGATACCTAAATACGAGTCTTATATTCCAGGCGTAGATAACGACACGCGTCTATCTAGGAGCCAGGGTAGGACCGAGAAATGGATGAGAGGATTGGGTAAGCTGGCGGGTAAGGCTGCTTTATACGGATTAGGCGGCGTTATCCAGCCTTTTTATGGTATTTACGCCGGTGTATCCAGAGGTAATTTTAACGCCGTATTTGATAACGATTTCACGAGATGGCTGGATGATCAGGATAAGAAGATGGATTATGGTCTAGCTCATTATTACAATCGAGAGGAGCGGGATATGAATTTTCTTCAGAGCATGACTACGGCTAATTTCTGGTCTAACGATTTCTTATCCGGTCTTGCTTTTACCGCTGGTGCCATGTTATCATCAGCTGTATATTCCGGTGCTGGATTGATGAACTTAGCTCGTACGGGAGCTAGGGCAGGCGTGGCTTTGGCTAGGATAGGCAAAGCGGTTTCGGATACCAAGAAAGCGTTCGGCGTTTACCTTAGGGCCGCCCGTGCTGGACAGAGGATAGGCAAGGGGCTGGACACCCTCGCTTTCCTTGGTACATCTACCTCATGGGAGGCATCTGTCGAAGCTAGAAGCATGTTGATGGAGGCTGAGGAGAATTTCAGGCAGTCTTACCGTAACGCTTATGGAAGGGAAGTCCCATATGAGGAGCTTATGAAGTTCAGGGCTGACAACGCCGATGCCGCTAATGCCGTATTTGGCGCTAATGTCGGTATATTGTCATTATCCAATATAGCTATGTTCGGCGATATGTTCGGCATGGATCTTGGCGTGGATAAGTTCATAAAACGCAATATATTTGGCGTAGGCGCCGAGAGGATGGATAACGGGACATTAAGGGCCATAACGCCTAAGAAATGGCAGAAAATAGCCGGGAATACGTTCAATATCATCAAACGCCCGGTATCTGAGGGTCTGTATGAGGAAGGTCTTCAGGGAGTGGCTAGTAAATCCGCCGAGGATTGGGTAGAATCAAGATACAATCCTATGGCTATCCGGCAGAATATAGGCTATATGGAGGCTATAAAGAACGGGTTCAAGGAGACTTACGGATCTAATCAGGGATGGAAGGAAATCGGCATCGGTATGATTATCGGATCGGTTATGGGAGGAAAAACTATTGGTGGTATAAAGGAATGGAGCCAAGACATGTCCCGGAACAAGGGGATGGTGGAGGTCTACAACACCAATGCCGGCGCCTTGACTACCGCCGCTATCCGTGCTATTCGTGGCAGTATGGCTCTTAACGCTCAATTATCAGGCTTGAAAACGGATAATAACGCTGATGATATACCTAATTCTAGAATCGTAGATAAGACTTTTAGTGATGCCGTATTCAACCGTCTTCGTTATGATCAGGAAATGGGGATGTTAGATGATACTAAGGAGAATTTCAAGACAGTCATCGAGTCTATACCTAATAGCGATATAGCCTCCGATATGAATATGACAGATGAGCAGGTAAATGAGTATAAGTCCAACCTTATCAGTGAGTTCAATAAGAAGGTTGATAATTTTACTATGGCCAGCAGATTTGCCGACTCCCTTACCTATGGTATATCCAATAGATCATTTAACACCTATATCTCCAACATGGCTTATAACGGTCTTGAGGCTAAGGATAACTTGGATGATATCGCTAATCAGTTAGGAAGGATATACAATACGGATATAGGACCTGCTTTAGATATATATTCTCGTCTTAATCCTGATTCGAGTAGGGATCTTGAGAAACTCAGGAAGCTTACAGATGATATACAGAAAATGGAGAAGAATGTTTTGAAGCTTCAGCAGAGTGTCACATCTAAGGAAGCTCTTGAGTCTGATAAGGTCAAGTTAGCCAAGAAGAATGATAGACTTCTTAAATTGACGGAGGATAGGATTGCTTTGGAGAGGAGATTAGCTACGTTAGTTAACTCAGAGACAGATATATCTAAGCTGTTATTAAACAGGGATGAATCAAGGATCAGCGCCGCCGATCTTATGGCAGCTTATGAGACTATAGTCGGTTTTGAGAATGCCGTATCTATCCGTGGGGTTGATAATCATAAGGAGGCTATGGCGTTGCTTAGCGAGTATCGTCATAATCTTGTGGCTTATAAGAATATAAACGAGTCACTTCGTCGTATGCGTGACAGAAGATTCATCCGGGCGCAGGAGCGCGGGTTCATGAAGATATTATCGAACGCATGGGGGAAGACTTATGAGGAGGATGACAGCAAGTATGATTTCAGGAATACCGATGATCCTGATGCTAATTCCCTTTATGCCAATGATCAGGCCATAGATAAAGCTTATCAAGATGGTCTTATAGGAGAGGATGAGGCATTTATGTTCAAGACATATAATCATATGATAGCCAGATCTATGGAGAATGAGATCAAGGCTGATGAGGGAGGTATCGTTGAGAATGTACCTGATAATGAGGATATCATAAATCCTTCTGATGATAGAATCAATAATATAGCTATAAAGATATGGAACGGTAATGAGGATATCTTATCTCCTAGGGAGAGGCAGATATATGATAATAATAAGGATCGTATCAATGATCTTGTAAATGGGTTTGGCGATAATCCTATAGCTAGGCTTAATAAGATTAGGTCAATGATAGATAGGTTAAATACCAACGATAACGTCTTAAATAACATCAGAGATACTATTGATGATATCATAGATATAAACATTAATGGTCTTGATAAGGATCAGGTTAAGGGGGCTATACAGACTTACAATGATCTTATGAATGATATTGACAACGGGAATGAAGTTGATCAGGATAAACTTAATGAGGCTATTGATATTATCAATAATTATTCCGATGATCCTCTTCTTCAATTCGTGGAATGGATGAGGCTGTATGATAATGGAAGTATGGTTGTCAAGGATTACGATAAGTCTATACCTATGGGTGATGTTCTCACGGAGAGCGAACCCGGGACATCCACCGGCAGGACGGAGGTCAACGCCGCCCAGAATCCGGTGGTGTTGATGGCTCAAAAGAGGGAGATCGGTGGGGTCATGTATTATGAGGTAGGAGGAATGAGGCTTGACAGGTTTATGGCGGGATCCGGGCTTAAGGCTCTCGTCACGCCCGGTGAATATGTTATGGATGATAAGATGGTGATGGATTTTACTGATGGGACGAACATGTTCAGCGTTATTGAGTCCAAGAATCATTCAAGATGGATGATTAGTGAGGATGACGCTCAGGCTTTCGAGAACGCTACCGGTGTCATACTGGGGCGGCAGACCGCCTTATCGACCTCCAATTGGTTCATGGTGTATCGCAAGGGGCAGGATGGGTCTATTGTCCCTTATTATACGGGTGATACGTTTGGGTCTAATAACGAGTCGGTGAATCAGGAAGCAGCGGCTAGCCTTCGCAAGGGTGATATGGTAAGGTTTAAGATGGATATGTCAGATCCATACACCAAGGGACTGTATGATAAATACAATAGCCTTAACGCCGTTGATCCTAATTCTGATGAGACTAAGTCGGCTTACAGAGAGCTGGTTGATAATATGGTTATTAAGATCGTGGATAGTGATGGTAATTTTGTCTCGGTGCTAAAAGCCAATGATCCAGACTCAAAAGGGAGTAACGCTGATTTAAGGAGTATGGCCTTTGAGTTGTATAGGGATAATGTGGGATCTGTCGCTGGCGAGATTGATATACCGTTCGTAGGCGCAGTCACCAGTGTTTTGCCAGGAAGACCTAATTTTAGCATAAGTGATGATAATGGTACGTTGATGGTATCCGAAAATGACTTTACCAATGAGACGGTTGGTAAGGTCGAGAGCGTAGGATATATAGAGAACGGGGAGGTTACGATGAAGGATAATATTAGGTATAACATATTCCCGTTCTGTACGGCTATCGTTAGGGACAAGTATGGTAATTATAAAAATTCGCGTATCCCGGTTGTAGCTATAAAGACAGGAAATGGAAGAAATTACCTGTACCCCGTAAGATTGAAAAATCAGGATATATCATCATTCTCATCCATGATCGGATCGATGGCTGATAGGATTACGGAAGGTCTAGGCGGAGGCGTAAGTATTGATGATATAATGGATCTTAATAACGCTATAGCCAGATCAGGGTTGGATAATAAGACATATATGATTCCGCTGGCGGGAGACGTGGATGTTATCAAGAACCGGCTTAAAGCTGTCAAGGAAGCGGCTAGCAGGATGCCTATGACCGCTGACGTAAGAGGATGGATAGGTGATTCCAGAACTAAGGAGGATATTTTGATGAATGACGTTACGATCAACATCGATCTTAACAACGATCCTTTCATAGCTCCTAAGTTTAGGATGAGTATCAAGGAGAACAAGGTATCCAAGGAGGAGACGGAAGTCTCGTTCCCTAACCTGCCGGATCTGCCATCGGAGTTCGCCTCGCCTACGAAGGCGGCCGAGGACAAGTCTTTGGTTTCCGACGGTAACGTAGTATCCGGAGAAAATGAAGCGGAAAATCCTTGCTAAATAAATTATCTTGATTTATCTTCGCGGTGTCAGTCCATCACCTGACGAGTAAGATATTTAAAAGTTGGTCCCTGTCGGGTGTGTGATGGCCCCGGTGGGGACTCTTTATATTATGCAGTTAGATAGTTTTTTACATCGGAAAATTATGCAAGACCTACGCATCCAGCGAGTGAAGGTTTTGATGATGTTATACACCAGTCATTATTTTGTCAATAACAGACAAAGGCAGTTGTTTGACCATACATACGCTTTAAGCAGGGATCAGGCTTTTGATTATATGACTGAGTTCAACAAAAGGCTTAGTGATAAGGTGGGTATAAAATGTACGATGGATATCCTTCTACCTGCCGATGACGATAACGCTAATATCATAATCGAGTACAATGGTATCATCAAGAAGCTGATGAAGGAGGCCGAGAAGCTGGAACTTGACACTGACGCCATTAAGGAAATGATGCGTGATCTTCTTAATGAGTTGAAGGATGATATTGATCTTAATATCCTGATATTTGACGTAACCCAGTTACTTATAAAATACAATCTATTTAGGTTGGATGCCATAACCGAGCAGGAGTTCAAGGACTCTTTTGTCAGAATGGATAGCAGGAATATGGAGATAAAGAAACTAACTTTATCTGATATCAAGAAGGTGGTGGAGATGATAGAGACCAGATATAATCGCTTTGTATGGTGAGAGAAGATAAATGAGAGTCATTGGTGGAGTAATATCTGCAATAATATATAAAACGTTAAACAATGTTTGAGTTTTATATATCCAGTTTACTGGCCGGGTATTAGCCTAAGTCTTGAAATAAAGACTACGTTATTGGAGAATATATAGTTACCTACGGATGTTTATCCAAGTCCGTAGCTCTAAGGTAGGTGATTAAACAGGGATTGTATTTGGGTTCCGGTGTTGCCTGTACAAAACCTTCAATAACATTGGCGATGGGTACTAACAGGGTTTTGCCCTGACTTATGTTGAATAAACATTTTATTAAATTATTTATTGTAAATGGTTTATGTACAGGATATAGATGGTAGACCCTTAATGCCAACAACGAGGCATGGTAAGGTTAGAAGATTGCTTAAATCAAAGAAAGCAACCGTGGTAAATCTTTGTCCTTTTACAATCAGGCTTTTGTATGATACAACCGGTTATAAGCAAGAGATTACGTTAGGCGTTGACACAGGTACAAAACATGTCGGTTTATCAGCTACAACAAAAAGCAAGGAACTTTACGCAAGTGAAGTTATTCTAAGAAGTGATGTTGTTGATCTTCTATCAACAAGAAGGGAATTGAGGAAGATTAGAAGGTACAGATTGAGATATAGAAAGCCAAGATTCATGAATAGGATTAAATCAAAGAAGAGAGGATGGATCGCTCCATCAATCCGGCAGAAGATTGATTCTCATATTAGGATTATCGGTTTTGTATATTCTATACTACCTGTCTCAAAACTGATTATTGAGGTTGCCCAATTTGATACTCAAAAGATCAAGAATCCAGAGATATCAGGTAAAGAGTATCAGGAAGGTGAACAATTAGGATTTTGGAATGTAAGGGAGTATGTCTTGGCAAGGGATGAGCATAAATGCCAACATTGTAAAGGAAAATCAAAAGATCCTGTCCTTAATGTCCATCATATTGAGTCACGCAAGACTGGAGGAGATTCACCTTCTAATTTGATAACATTGTGTAAGACTTGCCATAAGGAGTTTCATAAAGGAAATATCAAATTGAAAGTAAACAGAGGTGAGTCGCTTCGTGACGCTGCGGTTATGAGTATCATGAAATGGGAGTTATACGATGAGTTAAAATCTTTGTATCCAAACGTAAAAATGACTTTCGGATACATAACAAAATATAATCGTATAAATCACGGGATTGAAAAATCCCATGTATCCGACGCTTTTGTGATTTCAAGGAATTTTGACTCCGAGAGACTTGGATATTATTACAAACGGAAATTAGTTCGTCGTCATAACAGACAAATTCATAAGATGAAAGCACCTAAAGGAGGCAATAAAAGGATGAATCAATCTCCTTTTAAGGTTTTCGGATTTAGATTGTTTGATAAGGTGATGTTTCAAGGTAAAGAACGCTTTATTTACGCAAGAAGGCTTCGTGGAATTTTTAATATCCGTGATATCAACGGAGAAAATAAGAAAGATATATCTTATAAGAAATTGGAATATGTCAGTCATGGATTGATTTCTATTGTAGCAGGTTGAGATTGTTAGGAGATAGGGGAGGGTATACGAATCCACCCCTATTCACAATCAATATGTTAATCAGATAAGGATATTTTCGCTAAACGATAAATTCCATTTTTTTGTTATTTAGGATTTAGTTTTTGCCTGTTCGTGAGGATCGGCAAAATGATTTGTACTTTTTCAGAGTAAACATAAGGTTTGTTATTATTGTTATTTGGCTCCCGTCCGCTCGTGAGAGTAGGCGGGATTTTGTTTATCTTTGTAACAAAACGATTTAGCTATGGGTAGATCTTGTTATGTTATAAAAAATAAGGAGGGTAGGGTAGATAATGTCCTTGCCCCTAATAACCAACCATCCGGATTATACCAAAGGGCGATGGAGGTGCTTGGCGACCAGAAGCAGGCCTTATCGGTCTGGGGTACGGCCTACTCCCCCGACTTCGTGTCTTTCTTTGGCGACTGGATGTCCATGCCATCGGAATATGACCTAGATAGTAACGGGGAACCTAGGTATGATGATGTCATGTCCTTTATCAAGCGGAAGAACTATTTCGTCGGTAATTTCATGGCCGATGAGGTTAAGGATATCAATAATACCCTTACTTCCTTGGGCGTTGATAATATCAATGATCTTAATGATATGATTGTATCCAATTTCCTCTCCGGCGGTGATATATTCCTCAATAGGTACAATCTTGAGCGATCCGGGATGTATGACGCCGATGAGATTGATAATATCATGACCAACAGATCGGCGTATGAGCAGGTAAGGGATATGATGAGGAGGATTGTCGATTTTATGTCTGAGGGGGATCTCAATGAGAAGGATACATATTTCTTGTCCTCCGGATCAGGCCTTGGTGATGATTATATGGTATATGAGGATACATATGACTCGTTAGGAAAGAGACGGGTCTTGAATCCAATGGAGGTAAGGGATACGATCATGAGGGCGGTAGGCGGTATCAGCGACCGCCGGGAGTTCGATCAGGCTTTCGCCTCAGTCCCATACCCTTCCTTGGCGCTCCGGTATCAGGAGGATCAGGATTACGCCGATCGGATGTATGACATATATCGTAATATGACCCGTATGGAGGTCAGGGATCAGGATGGGAATACGATTACCGACTCATATTCCAATAGCACCATACCGTATATCAGTATGCCTAAGGACATGAAAGGTCTAAGGGATAAGGTTGGGGAGATAATCGATATGGATGATTTTAAGGACATCAAGGACGTTTCCGGACGTCTGTATGACATAGCTATGGATCTTGCCGACATGGGCGTGGATATAAGCGAGGCGATCAGCGATGAGATGGTTATATCCAGACCTGAGGATATCCGTGATCTTATGGCGTCGCTGGACGTCATGTTGTCTTCCATACAGGCCGGCAATTCGGTATACGATAGCTTTATCTCCGATCTTGATAGGATAACAGGGAAAGGGAATCCGATATACGAGGTTCAGGATACTTATTCTACTGGGGATAGGATGGTGTATGTAAGGTCCGGGAATACATCCCCTTCCGATATGTATGATAGGAGCATGTTGTATATGGGTAGGAATATGTACCATAACACGGCCCCGATAACCGACACCGATCAGGCCTATGAGATGTTGGTCAATATCGGGATAGAGCGGCCCTCGTACTTGCCGGCTGGCGTGGTTCCCGCCGGGGCTTCCCGTTCCGATATTGACGTGATCAAGGATAACATAAAGAAGCTAGTTATGTCCAACATCTCATCCTCGAATACTGAGAACATGATCCTTACCAGATTGATATACCAGCATCCCGTAACCCCTAAGATGGATGATGTCGATATTGATAGGGAGTTCAGGAGATACGAGGCTAGGCAGGGAAAGGATCGGGATTTTATCAAATCCTGTACATCGTTGAGGAAGATCCAGATCAAGGAAAGGTTAAAAAAATCGGATTTATATAATAATGTCTTGCGCTTCCTTGATTTTAATGGATTTTATAACGTATCTTTGAACCACCATGACAGAGGTACGTTAAAAAACATGGAGATGTCGTTACCGGATGGTCAGGTAAGGAATCTTCTGTTTGACGTGGCTATCGAGTCCAGCGACAGCAGCATGAGGGATCTTTTCTATCTGGATAGACAGGATAGGATGATGGATGTCGGTTTTTATCGATATCTATACCAAAGGAATCAGGGTCTGCTCCGGGAGGTCAACGGCGGTGTCGAGGCGAGACCGGACGGCTTGTTTTTGGCTCGTGGGAGGTATGATGATTTCGTGTCATTCCAATCCGGTTTATATGAGAAGGTAGGTGAGACGGTTGATGGATCAATATACAGGTTCGTCGATGATCTTATATACTCCGATCCATCATCATATCAAGAAAACATGGTACGAAGGATGGGTGATGTTACGGTAAGGAGTGACGATAACCGTCTATCAAGGATAGAGGATAATCCCTCATCCAGTAAGATAATTAATGAATACACTGCTAATACAAATAAGTTGATGCGAGATTTTTCGTGTAATTAATCTCTCTTTGACGTCGTGAGACGTTTTCTTTCGAGCATTGAAACATTGAATTTATAGATTTGCATGAATCCGGGCCGTAGTGATACGTTCCGGATTTTTTTGTCTTGTACCGGTTGCTATTAATGCCATTTACAGGACATGACGTGCCTTGATGGTGACATATATCACGATCCTAGGATTATTAATTTTTGAACTTTGTAACGCCCGCCATCAGGTGGGTTTATTATTAATTCAAAAATAAATAGACATGGGTACAAGTGGAGACAAAATCGTGCTGTTAGACGGCATGGGTTCCGGGAGCGGTAGCGCCGCTAACGGTTTATTATCTATGATTCCGGGTATGTTTACCAGCCTTTTGGGTGGAAATAAGATGGATCCGAATCTAGTCGCGGCGTTGATGAACGGCCGTAACAACCAAGACCAGTTCGGAGGAGCCAATGGCTGGTGGTTGTGGATCATCGTCCTGTTCTGGTTGTGGGGCGGACGTGGCTTCGGGAATGGTTTTGGTGGTAATGGAAATGATTGTTGCGCTAACGGTCTTCCAGCTCAATTGAATAATGACTATGGTCGTGAGTTACTGATGCAGGCTATCCAAGGTAACAGAAGCGCTATCGATCAGATCTCTAACGCCCTCAACTGTTCTACCTCTCAATTACAAAACGCTATCTGTAACGTACAAGGCGCTATTGATAAGGTGGCCGGTCAGGTAGGTATGACTTCTCAGGCTGTTATCAACGCTGTACAGCAACAAGGATGTGAGATCGGTAACCAGATTAGCGCATGTTGCTGCAATTTACAAAGCGCTATGGCTAGTGGATTCAATAACATCCAACATTCGTTAGACACCGTAGGATGTAATATCCAGAACGCTATAACTCGCCAGGGATATGAGAATCAGTTGGCTATTACCGGTCAGACGAACGTATTGCAGAACAATTTGACTAACGGCTTCAATAACGTTATTCAATCCAACCAAGCCCAGACTCAGGCGTTGGCTGCTAAGATAGATCTTCAAACTCAAATCATCAATGACAAGTTCTGTCAACTTGAGATGCGTGAGATGCAGAATACTATCCAACAGCTTCGTGAGGAGAAACAGGCTTTGGCTACTTCCGCTATCACCCAACAACAGACACAGAACATCGTTAGTCAGTTAGCTCCAAAGGCTCCGATTCCGGCTTACGTCGTACAGAATCCGGGTTGCTGCTATACTCCTACCGTAAGGGTAGCTAACGAATGTGGATGCGCTTGCGGCACTACTAATGCCGTATTATAAGGAAGGGGGACAATATGGCTGATTTCAGAGGATATATGATCGGTTCATTCGCCTCCTCCCGTCTTGACAGGGGAGGCATCCCGGTAGTAACCACTACTGGAAAGGTATCTGACGCTTCTGCGGCCGAACCTACGGTTGATTTTGGCATCAATCCGTGTCAGTGGAACTCACTACCTCCAGAGGGGATATTGTTATGGAAGGTCCGTCATCCGGTGACGGAGACAGAGGCTAGTTATCCCGCCACGATCGTTCTTCCGTCTGGCTTATCCACTACCACTCCTGTTACGGTATCCAACGCTGGAGTTATCGTCAACAAGACACCTATAGTGGATAAGGTTGGGGCACATATGACAGGGCAGGATGTTACGACTCCCGTGGCTTCTGGTGATCCTATAGTAGGGGCCTACACCGAGCATCTTGTGTATTATAACAAATGCACTGGGGTATTTAGGATGTTAGGTCATACGGCTACGGCGGCTACCGCCCCCTAGCGCATGAATTTACTAAGAAAGAACAGGGAGGGTAACCTCCCTCCCATTTAAAAAAGATCGTTATTATGTTTAAGGATTTAAAGAAAGGATATCAGGTTTATACGTTGGACACCTCAGGGGTCCCTAAATTCTTTATGGGTACGGTGGTTAACGTCTCGGAGCCTAGGTTCGCCCAGTCCCAGTTAGGTCAGTATCAGCAGTTGCAAGATCGGGTTATGGATCTTACTATAGAGGTGGACGGGAAGTCCATGACATACGTAGTTCCAGAGAATCAGAACGTGGCTATGGCCAACGGCATTACGCTAGCCTGCTCCGTGGATCCGATAATGAACCACCTGAACGCCATGAAACGAACCAGTACGGATATCGTGAATAGCGTGGATAAGAATAAGGAGATCATAGAGGCATGCGACAGTATTTTGGAAGATATCAATCCCACTTTTAAGCAGACTAAGGATCAAGACCGAAAGATTAAGAATCTTGAGGAGAAGGTCGATAGGATGGGGTCTTCTTTCGATGAGTTAAAAGAGTTGTTAATTAAAAAATTAGGTTAATATGAGAGTTATAGATTTAGGCAATGGCCAAGAGGAATATGATGATGAGATCTATGATCGAAGAGGCGGTAGAGGACGCTCCCGTCGTTCTGACGGCACGTACATGGGTTATGATGGCGGGGTATATGACCATTATGGCAAGGATCGTGACGGGATGATGGAGGAGCTGGAACGTCGTGAGCGTGATCTCGAAAGACGTGAGAGGGAGCTGGAGCGTAATGAGCGGGAGCTTGAGAAACGTCAAAAGCACCATGAGCGGGAGGACGAGATGTATCGCAAGGGCTGGTTCGGCGAGCGTGAGATCCGTGACGAGTACGATGGTACGGAACCTTACATGCGTAGAGGTCGTAGAAGTCGTTACTACTGAGGAGCAGACGCTGATGACCCGGATTATAAGCGGTACATAGACACCCATGGATATCACTTTTCCAAGGAGTTGGCTAGGGAAGCCGCCGACAAGATGCTTAACGCCGACGGGTCCAAGAGAAGATGGACGATGGAGGACGCTAAGCAGATGTTCGATAAATGCGGGGCCAAGAAACCTGATAACGCTACGTGGGGAGATGTTCAATATCTGTTCGCTATGTTCTATAGCGACTACTTTCCTAAGGTATTGGACTGCGACCAGAAAATAGTCAAGGCTGTCTTGGCTTATCTGGAAGACCCTGACGCTCCGGAAGGGACGGCGTTTGTAAGGTATCTGGCGGTGCGGTGCTTCGTCGGTGACACAATCAAATGGAGTGAGATGATATGATTTGATACAACGTTGGAAGAACCCCGTCGGCAATAGAATACCGATGGGGTTTCTTTTTGTCAAGTATCTTATTATCGTTATATTTGTCAGGAGTAGATCTTTTTGTTCATAGGTAGGGTGGGCGGGAATGAAAAAAGGATATCCTCACGGACACCCTTTCCCCTTGGTTGAAAATTACCTAAAAACCTTATGAGTTACTGTTCTTCCGCGAATATAACGATTAAATAGAGAATATCAATGGCTAAAGGATATTACTGGATAGAACCTGTGGATCGGACGTTAAACGACTTCCAGTTTTATAAAGCACGTATCGTAGGCGATCCTGAATATGACGAGAGACATCATCGTGTTATATTGAGGACTGATAAGTATTTCCCTGTCGGGAGTATCTTTCATGTCCTTAACGATAAGGAGATGTTTGTTATTGAACGGAAATTCAAGATCTGGGGCAATAAGTATGTTATAAGACCTTGTGAGGGCGAGTGGGAATGGGAGTCTGTCCAGAAACTTAAAGACAAGGCTATTATATTCCGTACCGGGTTCCTGCATGGGGACGGCAGCTTCTAACACCTGCCCGTATCTACCCCCCTCCTCGATTTCTTGGTGCTTATATATATGGTTATATTTGGGCAAAAATAATTATGATATGGCAGATTTTCAAGGTAAATATAATGGCGAGCAGATAGAGCAGCTTTTGGATAAGGCTAACGATATTGATCTTTCCAAATACGCTCTTAAGACGGATAACGCTCCTACCGCCACAAAATTACAGGCGGCTAGGACTATAGCGCTGTCCGGTGCCGTGACCGGTAGCGCCTCATCGGACTTCGGGAGTAATATTACTATCTCCACGACATTGGCAAACTTCGACGCCTCTAAGATCACGTCCGGTACCATTGATATAGACAGGTTGCCTAAAGCAGCCTTAGAGAGAATGGTCGTGGTTGCTGATGATACGGCAAGGTTTAAACTTACTACAGCCACGGCTCAGGTCGGGGACACGGTTAAGGTAACGGCCACGAATAAGATGTATCTGGTCAAGGATGATAGTAAGTTGAATACCGAGGACGGTTACGAGCCTTATACGGCAAGTTTGGCGTCATCTGTGCCATGGTCTGGAGTGACCGGCAAACCTAGCACTTTCGCTCCGCCTACGTCCTCAGCTGCCGTTCTTGGTGGTATTAAAGTAGGGTACACGACTTCAGGAAAGAATTATAAAGTTCAGGTAGATTCGTCTGGTAACGCTTTTGTTAATGTTCCATGGACAGATAATAATACGACTTATAATCAGGCCACGGCTGATACTTTAGGATTGGTTAAGATCGGTTATTCCTCTAGTGGGAAGAACTACGCCGTATCCTTGGACCCTAATGGGAAGATGTATGTGAATGTCCCTTGGACTGATAATAACACGACTTATGCTCAAGCCACGAGCGATAATCTAGGTCTTGTTAAGATTGGATACTCTGCCAATGGCAAGAACTATCCCGTTGCTCTTGACGGTAGTGGCAAGATGTACGTGAACGTCCCGTGGACGGATACCAACACCACATATTCCAATATGGGGGCGGCAACCTCCTCTACTGCGGGAAAGGCCGGTTTGGTTCCCGCCCCAGCCGCAGGTAAACAAGCTTCTTTTTTACGTGGTGATGGCACGTGGGTTGTCCCTACTAATACCACATACGCCAAGGCCAATACATCGACCCTTGGGCTGGTAATGATTGGATATGCGGAGAATGGCAAGAATTATCCGGTAGAACTGGACGGTAGCGGAAAGATGTATGTCAATGTGCCTTGGACAGACACTAATACGACGTATGGTGTTGTAGGAGCTAACGGGTCTACAGGTCTGGTAAAGAACGGGAGTACGGTAACCAGCGCTTCTGGCTATACCGCCTGTCCTATTGTCAGTGGTGTCCCTTATTATAAAGACACTAATACCACTTACGCCAATATGAAGGCAGCTACGGCTTCAGCGGCTGGTGCTGCGGGATTGGTCCCGGCTCCCGCAGCGGGGAAACAGACGTCTTTTCTTCGTGGCGATGGAACATGGGTCGTGCCTACCAATACCACGTACGGGTTGGCCTCCACTTCCGCCAACGGCTTATTGAGACAGCTTAATGGTAGCACTTCTAATTTTATGCGTGGAGATGGTACATGGGCTACCCCTCCTAACACGACATATGCCGTGGCCAACGAATCCACTAATGGATTGATGGCGGCTGCTGATAAGAAAACCATGAACAGGCTTATAGGGGTTAATACGGTCACGACATTAGCTAACCTGCCTATTAGCAAGAGAAGTATCACGGCTACGTTATCAGCCGCTACCACCCTATCCGTGCAGTCAGGGATGCAGGTAGGGGAGGAGCTGATGATCAGGTGTGTCCCCTCAGCGGCTTTCACCCAAGCGATACCTAATTCCGGGGATTATGTCAGCATGAGCGGAACTTCTATAACCACTACGGCTAACAAGCCTTTCGAGATAAATATCTGGTGTTACGCTTCAGGCAAGTATAGCATCGCCGTTAAAGAACAAGATTAATAAGCTATGAGTTTTACATATATAAACAGGGAGATATATCCCAAGATGTTGGTTCAAGATGAGCCTCTTGACGATAATTACGCCAAGGGCTATAGTTATGATGATTACTCCAAAGGTATTCCCGCCCCATGGATAGAGCTTGGGGAGGAGCAACTGGCGTTCAAGGAGGCTAATCCTAAAGCTACTGTCAAGGAGATTATCGAGGCTAAGCTGGATGAGTCAAGGCTTCTTAATGAGGAGAAATCAGTTAAATACGAGGAGATAAGAACTTATGAGACCGGAAATCTATATGAGTTCTTCTTGGATGATCAGAATATCTATATTCCTGAACATGATAGACGTAACGCCTTGTCTGATGGTGCTATAGCTGGAAAGATAACGATCATGGGTCTGGAATTCGATATAACGGAAGGCAAGATCTTGATCGGGATGATGGATAAGTATGATAATGATCTTATGTCGGCGTTAGGGGACAAGCAAAAGCAGATCAATCTAGCCACTACCGTAGAGCAGGTAAGGGCTATTGATGTCCAATCCGGATATCCAGACAAGATAAGTGTCACCACAGCATACGTCCAGCAACAGGCGAAGGAGAAGGACGCCTCTGATCCTCAGAAGGTGGCTGTAAAATTTTCTAGAATGGTGGTTAATAATAAAGACTTATCCTTATCCTCTAACGATAAATTGGATGTTAAGGTCCTATTCCCCATATGGGGACAAGAAGGGGCGGAGTTCGGGCTATCCGTGGATACCGGATTTTGTCTTAGGGTGGTTAAGGAGGATACGGATATCCTTTATGAGGTTATCCAACAACATACGCTGTCGGAGGAATGGGAACCCGGACTAAATACGGCTTCCTTGTATAAGGTTATTGATAAGGAACATGCCGGTACTATAGGGGATCCTATCCCGTATTTCCCTCCAATGGAGATATTCAAGGATAAGTATTACATTCAGAACGCTGATGTGTATAAGTGTACTAGGGATAGCGGAACTCCTCTTAGTCATAATCTAAAGGACTTGATCGGGTTGTATGTTGAGGTTGTACAGGGCTAGTCGTATCTACCCCCCCCCGTATTTGGCGTGTAATTAGGTATAGGTTATTTTTGGCATAATAAAAAGACATTTTTTTAAATCATTTGAATATGGCATCACAAAAATTTGGTTTCGTAACCGTCGACCCGGTATCAGGATCAGGAGATCAGGCGGTTAATTTCTCCGGTGAGAAACACACCGGTCGTCTTCAACGCACTATCAACCTTACGGTCACCACGAACGGCGGGGCTAAGAAGGCGTTGGTAGTTAATCAGGCAGCGGCTGCTGAGGCGGTAAGATCAGACAGCCCTAACGCTTCCGTACAAAAGACAGGTGGTAATGTTACCATCACCGGTAAGTCTAACAGTACTAAGCTTACGTTCGCGGTCGCGCCGGCTGAGGATAACGGGCTTACGTTACTACTCCCTGCTAACTACACGGCGGCTGGAAAGACTACGGCTAACGGAGCGGTTATCGCCGACGATCCCGGAGCCGCTGGCGAGTTCGTTTGGAGCATCACGATCTCGAACGTACCGGCCAACGTCACGATCGAGGAACTGACAGCTACATTGAAGGTAACTGCCGCTGGTGGCCAGGCAGCCAACGTGACGGTAACGCAAGCCGCTGGAGACTCTACTATCGAGCTTGACAAGGAGACTATTAACTTGGATGTAAATGGTGCTCAACAGACGGTTAACGTAACATCTAATGACAGCTGGACATGGGCGCAAGCTGCTGCTAGAACCGTATCGAGAATGATGGGACGATAATCAGTTTCTTTTCGCTCACTCAGACCCCGATCGACTAAAGCCGGTTGGGGTTTATGATTTAAGCGTGAATACTTCTGTCTTCAGGCAGGGGATGATAGCGTAGTATTGGAGCGCAGCCTTTCGTAGCATTCTGAAGTTACACTTTTTTTTGTTCCTCTATGTAGCGTTTGACGGTTTCCTCGGAAATATGGCCAATTGTCTCAACAAAGTAAGAACGAGTCCACAGAGTAGGTACTCTTGAACGTAGCCATGGAAATTCTTTGCGTAACATCAGGGAAGAATATCCTTTCAGTTGGTTGACTACAAAATGAATGGCATAGGTAGGTTTTGACTTGATGAACAGATGTACATGATCAGGCATAACCTCCATACGTTCAATGACCACCCTAATTTCATCAGCTTTTTCTTGAAAGAGTTGCTTTAATCGCTCATCAACTCCGTTTACCAGTACTTTTCTACGATACTTAGGGCAGAATACTATATGATAACCTACATTGAATACTGAATGTGAACTATTTGAATACCTTTTAGCTAATGTCATATATTAATGCTTCTTTGCTTGCGAATATAAGAATAAAAGTATATATTTGCAATATATCTAATCATAAATAAAAATGTTGAGAGCCTACAAATATAGAATATACCCGACAGACGAGCAGAAGCTTTTGCTTGCAAAGACTTTCGGCTGCTGCCGTTTTGTCTATAACTGGGCACTCAACCTGAAGATTGAAGCCTACAAGCAGGAAAAGAAGTCTATCGGTAATGTTGAACTGATCAATCGCATGAAGAGTGAGCTGAAAGCGGCACATGAATGGCTCTCGGAAGTCAATTCACAGTCTTTGCAAAGCGCGTTGCGCAACCTCGACACTGCCTACAAGAATTTCTTCCGTGATCCCCATGCGGTCGGTTTTCCGAAATTCAAGAGCCGCAAAAGCAAGCAGAGTTTCCAGTGTCCGCAGCATTGCAGTGTGGACTTTGTCAATGGAACCATTTCCATACCCAAGGCGAAAGATATTCCTGCCGTATTGCACCGCAGGTTCAAAGGTACCGTGAAGACCGTCACCGTCAGCATGACACCTTCGGGCAGATACTTTGCTTCCGTTCTGGTGGACACGCCCATTCAGGAACTTCCGGCGTCAGCTATACAAGGTGATACGGCTTTAGGCATTGACTTGGGCATCAAATCGCTTGCCGTATGTTCTGACGGACGTACGTTTGACAATCCCAAAAACTTGAAGAGAAGCCTTGATCGCCTGAAGTTTTTGCAAAAGCGGTTGAGTCGCAAACAAAAAGGCTCTGCCAACCGCAACAAGGCACGCAGCCGTGTAGCCCGGTTGCAGGGACACATTGCCAACCGCCGCAAGGATAATCTTCACAAAATCACCCATGCACTCACGCACGACAGCCAAGTGCGTACCATCTGCATGGAGGATCTGAACGTGAAGGGGATGCAGCGCAACCATCATCTGACACAAGCTGTAGGGGACGCTTCTTTCGGAACATTCCTCACCCTGCTTGAATACAAGTGCAGTTGGTATGGTGTGAACCTCATAAAGATAGACCGCTTTGCCCCAAGCTCGAAGACCTGCGGCAAATGCGGCTATGTGTATAAAAGATTGAAATTGAGCGAGCGCAGTTGGACCTGTCCGGAATGTGGCACACACCACAACCGTGACTTCAATGCTGCTTGCAACATTAAAGAATTTGGCTTGAAAGCCCTACCCACGGAGCGTGGGAAAGTCAAGCCTGTGGACTGCCCTCTTGTGGATGATAGACCTCGTGCCCTAAAAAGCAATGGCAGAAAGAAGCAGGAAAAGAGAGGAGACTTCAGTCTCCGAAGCTCATGCCTTTAGGCGTGGGTAGTTCACTTGTTTTGCTATCTTTGCAATAGAACAAAAATAATACAACTATGGCTAATGATTTGAATATTAATTGGAAGGACGGGGTAGGCGAGGTGACGGACCAGCCTCTGACCGTTAGCCCGGGAGCCGGGAGTGGGGATGCGGCGGTTTCCTTTGGATCGGTGATGAATAAAGGTCTTGATCGAACTCTTGAGTTAGAGATAACAACATCTAAAGGTGTTAAGAAGACGCTTACCGTAAACCAAGAAGGATGTCGTCAGGCTTATGTGACCAGTGACGGGAAACGGTGGCTGACTAGCGACAATCGGGTGTATGGGGTACTGAAGAGTGACGCTCCGTGCGAGTGTATTGAGGTTACGCCATATGTGATCAAGTTTAAAATAGATGACGCTAATCCCGATTCGTTAATAGACTCTTGTGGCGATAGTTCGTGGATCAAGGGGAGAAGGTGTCTGGTGAAGAAAACGGATACCGGGGTCGCCATATGTTATCTTAACGAGAATAATTCCGAGTTGTTCCATGATGGCGTGACACCCGCCTCGCTTGACGGTAGTATGGGGCAGTGGATGACCGATATCCCTAGTTATAGATATAGTCATAAGGGAGGAGAGTATGATTTGAGTGACATTAATAATATCCCAAACCTTGTTCATGAAATTACGTTAACTCATAACGACTTAGATGATAATATTACTGAATGGGGGAATGTCGGATTGTTCAGAAGATGTTTGGTAGGAGTGACAGAGGTCGTAAATATTGATAGTAAATTATGGTCTAAGAAGGAAGGTCAATCTACTGGAGGATTAACTTCTGTAGTATTTCATAATTATGCTACCGCATTGGGAGATGGGTTTGATATTATTGATTACGAAACTCACTGCAAAATAGCTCATTTATTCTACGCTAAATATGCTAATAGAAATCCTCAAAAAATGAGTCAATTAGGATATGGAGAAAACTCATATACCAGAACTATTGGTACTACGTCCTCATTAGGTAATAATAATGGAAAAACTTCTACTCAAATTAGTTTCTTAGGTATAGAAGATTTCTACGGAGGTAAGTATGAATGTATGAGTGGAATACATTCTAATGGTTCTGTTTACTATATTTATGATGGATTTGAACCAGATAAAGTTCCTGCCGCTAGTTATCGTAAAGTAGATGTAGGTGGATCAGTTAGAAATGGATATATAAGCAAAGTATATTGGGGTGAACATGGAGATATGATTCCTATAGAAGTAAGTGCTTCCTCTACTACACATTACTGTGACTGGGGCAGTGTGGCTAATTCTGGTTGGCCTGTTGCTATGCGCTCTAATTATTCTGCCGGTGGTAAGGGCGGCGTCGCTTATTTCGGTACTTCTACTTATTCTGGTAGTTCTAGTGCTTATGTCGGCTCTCGCATCCAATATAGAGGGCCTATTCAAGTTATAGAGGATCCCGCTGAATTTATATCATTACCAGTAGGATTTTGATTTTTGGTTTTGTTTTTACAAAATTTGTAATTACATTTGTGGCGCATGTCCATCACCATGCTTTTCGTCGCTAATTTATTATAAGGGGATACAGGTCTGTGATGGGATCGGTATCCCTCTATTTTTAATATGGAGAAGATAGATGTTTTCGATGTTCAGATTCCTGATGGAGGACAAATCCGTTGTATATCGTATAATAAGGTTACTTATTTTGATCTTGACGATATAAGTAAGTTATGTTTCAGTTCATATGATTTACATGATGTGGCTGACACTAAAGTTATGAGCGAGTTCCTACACCGTGAGGGTGGTCGTTATTGGACTACGATAGATGGCGTAAGGCAGTTGTATCGTAGGATTGAGTGTAAGATGTGTTTTGAGGTTATAGAGAAATTAAGAGAGTTATGATATATTCTTTAAATACGGAGGTATTCAAATTTCATTCATATGATATTGTGAATATCAATAAGGCTATAGAACGTTTTGGTATATCTGTTACAGAAGGAAATGGATATTATTCCGTGGAGCGTGATAATAAGCACATAATTATTAATGATGGGGATTTTATAGTCGTATCCCCTTCCGCTGAGATATCCAGCTCTTCCGGGTTGCCTGTTTATGAGTTTAAGGCATACACGAATGATCGTTTTATAAGACTTATGGAGATGAATAATCAACTTAAAGAATTAACTGATAAGGTGTTTAGTTATAATCCAAAAAAGGATCCACGTGATCCTATTTTTGGGAAACATAATATTAGAAAGAATGGTGAAAAGAAAATGGATAAAATAGTATATGAGTTTGATCCTAAGATATATCCGAGGAGCTTGTTCGTGATGAAAGGGTGCGAGCCAAAGGATGTTATAGACAGGTTTACGACAAGGGATGACTCTGAGATTGAGATTGAGATGGAGGTGGGATCGGAGCCATCCATGACTACTTTCCCTATGGTGAGATTTAAGGATACCGGTAAATACGGGGAACTGGTTGTCGTGTGGATAGATGACAAGGATGTCGATCCGTCTATGATCTCTCACGAGGCGTTCCATGTCTCTATGGATATTCTTAGCGAGTTAGGGATCAAGTTTCATGCTGACAATCAAGAGCCTATAGCTTATATGGTAGGATGGTGTGTCAGATGTATATCGGATGTCGTGTCAGGGAAAGTTGGCATCTCAGACTGATATGCTGGCTACCGATTGGATGATATTATGATCATCTTCTCGCATTTGGATATTAGCCCCCGCTCTTTTGTGGGGGCTTTTTGTTTATCTTTGTCAAAAACATGAAGTTATGTCAAGTTGTGTAATTAAAAGAAATAGTAAGGGTAAGATAACCCGTGTCTTGACCCCTTCCGGAGAGGTATCCACCTTGTTCGATAAGATAGCGGGTATAGCCGCCGTAAGTGACCTTAATAAGGCCGCTGAAGCTTATATGACTATTTATAACGATAAGTTTAGGTCTAAGTTCGGTGACTGGACGAAGTCCGTACCAAGGAATAAGGAGGCCGCCAGATCTATAAGTGCCAGACTTAACGCTAGCGAGTGGGGACAACTTATGTCAGCCAAGGTCTTGTCTGCCATAAGTGATATGGACGCCCCGGCGTTGGCCAGAAGCCTTGGGAATAGCGACAATGTAGTGGCTTATCTTACTTCCGGAGAGGTAGGTGAGGTCAGTGATATGGCGGTGGTAGATACATCCACGGTACAGGAGGTGGATTTGGATTCCATAAATGAGGATAATATTGGCGACACGATACTGAAAGAGGCGTCATGGGATGATATAAGGGCTATCAGGGAGAATATAGACATTAAGGAGACAGCCCGTATGTTATGGAAGGCCGTGGAAAGCGCTTTTACCGGGCAACGACCTAATATTAGGGTGAAAGGCGGAAGTATAGACGGGGAGATCATATTTTCTGGCAATGTCTTGCCGTTAAATAATATTGAGAATTATACTCCTCCATCTTCAAGATTGGTATATGATTCCGGTGAGCCTCGCCTGTTCTTTAGATCGGATGACGGCAAGATACACGAATCTTACGCCAACGCCATAAAAGGATCGTCCGGTGGGCGGGTCGAGGCCGGGTTCTTGGCCGGCAGTGTCGAGGAGAGCGACGTCCCGTCCGGTACGGCTGATATCTCCTTTGGCTCTTCCTCCATAACCCTTAATAACAGTGAGTCATTCATCCCGGTCCTTGGTATTAGCTCAAACTCAGATGTAAGCACTCGTGGAGGGTTTGTTAATTACCTTATCAAGAAAGGTATGTTGAGTGGGGAACGTATAAGGCTAGGGGATAGATATTATCTTACTGGAGCCGGCAATTCTGATGGTCTTAAGATCTATAACGCTATGGATGCCTTCTCTAGTCTTAGAAATAGATTTGGAAGTCAGTCCTCCGAAATGAACGTATTGGGTTCTATGGGTTTTGATACGGAGGTAAGTAATGATCTTGATCTTATCACTACGTCCGGGGAGAAGGTTACGGTAAGCAGATCGGAGATCAAGGGTATGTTAAGGCAAGGTAAGTTTGAGGAGCTTAATAACAAGTATGATGGATTCATGGAACTAGCCTTGTCGTTGATGATGGAGGATAACGCTTTGTACGGAAGCAATGTCCGTGGGGTTATCGAGAACGAGAAGGCGGAGGATCTCCAGAATAGGACTGATATCACCAATATCTTATCCACGTTAGGTATCCGTGTGATGGGTATGTCTGAGTATATGGATAAGTATAAGATGCGTAATGGCGTGGATCCTTCGGCTAGGGCGTTATCTGACATGGCCAATGGGGTTATCGCCTTGGCTGAGGGGGCTACGGTAGAGGATCTCAATGAGGAGGTGGCTCATTTCTTGGTCGATACTTATCGTAACCAACAGGAGATTGACGAGGTGCTGGATTCTATTGTCGGCACGTCGTTATGGAATCAGTTCGCTGGTCGTTACTATGAGGTGTATGGGAAGGAATACCAAGGAGAGGAGCTGGATCGGATGGTGAAGCGGGAGATCCTAGGTAAGACGTTGGCCCAGCGGTTCGTGCCGGGCATGGAACAGGCGGTAGAGGATCTGACCTCGTCCGAGGACGCCCAGCTCTCCTTGTTTGGCAGGATGGTACGAGCTATACGTAATTTCTTCTCCAGCCAAAGATCGGATTTAAATAAGGTACTTGGCAGGATAAAGGAGTCGGCGTTAGCTGATGATCCAAGCGCCTTTGACGTGCTTCTGCTAAAGGATAGCGATCATCTCATGTACTCGTTATCGGACGTTGACGTGGCTAATAAGTTGATCAAGAACGGTAGGTCATTGGAAAGGCTATACACCAGATTGCAGAGGATGAGATCAAGCCAAAGCCAGAGGATCGGTGAGAGTATCTCCCTTCTTCGTGATATAGGCGAGAAGGTGAGACAAGTCGGGGGTGAGCTTAATAAAAACAACAACCTGTTATCCACCAAGAGTGTCATAGCGACCGCCAAGGCTGAGGTGGAGTATTTGGTCACTGTTGCCAGTAGCTTGCGTAAAAGCGACAAGGGATTGGATTATGAGACGATACAGGTTATCGATAACGTATATGGGGAGATAGTACCGTTAATTAGGAATCTTCGTGGATTCGTCAATAATCAGGCGTCGGATTATTATGGCAACAACAAGGTTGGTATGGTAGAGGATATGGATGATATATTACGTATGGCTGAGACATCCATGTCCGATATAAACGCCCTTCGAAGTGATCGTAATGAGGACTGGCTGGATGGACAGCTTCGGATGTTTAATATCCCGGAAAGATATTGGAATGGGATAAAGAAGTTGATAAATAACATCCATAAGGATATCAATGTCATGTCCCGGTTTTTCGGGACGTTAGAACATAGCGGGAACGCTATCTTAGGCATGTTAGGGCAACGTCTTGCCAAGGCTTATAACGACGCTCATGTTGAGGGCGTGGCTAATATCAATAAGATGACGAAGATGATGAAAGAGCGTGGATGGGGGATAAAGGATAATGAGGATCTTATACAGAAGATAAACGGTAAGAACTCTGATTACCTTGATTCGTCCCGTGATTTCGCCAAATACGATTTACTGTATCGGACAGAGCAGGCGAAAGCTATTATTGATATATATGATCTTAAAAAGGTTACTGGTAAGACCGAGAAGCAGCTTATCGACATGTTTTTATCTGATAAGGGGCTTAAGGTCAAGACTCGTGATGATATCGTAGGGTATGATGGTGATAAACCTATTACAAAGGAGGTCAATCATATATTCAAGCCAAGTATCCAGAATTTTGATATCTCGGCCATGACATTCGAGGATCAGCAACGATATCTCGATGCGATAAATAGGTGGTTGGATGAGAATCGTGAGAAGCCTATGGTGCAGGCTTATTACGATAAGATCGAGAAAGTCAATAAGAAGGTCGAGGAAAGACTGGGTCGTAGGGTATCGCAAGCCACGTCCGATTTCATGACCCGTATCCGCAGGAGCAGGTATGTGGCTATGGATAAGTTCGTGAGGAACGGGAAGGTCGATTGGAAGGCGTTTCAATCCGATCCTATAGCTTGGAGATCTTATCTGGATATTTTACGTGACAGGGCTATAGCTAAGAGCGAGTGGTATTCCGATGGGACACCAAAGGAAGAGGGATCAGAGGCTCTGATGATGTCCGAGGAGATAAAGGTATGGGACGAGGCATGGGCCGAGGAGTTCGGGAATACTAACGAGGGTCGTAAGGCTTCCGCGGAATTCAAGGAGATACTTCGCGGGATAGAGCGGTCAGAGGGCGGTAAGGCGGCGTTCGAGTTCCTGCTGGCTGGCGGTCATCTTGGTTTCTCTAAGGATATGTGGGGATCCGAGGAGGGTGATTATTACGAGAATCTGGTTGATAAGATCACGGAGCAATCTGTATCATCATCAAGGATAGAGAAGGTAGAGGAGGCGATGGCAACAATAAATGAGATCAACGATCAGTTAAGACCTTTGCTTATTCAGTACCGGGACAGTACCAGATATGGCGAGTATGATTTCGATCGTCTTCGTGGATCATCGTCATTAAGGAAGATAAACGAGCTATACGACCGTCTGGCCGAGGCCAAGAGTGTTATTAACGCCGCCGCTTCCGCTGAGGATATTGAGATGAATATGCCCGATACGGTGGAGAGTGGCGTTACAGATTCCTACCGTAATGCGTTAAGGGATGCCGTGACATACGACAAGGGAATGGATGAGATTAAATTCGCCAAGGAACATATGTCTGCCCGCTCCCGGAGTCAGGTAGATAGGATGGCCGCCAAGCTGTCGCAGAAGAACCCATCATGGGCATCCATGGAGACAACGTTCCTTAGAAAAAAATACGGTCCTGATTTTAGTGATAAGCTGGCTAATGATATAGCTATGGGTAAGGCTAATAGTATACTTATCGAGTATGCCAGAACCCGACTGTATCCTTATATGAGGAAATACTCTCCCAAGGGATATTCTGATTTCGTTAGGAAGATAAATAACGGTACGTATAAGGTATCCGAGTTCTTTGATGCCATGGAAAATGGTATATCAAAGGAAGAGAGCGTATCCCGTTTCGGGTTCGATATTAATATGATCGATTTGTCGATCAATAACCAGTGGCTAGAAGAGGCCGATTTCGAGAGTTCTTTCCGTAATCCTAATTATAATCCCGATCTGGGTTATGGGTATCATACGCCTAGATTTGATAAGTACAAGAATGAGGCTTTCTTCAAAAAATACGGTATTACCAACGAGGGGGAGGAAGCTACGATCAATAAGGATAAGTGGGAGATGAGGAAGGAATTGCTTAACATAAGCCGTAAGGCTATGGAGGATTATGATGAGCGTTTCAGGAATATCTACCAGATACCACAGATATCCAAGGGCGGAGTGGAGAGGATGGTACAGGCTGGGGTTGACCCGAAGGCGGCCATCGGAAACGCCGTACGTGATATCGTTGGCGAGAGGGTTGATGATCCCATACATGGTCAAGGACAAGACTTAGGAGGGCTTGATGAGAACGATAACAAATATCGCATGATTCCCAAGTACTATCTGAGTAAGTTGGAGAACGCCGATGACGTGTCCCATGACTTCGCCTACTCCTATTCCATGTTATCCTTACAAGCGACCTCTTACAAGTATAAGAGGGCGGCCTTGGATGATGTTATGGGATATAGGAACATGATGCTGGAGACGCAATACGACGGCGGTAAGAACCCAGAGGCCACTCACGCCTATAGAATGTTTCAGGACTGGGTTAACGCCAGTATCTATGATGTTAGGATAAATAATAAGCGGGCAGAATGGAATATAGGTAATTATAAGGTCGATCTTAATAAGCTGGCTCTTATGTTTACCAAATTCGTATCCAAATCCAACTTAGGCTTCTCCCCATTCGTCGCGGCTACCGGCGCCCTTACCGGGCAGGCCAACTTCCTTTTGGAGGGTATGGTAGGGCAGTATATAAGCAAGGACTCCATGAAATACGCCTATGGGGAAGCCCAGAAGCAGTTAAGTACGTACGTGTCGGAGATCGGGGATATAAACCGCACCAACAAGCTATATGTCGTTGGAGAGGCTCTAGGCGTGTTCAATGTCCGTAACCGTGTACGATCGGCAGCGTATAACAAAATCTGGAGAACCTTATTCCGGGACCTGCCGTTTAAGATGATGGAGGTTCTTAACTCCCCGTTGGATCCGCAGGTCATTATCTCGGTCATGGATGATACCCGCCTATACGAGGGTCAGTTCTGGTCATACTCCAATTTCAAGGAGATGATGATGAAAGACAGAAATATGTCCGCTAACGAGGCTAAACGCGATTGGGAGCGTTTAAGGGATTATTCTATGTGGAACATGGTAGATGTCAAGGACGGAAAGATCGTGGCTAAGAACGAGGCTAACAAGGATATTATAGACCGATATATACCCACCTTGTCCAGTAGGGTAAGGAGTATGGTGCAGATCTGTGACGGCGCCTTGAACGAGCAGAACCGGGTGGGGGCTAGCCGGAACGCTATCCTTAATATGGTGCTGCCTCACCGTGGATGGTTTATATTGGCCGTACAGCGGGCGTATAAGAAAGCCGGTTTCAATTTCCAAACCAACCAGTTTGAGGAAGGATATATGAGAACGTTATGGAGACTGGCCGGTAATGTCTATGGATCGATGTCCGAGGGCAGGATGGGAGAGGCATATGACGTGCTTAAGGAAGAGTATGATAAGCTTACCCCCTACGAGCAGATCAATATCAAGAGATCGATTATCAACATGGCGGTATTCGCTACGATGATGGCCATAGGACGGGCATTGATGGGATATAGGGAGGATAATGAGGATAGCTGGTTCGGGCAGTTCATTACCTACATCGGGTTCAGGACGATCAATGAGATCGCCTCCCAGACATCCCCGTTCATGGAGCTTAACGCCATAGACATGCTACAGGATCCGCTGGTCACCGCCCGGAAGTTAGGCGACCTCACCGATCCTCGAAACTGGGATCCGTTCGCTACTGTCCAGACCGGCGTATATAAGGGCGAGAGCAAACTATGGAGGCAGCTCATGAAGTTCTCGTTTGGTAAGCAATGGTATAATATCAAGACGGCTAGGGATATTAAGCAGACATCCGACTACTGGTTGATGACCAACGGCATGACGATGGGATTCTTTCTAGGTGGTAGGAATAAGGATGAGTCCGGAGAGGACGCTAATTGGTATTTTGACAGGGGAAGATAACTGATATGGTATGACAAAAAAAATAGCCGGTCAATTGTTTAAGACAATTTGATTGGCTATTTTTGTATTCCCATCTATCCATCCCGGACGGATGGGAATAGGTAATTATTTTATGAATACAAATGTAGATCTTTTTCATGATTCCACGAACAATAGTAATGGAATTTTGACGTCCGAATCCAACGAAATGGATTTAAATACATTAATACCGGTAGTAGATAATAATAATCATAAGGTTGTAGACGCCAGGCTTCTTCATGCGTTTCTTCAAATAAGAAGAGATTTTACATCATGGATAAAAGATCGTATATCAAAATACGGTTTTATTGAAAATCAGGACTTTGTATTGATAAAATATGATTATTTAGGTAACTTACTGAATGACAGACTCCCCCATTTTGGTGAGTCTGATACTCAGGTAGTTGCAAAGACTGATTACCTGCTATTGATGGATATGGCCAAAGAGCTATGTATGGTAGAGAATAATGATAAAGGGAAGAAAGCTAGAAGGTATTTTATCGAGAAAGAAAAAGAATTAAAGAAGTTGGAAAAGTCGAATAATGATCAAGTAAGTCATTTGCGTATTCCCGACTTTTCCAATCCAGCGGAAGCCGCAAGGGCATGGGCTGATGAGTATGAGGCCAAGGTGAAGGCCGAGAAGGAAGCTATGTTGGCACTAGAAGCCAAGAACAAGGTCGAGGAGGAAAAGAAGATTGTCCAAGCCGAATTAAATACGGCTATAGATACGATAAAGGAGAATGAACCGGTAATTGATATGTTTAAAAGGTCTATTCCAAGAGAAGGTGTCCTTATCCGTGAATCATCAAAATATTTTGAGCAATTTGGCTATTATATCGGGATTAAGAACATGTATCCGTTATTACAGGAATTAAAATATGTTTTTAGGAATGAGAGAGGTAGGATAGAGGCATATCAGTCCGCTCGTAATTCTGGATTAGTTACATATGGATCTGATCCTGGTGATGAATATTGGGAGGCTAAGGCCGTGACTGTTATGATAACATTAAAGGGATTTGTTAAACTGGAAGAATTGTCAAGAAAAAAAAGGAGCGTTTTTGAGAAATATGGTCGGTTCACGATATGATGCCCCTCACTGCGATTATTCTGATAAAGGCAAGGCTATTAGAGCGCTTACTGGCGATAATAGGTTCACTAAAGATATTGATTATAAAGTTTTTACCCAAAATGGTAAAAACCCTACTGAGGGAAGATCAACAATTGTATATACGATAACTGCATTTTGCGTGGAATGTTTGATAACAAGGAAAGAAAGATGAGTATAAATAAATAGTTATACCATTGATAATTAATGTAATCCAAAAATGGATTTACATAATAAGAGAAGGATAGGCGATTATCATCCTATCCTTCTTATTTTCGTTATCGGTTATTATATTTATACACAAAATCATCCACATCCATATACTCACACCCGAAGTTTTCCGCCGTCTTCTTATCGGAGTCGGAGAACTGCCCTTCTTTTCCGGAAGCGTCCCCGATCATCATGATAGTATCGTATATGATCTTATTTTCCTCATCTACATTATCATTTATGAATTTGATATAATCCATATACTGGTCTATCATCCCCGTATTTGGTTTCCTATTGATGTTATCTTTATCATTGTTGTCGCAATAAAAGTTGTATACGGATATATTGGTATAATCCTCCAATGCGCTTGATATATAATCGAATTTATATTCAAACATCTCTTTGTCTACGAAGCCTTTTTCTATACCTCCCTGATTTGATATGATTAGTATATCATCAGGAGCGTAATTTTTGATAGCCTCAAATACGTAGAGTTTGAGTTTCATATCCCATATACCTTTAGGGAATGTATCTCCTGACAATGTTTCAATCAGTGTCCCGTCTAAATCTGTTATTAACAATTTACACTTTTTCATGATTCAAAATTTAAATGATATATAATTACCTTAGCTTATTTATATACTACTCGTCCCATTGCTCCTAATAGCTCTTTATCATCCTGCTCCTTTACCTCTACATAATAATATCCCTTGAAACAAAATTTCTTTTGATCGGGATCTGACAAGAACTTTTTATATTCCTCGAATCCTTCATCTGAAAGATGATAAGCCTTTCTTTTTTGCTGAAGTAATTCATCTGATTCTAATATCTGTTTTTTAGTAGCCATAATAACGTCATTTTTTTTATTTTACGATTTTTAGACGATGAGGTATTCTACCTACTCCACAAAGTTCCCCATTTTCTGATTTGACAATTTTTACTCCATCAATAGAATGATAGATGTTTTTTTGTAGGATCATTCAAAAAATCTTTAAAACTTTCCAGTTCTTCATCTAATAAGAAAAATTCTTTCTTGCAAAGTTCAATGTCCATATAATGATTTTTTAAGGTTGTTATATATCTTGTAATAAATACTCTTCTATTTTCTTAGCCATATCAATAAGCATCTCACATCTAAGGTCGTTAAGATCCTTACAAAACCTCATTTCCTCCTCATGCTTTTCCTCCGGCGATCTGTTATCACTTACGCTGTAGCATGGTGATGAGTGTATCGGTATGGGCTTCATGGCATCTATGGCTAATTTGATAGCCTTTTCTTTGATATCGCTCATACTATTTTCTTTTTGTTCCCAGATCATGCCGCTATGAAGGCAATTAGGATCATCAGCATGATTTATTAAACAAATCCCTTTGTCGTAAAAACAACATCCCGTACAACTCTCTTCTTCTATCTCAGGGATAGCTATGTATTCTTTCCCTTTATATATTTTAACTTCTCCTTTTCTTATCTTATTCATCTTATTAGATTTTTATATCCTACATGTTTCAACTGCTCTTCGGTGGCTTTCTCCTTCAGGAACTTCCCGTGCCATTTACCGGGCACCACGACATCACGTCCGTCTGGGCTGGTAGCCAGCCTCCCGCATTCGCTGCACAGCCCCATGCCCTTGTACGGCTGTAGTTCCTTGGCATAGTCGAATTTATCCACCATATACTCGTTTGTCAACATCCAATAACTAGACGTAGCGGTATTATCAACGCAACCGCATTTAGCGCATACAAACAGGCTCATAGTAAGTTCTTTTTTGCTTCATTAAACAACCGTTCTACTAGATTCTCAAATTCTCCATCAGGCATATCTATTATGTCTTTTATCTGCACTTGTATTCTTTCTTTTGCTAAAGAATAGCAATTACTATTGACAGAGTAACGAACTACAGTGCCGTTTACGAAAATAAAATCATCTGGTTTTAAATCAGTCGTATAGCCATTTTTAGAAAACATAGGGATATGATGTATATCATCTATTCTTGTTATAAAAGAATCATTATATTTGGCATATTTTCCAACAATCCATTTATACTTCTCCTTTAGGTCAACTTGTATCTTGCTCATTTCTTCTTTTAACTGTTTTTCCAGTTCTTCAATCTTATTCATATCCTATCTATTTTAATGTTATTGTTATTAAATCTGTTTATCATCTCATCAAAGAATTGACGGTCTATCTCCACAAGCAGGAAGCCCCCCCTCTCCTCGCCGCAAGGGAAAGGGTAACGGCTACCGCCCCGTCCGGCACAGTGTTCATTGGATTGCCTTCCACGCCATATTCCCGTTAAACATCCTCATCTTTCTTTTCATCATCAATCCTCTCCACTTTAATCGTCCCCATATCACCTGAAGGTAACGTAATATCGCTATACACGTTATTCCAGTTCTCGTCAATAGCTAGCTGATGCAGTATAGATCTATATATCTGGTAGGTATTTCCGATAAGTCTCTTTCTATTGATCATATCTTTACTACCTCCATCATACCCTATATGTTCATAGTCTTCGAGATCCGGGAACAACCTTCTTCTTATCGCTCGTGAGTTATTGACTATAAAGCTTCTTATCCCCAGCGTTTCCGTTCTATCCATATCATTTATCAAAGTTTCCGTGGTATGCTGAAGATCCATGTCTCCGGCTGCGTATCTGCTTATGTCCTCCACGCACCGGGATATCAGCATCAGTTGTTCCCTTGTCAATGTTATTTTATAAAGTTGTTTGTTGTTCATATCCTTCTATTTTATTTATCATCTCGAATATTTTCACCGCTATCAACGGCACTATGGCATTACCATAAGCCTTTATTGATTCTTTTCTCCATTTCCCGTAAGGAATGGTAAGGTTGTCCACATTAAAGGGTAGCCCATCATTTCCTCTACAAATAGGGGACTGAGTTGGAAAACTCTTCCATTGAGTCGATCCCCGTCCATCCCAATCACGGCAGGCATATTTCTTAAAGAGTCTGTTCTCGGTGCTCCGTTGCTTTTTGTCATCTTCCTTATCGTACAAGAACCTGTGTGATCTGAGGCCACTGGTGTCGGTAATAAGTCTCCGTATTTTATCCCTTGTTTGGGAAGTGAACTCAAATCCATGAATCTTGTCTTCCCGTCCTTGTCGCAAACCTTCAACCCTTGCGTCTGAGCAGTCGGAAGCAATGAACCATATCCTATACCGTTTATGTGGCGCTCCGACACCGCAAGCTGGAACAATGATCGGTTGGACGGAATATCCTTCACGTTCAAGATCGTCGCAGATGGTATTGATGATATATTCTTGCTCAAGTATCGTTTCCTTGTAATTTTCTTCATCTTGATCACTTTTCGTTTCCACGTCAGTTTCACTACCGGGTTGAACCATATTGGTGATTCCAGCAACATTCTCGCCAATAATCCAGAGCGGTCTTGTCTCTCGTATGACTCTAAGCATTTCCGGCCAGAGATAACGGTTATCATCCGCTCCCTTTCGTTGTCCAGCGACGCTAAATGGTTGACAAGGGAAACCTCCGGTGAGCACGTCGATTTTCCCTTTCCATGAAGTGAAATCAGTTCTTTTAATATCTTCATATAATACTGTTTTTGGAAAATAATATTTTAATACACTTTGACAGAATGGATCTATCTCGCATTGAAAGACATTGTTCCATCCTACCTCTCTAGCGGCTAAATCAAAGCCTCCTATACCTGAGAAAAGACTAGCGTGATTCATTCCATCTTATTTGATATTAATTTTTCTTTTATATGTTTAGATATATCAATTATCTCATCTTTTATATTGCAGTCATCTTTTAATAATGAACCAAATATACATGATATGGCGCCCTTTAGGCCTAGCGCTATCCCTATCTCCAATATTTTTTTATCGGTATTAGAGATTTCTACAGGTTCATATAATATTGATGATATGTTGTTAACGACGTATATTATATCATCTTCATTCATTGATGTAGATTTATCGACAATAGCTATAAAATCTTTTATAATCATAATATAAGCTATTTTTATTTCTTTTATCGTATCATCGCTTAGATGTCTATCTCTTATATGCCTTTCAACATACTTGTTTGCTAGATTCTCTATTTTGTTTGATTTGTCCATTTGTACTATCAATTATTTAGTTAATAATAGATCATAGTCCTCTTCATCTATACTCCCATTATTGTTGACATATATAATGAAATCATTTAAAAGCACGGACTTATCCTTGGATAAGGCTTTTATAATAAGCTCTCCATCATCTTTCAACATCACATGCACAGTATCCCAGATAACATATTTTTGACATTCTTTCTCAATCTTCTTGATTGTTTTAAGTATTATCTTATACGTCTCCTCATATCTTTTTACTATTCCGCACAGTTCAGTCGTATTATATTTACGTATAGCCGTGAATATATATTCCTTTTTACAATCCCAGCATTTTATCAGTTTTTCTGATCCGCACGCCTTATTCTTGTAGAAGAAACAGCCCTTACATGGCTCATTATGGTCGTAACTTAATACTACAAGCAGCTCCATGCCATTCTTGTATATCACGTCTCCTTGTTTCATCTTGTCTATTTTATTAATCTCATTATCAATATAGTAAAGTTGGATATTATCCATACTATAGATATCCAGAACGTTGTACTTAACATAAGACCTATATTCTTAGGTATAGGATCTACTCTCCTGAATGTCAGGATCATGTATATAAATGTTTTTATATTCATAATTTACGATATTTTTCTATATAGTTAACTATCAAGTCTTTAACCCCTTTTGGGACATCTACCAGTTTGAGATTACCTTGGAATATGTCCTTGCCGTACTCATCCATAATCTCCCCGAATGAAGGATTCATGACTCTTGTTGACATAGATATCGGTTGATCAGTGTCAAATTTGATAACGATCTTCTTTCCGCCGTTTATCGCCTTTTTAAAAGCCACGTAAAGCTTTCGACCTTTTATTATATCACAATTCCCTTTCAGGATATTAGACATATGTATGACATATTCTTTCTTCGCATCTCCTGGGTTGTTCATAAGCTTAAGATCTCCTCCGGTATCTCTCCATTTCCTGAAGCATGGGAAACATAGACCGTGATTTGCCTTAGCGTGTCTAGGTATCATCCTACTGCTGCCGGCTGGGATCGTATCGCCACAGCAGATACACGTCCTATCCTTGTTGGTGCGCATCGGCACATAGCTCTTTATTGGGTATTCTTTTCTTTTATACATCTTCTTCTGTTTTCAAAATTATCATCACCATACTCATAATTAGGACAAGCCTTGTTGCTTGGCCGTCTCGCATAAGTCTTTTGCTTCCTATTATATTTCCTATTAGGGTTTATATAATGGTCACACACTTGCCAAACGGAGCAACATACTTTCCCGTATCTTTTCGCCCACTCATGGTCATGTAGATGTACGCAAGTAGCGCAAGTTGGATTCTTGAGCTTATCCTTGTTATCATCTATGATCTTATTGACCCGATCAAGAATAACGGACATATGCTCAGTATACATAACATTGAATACGTCCGGTTCTGGAAGATATGTCATCGAGCTTATATCTATGTCCATTTCCTTAGACTTATCGTAAGCCGATTTGTATTTCCTTATCATCAAATCCTTTAATTGATTTACTTTTCTCTCGTAAGTCCCCATATTTCATTCGGTTTTCCATCCTTGTTTCTTCAATAGATCCACCATCATCCCCTTTATCTTAGGACTGATAGCCTCGGTAAGTATATCAGCGGCCAAGTTAATAGAGAAGTTTGTCATTCTGGATTCTCCTATATACTTCTCGCTGGTAACTTCTTTCACATAATCGTGGATATCCTTAATCATCTCATTTTGAGATCTTAGTAGGTCCAGTATCTCATCGAGTTTATCATTCATTTTTTTTCTCAAATATACCTGACAATAACCAGACAACCACTATCAAAAAGAAACACAACCCAAGCGCCTCATCCGGATAATCATGCATCGCCTCTAAAATGTCCCTCATAGCTTAATGTCCATTTTGCCAATTATACGATAGAAAATATCCCTAGTCAGCTCAATATCGTAAGTAGCGTCATGAAGCTTATTCTCGTCGATCTCAATACCCATAGTTCTGGCTACGGTCATCAACTTAAAGTTCTCCATATCGTTTCTTACACCCATCAGGAACGGTGTCACCATAACATATACATCCATACAGTTAGGATAGAACCATGATCCGAAATACTTATCCCCACATTGCTGGAATAAAGCCCGTAGGAAGTTGTTATCGAATCCAGCGTTGTTATACCCCACTAAATACATTTTATCCCTCTTATCGAACTTATTCACGTATTTGGATAATATACCAATTAACTGCCTGTACCCTTCTTCCATAGGCTGATACGACTGCACCTGCTCCAAGGTAACTCCAGCCACGTCCAGCGCCTCTTGCTCTATCGTGGCGGCAGGGTTCGGGGCTAGGCGGATGTCAAACCTCTCGGTCTCCTGCCCGTCGATATCCACGATCCCTCCTATTTGGTGTATCCCGTTTCTCCAGAACTTAACTCCGGTTGTCTCTAAATCAAAAAATAGTAATTTGCTCATGTCTATTTATTTTGTTAATTTATCATTATCTAAGAACTAGTCGTGAAATGCTTTTATAATATATACTCCCATCAACTCTTTTACCTTCAAAGAAGTATATCCAATATTCTAATGAAGAACATCCAAAAGCAAGACATAGATTATTTATCGCATATCTAAAGTATTTCTTGCCTGAACGAAATAAGACTTGAAATTCTTTATTATTTAAATGGAGTCTTTTTTTGGTTTTTCTTTTATTCATGTTTATAGTTTTATTTTAAATGTTCCTTAATCTTATTCAATGCCTCATAAGACAGATAGTCGTTTATGGTCTTATCGTTATTTACTTTCATCAACTCATCAAATAGGTCTTTAGCCAGTACTTTCCACTGCTCTCCCCAATCACGGAGATTCTCTACCTTTGACCGTATATCCTCGAAATAAGAATCTACGTCTGATTTGATTGATTTTGAATAATATTTAACATCCTCCTCATCCCCATCCATAATATAATCACATTGTGTCTCGATATCTTTTATATGACTGTCTATATCACTACACATATAATCAACAGGTTTACGTATATTGAATATAGCTTCTGACGTAAGACCGGTTATATCTTGTATGTTTTTTAAATTATCCATTGTTTAATCAATTAAATGCCAACCATCCACCTATAAATCCCATCATAAAAACAAATAAGATTATAGATGTGAATAATATCCAATCTTTTGCACTTAGCTCATTATTATCTCTCTTTATCTTCTCAAGATAATCATATATAGCTGTATAGACAGCATGGTGAATATTCTCGTCTCTAGCCCTTACGATATTATCATATTCGTTATATCCTAGATTATGGGTAGCACTTTCGATCCTCATATTCCCCGTAACTTTTTTGTTTACATCAAAATCGAAGCTAAATACCATATCGGTGGTTAGAGCGTTGGCGATTCTGCTTTTTATCTCATCATTACTGAGATTAGCATCGTGCACTAATCGCTCATAGTCTTTATCGTCAAGAATTATCTGTTTTTTAATGTTCATATCCCTAATATTTCTGCTACATAAACAAATCCATAGCATATATAATCATCATGTTCCTCATGCCATACGACGGCGCATGGGAAATATAATGGCATATCCTCAGCCATAGGGTCCTCTTTGAAGTCATCAATGTTTATCTTCTCCCTCCACCTCCACAGGTCTTGGATGTCGTTCAAAATTAATTTCTCCATAACTATGACGGATGTTAGATGTTAGTAATTCAATAGCTAAGCTGATCATGGCTCCCGCTTCCGTAAGTTTATTCATTTGGGCGTACACCCTGTGCTCTGCGCTACGATAAGTCTCCCTGCTGCTTATGGTATCCAGTAAATCATCTATAGCGTTTCTAAGAAGATCGGTCATCCCATGCCCTCCCATGCCCTTGAAATAATAAATATCACGACCAGCGTAAAACATGTCTTGATATCTTTTAGCTACGTACTCTATTCCGGATAGATGATATTTTTCGTTGTCTATCTCCACCTCCCCTTTTTCTATAGCCCTTAATAGCTTCCAGTCTATCTTTACATCAGTTTGACGATTTTTTACCTTTACATAGGCATATCCGCCATAATGAGAACCCAGCGTCCTCATCGTAAGTTCATTGACTTTTTGTTTGTCTCCATCCATAATAATCTGGTTTTTAATGTTGATACAAAGATATGATTTAAACAAAAATAAAAGCATGAATAATATTAAAATAATATTAATCATGCTTAAATATAAATATGTCCCTTCTAGTTCTCACGGATATACGTATTCGTATTCATCTGGAGAAGACGTCTTATATTCAACATCGCACTCCATATTGGTGTAATAGTTATCCCCTTTTCTGTATACTAACGCTACCCAACAGTCGTATTTTTTGCTGTATCCTAAAAGAGGAACACCTTCCATAGGAGGATTATCCTCCGTTTTGTACCTTATTCTTGCTGTTTGTTTTATACTCATATAATCCATTTTTTAATAATGTTGTTATCAGTGAAAATAATGTATCTATAAGAAGTCTCTCGCTACTCCAACATATAGGGATCTCGTCTATGTCTCTATACGCTACAGACCATGCATGTTTTAGCTTATAACATTCTAATGTACAACCCTCTATCTCATATGGGAGCAAATTCAGTAACGTCCCTACATCCCAAACAGGGTTGGATATATCCGGGGTAACGGCCTCGATCAGTCCTATACGACCAGCGTTATCCTCCATAGAATGTAATCGATCCAGATACTTGTCTCTGAAACCGATGGCGGTGGAGATAGGAAGGCCGGCCTCGACCAACACCCTCCCCTGTTCTTTTGTGGTAAAAATCCGTTCCTTCATGGTTTTTGCTTTTTCGGTGACATATCATCCAGTTTATTTATTCCCATCAATATCGGGATACTATCATGCATACCATCCATCATCTTCCTTTCTACCGTAACGATCGTATCATTATGCCATCCCCCATGAGCCACAAGAAGAATCTCCTGCTGCTCGAAGCCAAGCCCGGCCCCTATACCGCCGGAGTTCCACGCGCAGGTAATGACTACCCCTCCTTTCTTGGTGATCCTAGCTATCTCATTCTTCTGCATAGCCCAATAACTAGATTGCGTTGTTTGCATATTAACAGCACCTCCAAGCTTTTTATATGACTCGGATACCTGTCTCGAGGAATATGGTGGATCATATAGTACCATATCAGCTATATTATCCTTAAGACCACGCAGGAAGTCCGTGGCGTCCTTATGATACATAGCCCTAGTATCAGGATCAAGATCGTTGGTGATCGTCCCTATATCGCTGTTTCTGGCGAATGGATCCACTATAACCATCCCCTCTTCTCGATATTTATCTATAAGTTCCCTTATCGGTTTTATGCTGAATGTCTCGCTGTTCGGCATTGACCATTTCTTGTTTATAATCATCTCTTAACTCTGTTTTAAATTTAAGCTTCATAGTACTTCTAGGTACAGGATCGCATATGTCATCCCACCAATTCTTGTGCCCTTTCGGTGAATGTATATCCTTTTTCCATAAAGATCCCTTAACTGTCTTGATTCTTCCGTATGGTCTCATTTTGCTCGTGTTTACCTTCACATGTCACATTATATCCGTTTCTAATGACCCGAACATAAGCTCATCAGTAATTTTGCGAAATTCCTTTACAATATCATTTATCTGCTTACGTTCGATGCTTCTTAGCAAATGGGCTATCACATCCACTGTCCATCCGTTACCCGCTAAAGACATGGCCGTATTTGGGGCTATCCAGTCAAGGTAATCATCCGGCAATGTCTGTAGCCTACACATCTCCACCGGGGTCAGGTATCTGAATTTGTCTTTCATGTCAAAGGCATTAGGATATCTTCCGGGAGGCAACGATGATATCACGTTATCTTTCATGACTGTTGTCAGGCAATTACTTTTCTTGATGGGAGTGGTATTCTTATCTTTTCTTATCTCCAGACATTGCGTTATTTTTATGTCCTTGCCACAATCCTTTCGATGCCCGTCCTCTCCTATCCTTCCACCGACAATGGTCCCTATATATCTCCCTCTTATGGCTCCCGGATTCCAACCCTTGTCATGCTCTAGAATATCATCCAATGATATATGCTTGTCTTTCGGCATTTCTACCGGCCAATTGCACCAATAAAGGCGATGCCGGGTCTGTGCCGAGACCAAGGCGCTATCGATCTCCACCGGCTCCACGCCAAGCTCCTCGGTAATCACCCAGCGGTGCTCATCCCGCATCCGGACGTTCTCGCCCAAGAACAGGATCTTACCTTTGGTCTCCTTCTTTAAATGCTTTACGATGTCTGAGAAACAAAAGAAAAGCCTCCCACGAGCGTCCATAAACCCCTTACCCTTACCTGAGCTAGAGAAACTCTGGCAACAGAATCCTCCCATGACCAGATCTATGTCTTTCCAAGGGATATTCCATGTTCTCCAGTTATTGACATCTCCTAACTGGATAATATTAGGAAAATGCTTTTGACTTACTTTTATGCATGTCTTGTCTATCTCCGAGGCGTAATAAGTCCCAATAGGAATACCGGCTCTCCGTAACGCTAGATACCCACATGATATCCCATCAAATAATGATAATACTTTCATATTGTTTATTTATTCTCAGACCTAAAAATATCTTTTGCGAACATATCAAGGGTAAGTTTATGTATCTTAGGTAAGACCTTAACCAATTTTATGCCAAAATTTTCTCCCCTCTTAACAAAAGTCCATTTCCCGTATATGATCCCATGCATCATGTTCTGTATTACTTCCTTACTATCTGTCAAGAACACTTGATAATAGATACTGTTGACATAATTGAAATCCTTTCCATGATCATCTGCCGGTCTTAATATCATTACGGCAGATGAGCATCCACGGACGAACCCGTATATCTCAAAGCATTCATCAAACTCATAATTATCGCGTTCCTCATCATGAACATCCTTAACCCATTTACATGGTTTCCCATCCTTAAACGGGATTTTTAATTGTTTCTTTGCCATTTTTTAAATTATATTATAATGTTAGGTAATTATATACAAGTTTACGCCATAAATATACCGAATTATTTTTATATATAAATAATAATCCATATATTTGTGTCATGAGATTAATCGAACAACATATAATCAAGCGAAGCTCAATATATTACAATGAGCTTCAAGATCTGTTGCATAAGTGTAAGAATTTATACAACAAAGGGTTGTATGTTGTTCGTCAATATTATTTCCGGTATAAGGATGATAATACTGTTAAATACAAATACCTCAACTACTACTCCCTTGAAAAGAAGTTGAGAACAGAAGATGACGTTGATTATCGTGCTTTACCGTCACCGGTAGCCCAACAGGTATTGATGATGGTTGACCGGAATTTCAAGTCCTTCTTCAATCTTCTTAACAAGAAAAGCAGAGGCGAGTATTCTGAGAAAGTAAGAATACCTAAGTATCTTGATAAAGACGGGATGTTTATTGCTGTTTTCCCAACAACAGCCTTTTCTCAGAAATGGATAAAGCAAGGTATTATTAAGTTACCAAAACAATTCTCTTTTACCACAAGGACTAATAAACAGAATATCCAACAACTCAGGTTTGTCCCTAAGAATGGATATATTATGCTTGAGATCGTGTATAATAAGAAAGAGAAAGATCTTATGCCCGATAACGGTAATTACCTTGGCATTGATCTTGGACTTAACAATTTAGCATCTTGTGTATCAAATACCGGTTCTTGCTTTATCATCAACGGTAAGCCTCTAAAATCTATCAACCAGTATTATAATAAAAGATTAGCATATTTAAAATCTAAATTAAAAGACAATAAACAAATCTCAAAGCAAATAAGGTCGTTAACCAACAAAAGGAATAACAAGATCAAGGATTATCTGCATAAAGCTAGTAGGGTATTGATTAATCATGTAGTTTCCAATGGCATTAATACGATCGTAATCGGTCATAACAGATGCTGGAAACAAGAGATCAATATCGGAAAACGAAACAACCAGAACTTTGTATCTATTCCTTTTAATATGTTTATCTCAATGATATCTTATAAAGCTACACTTGAGGGTATTAATGTTAAGATCGTTGAGGAATCCTATACCTCGAAATGTAGTTTCTTGGATAACGAGAAGATTTGCAAGCATGAGGAATATGCCGGAAGACGTATCAAACGAGGATTGTTCAAGACATCTTCCGGCAATATCATTAACGCCGATATCAACGCCGCATTTAACATCATCAGAAAATCGGCAAAAGAAACCTTCGATGTAAGTACCTTACCAGAAGGTAGAGGGTTTTGGTGGAACCCGGTACGGATTTACGTATAGATATATATCATTTTACGATTCTAGTGTAAAATGGTATTAATCACCTAATGTTATTACCTGCTCATAGGTGAGCGTACCTTTGTAACCTCTAGCTTTTAGTTCCTCGATAAGTTCTCTAGGTTTGAATTTGGCTAGATCTGGATTGGTAAACACTTTCGTTAATTTACCCCCCCCCATCTGCATTGGCTTTTTTGGACGATTTGTAGGCATTTACACAATCCTTACAGTAGTATCCAAACCCATCCTTTTGTGATTTGTTCTTATAGAATTTATCCACTGGTAATTCTTTACCACATTTCTTGCATATTTTAGTCTCCATGTCTATTAAATTAAATTATGATTCAATGTTTTCAATCTTAAATTCCCAGTCCATAGCGTCATGCGTTGCTTTAAATCTGTTTCTTTATGACAATTTGGTTCCCGTATTGAGGTATAATGCATAAACCTTCATTCAATCCATTTATTTCCAGTTCCCCAAAATTATTTAGATTGATAATAAACTCATTCCCAACCCAATCAAAAACTCGTATGCCATTTTTAACTTCTATTTCATCGTCACCGCAGCGATGATTAATAATATGCACTTTCATTACCTTCGTCCCTGTTGTCCTATATTTATAACTCTCAATTTATCATATCCCTCTGAAAGAATCCCATGATCAAACAATTTGTTAGCGTCTATCTTAAGACTTCTATAATTGTCAGTTATGTTGATATCACTCCACAAGTTCAATCTTCCCTTATCATCTAATTGCATATGGATAAATCCTTTTGTTATCTTCTTCCCGGCTTTAAGGCGCTCTACGTCTTTATCAGTAATCTTTTTCATACTTTCGATATTTTATCGTTACAATTAAATTCATCTTTCATCCTGATCTTTATGCCTCCATATGATAATTCCTTATGAGCTGTGACAAAATAATCAACCGCATCTTCATCTAATAAACTATGCGGGCACCTTTCCCATACAGGACTTTGATCTAGATGATCCCATGTGGCTACAAGTAACCTATTCTTGTCATCATCAATAGCTATTTTGTATGTCCCTGTAGTAGCCTTACGTTTAATGATCGCTCCATTTAACATCTGTTTCTTAGCCCAGCTCCATGAGCCTCTCAACCCAAATGTTCTTATAACCCAGTTATTTATCTTCTTCATTTCAAATTATTTGTTAAAAGTGTAATATAAATATAAATACATAAATTGAATAGGGCTATTCACCATGCCCTTATCAGTAGGATCATCGTATTTGTCAAGCCAAAGACGAAGCGCCTCCCAATCGATATCCTTACGGTCACATACCATGCAGGCTAGGTTAGCCCCGAACGGCTCCCCGCCGCCGCTCAGCGACCTGTTAAACCTTTTGGCTAGTCTTTCCTTGAATCCCTTACTATACCATATCCCGGAGGTAGCGGCATAACAATAATAAGCGTTGTACTTCATTTTCACGCCCATCTTCTCAAACAATGGTGTATGCCATATCCGATCTAAAAAGAATACTATTCCACGATATATGAAGGTTCGGAGATTTTTCCTGTATTCTTTCCCCAAGAAATTATCCACACAAGATATAGTCCCGCCTGAATAATACCAATTATTGGCGCCTCTCTTGACCTTATCCGTCATCTTGAATTTATTCTTTCTGTCTTCCACCCTATCCCAAGGTTTCAGCTTATCCTCATTAAATGTCGGGCAATAATGATAGTAATGATTAATCCACGAGAGGTAGGGGTTGTATATCGTGTATCCATTATCGCTGACATATGAGTTCATATCATACCCAAGTTCCTTGGCTAGAATAGATCCCTCATCAGCTAATACCTTCAATATCGGGTTCAAGTTCCATATCTGATCTTGACTGACGAACATCGAGTAACATGGATCCTCATCCTCCCCATACCATCCTCCCATCCCGCTCACTATTTTATCCAAATCAAGTGAATAATCTTTCCCGGGTAAAAAATCATCTCTAAGAAAAAAACCTCTATATGGGATCATATCATGTATGCCGGGTTGGTCGTCAAATATGAACTTAGCGTTCTCGGTCAATCTAATCAATGTTTGCAAGACAGAGGATATATCTATGGGTGCATATTCACACTCATAGACCTTATTATTTATCCAAAGATATTGAAGAAGCTCGGCTATATTAATAGTCCCGTCCTCCACATATCCTGTCTTGTTATCGAAGTTTATTTTGGCTAGAGGTATATTACTTCCTTGTGGTTGATCACTTTTTTCATTACAACAATGCACGAACCTGTCAAAGAATATATCTTTCCAACCAAAATATTTATCCCTTATCGTCATAAGCCTATTTCTTGTCGTATAACGACATGACGTTAATAAGATCAGCTTTTCTGGCCATCCCCTCAAGTTTATTAAAGCCATCCATGTTATCTCCGCTGACGATGATAGTAGGATATACCTCTATACCGTACTTGGATATTTCCTCCTCCGTGGCTTTGTTCTCCGGGATCTGGTTTAACGTGACCTCACCCTCATACTCCTGTAATGTGTTGGCAATAATATACCGCATGTAGTCGCTGTACTCAGCGTCTTTCTTCGTGAAAAAATCAATTCTTACCATCTCAAATAGTTGTTAATCTGTTAATAATCAAATCAGCGGTAAATATAGCATTATCTACCTCATCTATACTCATCTTTCTCCCATCGAAATCGTTAGATAATAAATCCTTAACAATCTGATATCTACGCTGCTCCCAATTTACGTTTACATCAAAATTCAGATTCTTTACATAATCATAATTTAATTCATTATAACTGTAACTGAGATACTTAACTATCGGGAATAGGCTATCATCAATAGTGCGCTTGATTACATTAACGTATTTACCCGTTCTTTTGTCGATAGCTCTTAATCCCTCATCTACTACTCTTTTTACTCTTTTTCCTGACTCTTCCATTCTATAAGCCCTTTGTTATGTTTATCGTAATATAATAACGCTATGGCGTTCCAGCATACGGCGGATAGATGCATGAATCCCTCCTTATCATATCTCTCCCCTTTCGTATAAGCGACCAAGTGTCTCATGAGTGCACCTAGATAACGATTGAACCCATCAGGTATATCCTGCCATGAGTTATCAGCGTACTTCTTGGCACCTTCCGTATATACCCTCACGATGTCCTCTATCTCAGCCAAAGGAAGGAGATCCCACCGGAGTTTACCGTCGGCCCGGTCGTCCTTCCCGCTACCG